AGTAAAAAAAGCTTGTTAAAAATTTGGTAGTTTAAATTAAAAAGACTACCTTTGCAGTCGATTTGGAGGTTCCGTAGCTCAGTTGGATTAGAGCAACAGCCTTCTAAGCTGTGGGTCTTGGGTTCGAACCCCAACGGAATCACAAATAGACGAAAATGCTTCAAATTTGATTGTATCGCTAATAGCTTATTTATCAAGCTGTTAGCGATATTTTTTTATTGTATTATATACTAATATCTATAATTTCTTTTGCTTATTGAAATTTCTTTGTTATGTATTTAAAGATATGTAATGGGGAGTATTGCAACATTATTGCAATAAAATTGCAATTATTAATTTAAATAATTGGTAGGAGTAATTGTGCTTCTAAAAATAATAGAAGGCTATGTAAATGTAGAGAAGACTTAACATAGTAAATGTAAATTAATATGATGTAATACGTAAATTCGTTATTTGAGTTTGTGTGAGTGAATTAATGTATACAAAGGTATATATTATTTGAATAATGTAAGTACAAGTAAATAAGACAAATTAAAATATCTCATTTAAAGTTTGTTAATATGAAAAGTATTAACAGATTTACTATGCCAATTTAAGAGAAAAATTGTATATTTGCAGTACTTAAACCAACAATTATAAATAGCTATAAAATAGCATGTTATGAAAGTTGGTTAAAGTAAAACTTTAAGTAAAATCAAATATTATGGTAGCAATAAAAAAGACAAGAAGCAGGGATGAACTGAGATGGCAGGCTGAAGATGATGCCCGAGTAATGGCAACTTATCAAGAAATACTTGGAGATAAGACAAGAATGAATAGGGCTATTAAGGTAGCAAAATCTCAGGCAGCAGACCTTACAAAGAGAGCTAATGCTCTACAGAATGTAGCAAGGACAAAATCATCATCTAAAAGAAAGTAGCTTATGTGTGAGCAAGAAGGCAAAACTGTACAGAAAATACAGATGGACTATATACAAGCATCTTCATTAAGAGAGCTTTTGAATAAAGTCAATAGTCATAACAGTGATTATCCTGAATGTGCAATACTGAAGGAAGATATAGTTGAAATCCTCAAGGAAGAAGAGACATTCATTATGCTTTATTATAGATAATGTAGTATATATAATAATGTGTAACTATCTAATCAGATATAAGTATGGCAAAGCAAGAGAGTGTAAATGAGATGGAACTTGACACAGTGGATTTCTGTTCAAAGTGTTATTCCCTAAAAATAAAGTATGAGGATTCCATTGGTATGGATTGCTGTGAGGACTGTGGCTGTACTGATTTCAAGACAGCATCTTTTGATGAATGGGAAAAACTGTATAAAGAAAGATATGGCCATAAATATGTAGAAGAGGTTGGGGACATTAGGAAATCACCTATATTCCAGATGTCAAATGATAAACTGAAGATAAAAGTTTCTAATGATCCATCATGGAGGGAGATATGCAGAGCTATGTATCCTACATTTCCAAATTGGCTCAGTAAGGCAGACTCTATTATACTATTGTTTGCAAAGTTGTATCAAGAGAACAGATTGGATGATTTAAGAATGGAGCTGATAAATAGAAGTAATAACAAACACTAAAGGAGGAGAATAAAATGGAAGAGCAGAAGAAACTTACATATGAGCAACTTAATGATGCCTGTAATCAGTTATGGCAACAAAACAAGCAGCTTGTAAAGAGAAATAAGGAATTGGAGCAGTTTGTTATGAACAAGAGACTTGATTATCTCTTTAAAGTGCTTGAATGCAGTAAGGAGTTTTCAAGTGATTTTATTGGAAACTGTGCAAGTGAGATTGAGGAAGCAATGACTATTCCTCAAGACATGGAATATAACAGCAAGGAGGAGAGACATGAATAATACTGTTAATAAGCAAGGTCTGCCAAAGCCAAACAATATAGTGACTATCTCCACTTCTCCAGGTATTGAGTTCTTCAAGTGGTGGTGTATATTCCTCAGACCATTTATAAATCTCACAAATAGAGAGATAGATGTTATAGCCAGCTTCTTAAAGCAAAGATGGGAGTTATCAAAAAGCATAAGTGATCCTACTATTCTTGACAGTATGGTTATGAGTGAAACTATTAAAGGCAAGGTGATAGAGGAATGTCAAATGACACAGCAACACTTCTATGTGGTGATGAGTAACTTAAGAAAGAATAATATAATAGTACACAACACTCTTAATCCAAGACTTGTACCAAACATAAGAAAGGATGATAATGGATGTTTCCAGTTACTTATACTGTTCAAGGAAAATAAAAAAGCTGTATGACCTATGATGAGATTGTGTTGAAGGTATCAGAAAGATTAGGACTCAACAAAGAACTTGTCAATAAGACATACAAAGCTTACTGGAAATCTGTCAAGGACCACATAACTTCTATGCCTCTGAAGAAAGATTTATCAGATAAGGAATTTATGGAGTTACAGCCAAATGTAAATATACCATCACTTGGTAAGTTCTGTGTTACCCTTGACAGATATAAAGCATTAAAGAAAGGATTTAATAACAATAAATTAAAGGAGAAACAAAATGTTACATGTAACCAAAATTAAGCCATTATTTGACCACTTGCTTATTACAGCAGATAGGTTTGAAAAAGATATGATACATAGTGGAGTTATCTTAGCAAACAAAGGAGACTTAAAGCTATGGCAGACAGTAGTAGCTGTAGGCTCTGTTGTGAGAGACATTAAGGTCGGAGATAAGGTGATGATTAATCCTAATGACTTTGCAGTGAAGAAGTATAACAAGAACTCTGTACAGAATGATTTGGATAATAACCCAGTTTTGACTTATAACTTTCCATTTGAGACTATTGATGATGAGAAAGGTGAGCCAAAGGATTATCTTTATATTTCTGACAGAAATGTGAAATATGTGTTTGAAGGTATAGAGAAAGATGAATCACTACTAATATTACCAGGAAAACCAAAGTTGATAGTGTAAGAGTAGAAGTTTGCAATAGCCTAAGTTTTAATCGACTTAGGCTTTTTTTAATTATAAAATAAATATGGAGAATATAAAGTTTAACAAGTGTCAGACACCTTTGGAGGATTTGCATTTAGAGAAATATCCAAAGGAGGTACAGGAGCAGTGGTGGGACTTCTTGAATAATGTACCTTTTATTAAATGGATGGTGTCTGAGGACAGACCATTGGTTTCAGAATTACCAAGAGATAAGGAAGGTAGGGCAATAATAGATATAACACATCCACCTATACTTGAAGGAAGTGACTATTTCAGACCATCAGCATTAGCATACAAGAAGAATAAAGGAAGATACACAACTCTTAGACCTAATGCTAATCCAAATAGTGACTTTGGAAAATGGTTGTATGAGGAAAGAAGAAGAGGATGGAATGGCTATTGTAATCCTGACACAGGTATGTGGGTGACAGGAGATTATTATTGGATGCTTAACTTCTGCCCAATGCACCTTGTAGAGAAAAATAGTAATGGGGTAGCAATAAGAACAGTAGCCCATCCAAGATTTTGGGATGGTCAATTCCTTATGTCACACTATCTAAACCAAGGCAGGAGACATGGGCATCATGCTTCAGCATTAGCTTCCAGAGGAAGAGGAAAAACATCCTTTGGAGCAGGACTACTTTCAAGAAGATGTATAATAGGAGAGTCAGAGGAAAACCAAAGGGAAGTGCAGTGCATGGTGACAGCAGTAGATAGGACAAAGCTGATGGATACAAACATGATACTAAAGGTATTCAAGGACAATCTTGACCATTGTGCAAAGTACACACAGTTTGCTTCACACAGATTGAAATCCTCAGACCAAGAGATGGAATGGAAGATGGGATATAAGAAGGCAGGAAGTGAAATAGAATATGGAAGTAAGAACTCAGTATCAGGAATTATCTCAGGAATAAATCAGGATAAATTGAATGGTTCACGTGGAGTGTTGTATCTTATTGAAGAGGCAGGTATTTTTAAGAATCTCCTTAGCATGTATAATATGATTAGACCTTCAGTAGAACAAGGCAATGATGTATTTGGAGAGATATTCTGTTATGGAACAGCAGGAGATGACCAAAGTGATTTCACTTCATTTGCAGAGATGTTCTATTCTCCAATAGGTTATAACATGGAAGCACTTGACAATGTGTATGATAAGGAAGGTCAGGGAAGAAAACAATGCTGTTTCTTTTATGGAGCCTATATGAATTATGCAGATGATTGTATAGATGAAAATGGAAACTCGGACATAACAAAAGCATTACTACTAATATTATATGACAGATACAAGACAAAGTATGGTTCAATAGATGTGAATACTATTACTAAGCGTATATCTCAGTATCCTATAGTTCCACAAGAAGCTATGATAAGAAGTCATGGTAATGTGTTTCCAGTAACAGAACTTAATGAGAGACTTAATCAGATAGACAATAATCCAGATGAATATGCAGACACTTATGTAGGAAAGCTTGTGCAGGATAATAAGACAGGAGAAGTGAAGTTTAATCCTACTGTAGATATTCCGATAAGAGATTTTCCTACCAAAGACAACAAAGTGACTGGAGCCATTGAGATATTTGAGATGCCAAAGAAAGGTAGTGATGGTAAGGTACCCTTTGGAAGGTATATCTGTTCTTGTGACCCTTATGACAGTGATGTTTCAAATACAATGTCATTAGGTTCTATCTTCATATTGGACTTATGGACAGACATGTTAGTTGCAGAATATACTGGAAGACCACCCTTTGCAGAAGACTTCTATGAAATATGTAGGTTAATATGTTTATTTTATAACTGTAGATGTATGTATGAGCAGAATATCATGGGAATGTTCTCATACTTTAGTTCACATAATTCAACACATCTATTAGCAGAAACACCAGAATATCTTGTGCAGAGAAATATGATAGGAGGTATAGGATATGGTAATAAGGCAGTAGGAATTAGAGCTACCACACCTATTATAAATGGTGCTTTCAAGATGATACAGACATGGTTGAGAAAACCAGTAATAATTATAAAGACAGATGCAGAAGGAAACAATATAGAAGTGACGATACCAAATCTTTATAGGATAAAGAATAGAGCATTGCTGAAAGAACTTGTGCTATGGAATCCACAGGGAAACTTTGATAGAGTGATGAGCCTTGTGCAGTTGATGCTGTATAGAGAAGAGAAACTTGTGCTTGGTCATGGTGACTTGAGGAGTTCAGAGACAATCAGCAATGGAATGGAGAATGATGATTATTGGGAGAAGAACTATCCAGGAAAAAAGAAAGTAATGATGTGGTAAAGTAATGAGCTATATAAGAGGATTTTTTATGAAGGCTTAGAGAAAAAATAAGGGATAATATTAAGCATTGATGTTTTTGTACTTTTGTGGAAAAGAAGAATGTAGAACTAAAGAGAAGAAAAGTATGGAAGCATTAAGTTTTGACAATATTTTGGGTGAGAATGAGATTGATACTCTATTCACAGACCCAGAAGATACTACTGCTCAAGAAGAGCAAAACAACTCAGAAGAAGAGAATAATGACAATCCTCTTAATTCTGATAAAGAAAAGAATGAGAAAGAAACTACTGAGGTTGTTGACCCTGAGACCATGTTTGAGGAAGAGACACCAGAGAGCGTAGGTAGTGGAAAAGATAAAGAAGGTAAGGAAGATACTGTCACTGACGAGGAAGCAGATGGCACTTCTCCAAACAATAACTTCTACTCTTCCATTGCCAACGCCTTGGCTGTGGATGGTATCTTTCCTAACCTTGATGATGAGACAGTGAAGAAGGCAGTTGATGCTGAGTCTTTCAGTGATTTGATAGAAGCAGAAATCAATGCCAGGTTTGATGAAAAACAACAGAGGATTTCAAAGGCTCTTGAGAATGGAGTAGAGCCAACTGATATTAGGAAGTATGAGAGTACTCTTGACTACATCAACAAAATAACAGATGCAGCTATTGCTGAGGAGAGTGAAAAGGGAGAGCAGTTGAGGTACAATCTTATTTATCAAGACTTCTTGAATAAGGGAATGTCAGCAGACAAGGCAAAGAAGTACACAGATAGAACTATTAATGCAGGAACAGATGTTGAAGATGCTAAGGAAGCCTTGCTAAGTAACAAGGAATACTTTAGTAATGAGTACAACAAACTACTTCAAGAGGCACAGCAGCAAGCAGATGAGGAAAAGGCAGATAGAGCAAAGCAGGCAAAGCAGTTGCAGACATCTCTTTTGAAAGACAAGAATCTGTTTGGTGATATGGAAATCAGTAATGATATTAGGAAGAAAGCCTTTGAAACAATATCCAAACCAGTGTATAAAGACCCAGAGACAGGAGATTATTTGACAGCTCTTCAGAAGTATGAAATGGAGCATAAAGCAGATCTTCTTAAATACACAGGTCTCATCTTTGCAATGACCAATGGCTTCAAGGACTTTGATTCCTTTGCCAAAGGTAAGGTTAAGAAAGAAATGAAAAAAGGTCTTAGAGATTTAGAGAAAACCCTAAACAACACATCAAGGTCGAAGGATGGTAACCTAAGAATGATAACCAATCAGAGGGAAGATCCAGACTCCTTTATCAGTAAGGGGATGAAACTTGATTTGTAAGACCATGAAAAACAGATTTATAAATGCTTAATGTAAATAAAAAATGGCCGGAAAATTAGGTAGATTCCAGAAACAGACATTTAGTCATTGGAAGGGTACAACCAAGGCAAACCATCTTGGTGGTATTTTCCAGATGCAGCCACAGAAGGCAACATCCTTGATGGTACAGCTGCTTGCTTGGCATAAAGGTAAGACCCTTGAAACATTCTTGTCACAATTTCCAACAAAGTATTTTGACAGTGATGATGAGTACACATGGGATATTTGTGGTAGTTCATCAAGGAACATTCCATTGGTAGAGGCAAGGGATGCGGATGGTATAGATGTATCAGCAACTTCACGTAATGGAGCAAATGTTGGTGTGAATGGTGAGCCATTCTACTTGGTGTTTGCAGAAGATTGGTTTGCTGATGGTGAGGTAATTGTTGGTGAGCGCAATGAAGTATATCCTATTAGGGTGCTTGCAGATGGTAGGAATGAGGGAACCAACACTGTATACAAGGTAGAGTTGATGGGTGGTATCACCTCTGGTATTCCAGTAGAAGAGCTGCTTGCAGGAAAGAGGTTCTCAGTTGACTTTGCCCCAGTAGAAAAGGACTTCTCTCGTAAGGTTGGTGATGTACGCTTCTCAAGTCCTATAGCAATGAGGAATGAGTTTACAACCATTCGTATTCATACCAAAATAGCAGGCTCAATGATTAATAAGAAAGTAGCCTTTGGTATTCCTATTGTAAAAGAGACAAATGGTCGCTATGTGAAGGACACTGTAAACATGTGGATGCACTATGAGCAGTGGGAGCTTGAGCAGCAGTGGAGTGATTATAAGAACAATATGCTTGCTTATGGTCGTTCAAATAGGAATATGAATGGTGAGTATCTTAACATTGGTAAGAGTGGTGAGGTAATTCGTATGGGAGCTGGTCTTTATGAGCAGATGGAAGCAGCTAATACTCTTACTTATAACACCTTCTCATTGAAACTTATTGAAGATGCTCTCTATGAGTTGTCAGCAGCAAAGCTTGGTATGGAAGATCGTACATTTGTAATCCAGACAGGTGAGCGAGGAGCTATTCAGTTCCATAAGGCAGTGCTTAACACTGTAAGTGGTTGGAAAGCATTTACAATTAATGGAGATCAGATAGATATGGTAAGGAAGGTACAGTCACCATTGCATAAGAATGCTTTGTCAGCAGGCTTCCAGTTTGTAGAGTTCCAGGCACCAAATGGTGTAACTGTACAAATTAAGGTTGATTCTCGATATGATGACCCAGTGCGTAATAAGATTATGCATCCAAATGGAGGACCTGCTTATTCTTATAGGTATGACATCTTTGACATGGGTAACATGGACCAGCCAAACATCTTTAAGTGTGGTGTAAAGGGCATGGAAGGTGATTTAACATCTTATGAGTGGGGTCTAAGAAATCCATTTACAGGTCAGATGGGTAATCCAAATGCTTCACATGATGAGGATTCAGCAACCGTCCACAAGATGACAACAATGGGCATATGTGTGCTTGATCCAACAAGGACATTGAGCTTGATACCAGCTATTTTGGTAGCTTAAAATATAGGAAGAGGCAGTGAGGGAGTAAGACTTCCTCCTGTACTCTAACTAAAGTAAAACAAAAATAAAAAAAAAACAAAATAAAAGGAGAAGTTGAAATGGGAAGAGTTAAGAAGGAAGAAAATCCAAATACAGAGACAATTATACAGGATGTAGAATTGGATGTGACACCACAGGAGGAAATGAAAACAGAAATTCCGTTGCCTAAGACAGAAACAAAGCCAAGTTATAGGGAGAAGAAAGAGCCAAGTTATAATAATGAGACAGTGAATTGCTTGAGGAATGAGCGCATTATAATAAGGTTTGTTCCAAGTCCTACAGCAATGGTGCAGCGGAAGGGACATATTCTGTATGGAGGTATGGCAGAGAATGCAACAAGAAGCTTTGTAGTGCCAAGGCTCAGTAAGACAGGTATGTTCAAGAATGTTCTTACAGATAGTGAGAAATCCTTCTTGGAGAAGGCAATGGGATTGGAAATCAATGCTCTCAGTATCTATAAGAAAGAAAACAACTTCTGGGATGACAGTAATCCAAATGGTATAGGCAGAGTGACACTGCATAAACAAGATAACTATCTTGACCTAAGTATTCCAGAACAGTATATACAATATAAGATTCTGCTTGCCAACAAGGATTATATTGCAGCATCAATGGAGGAACTTGAGGAAAGACCAAAGGCAACATATCAATTTGTGATTATTTCTGAGGGTGCAGAGGCACAGAAGAACCTTAGTAGGATGGACATTACAATGGAATGCTATACAGAATATGGTGCTGTAAAGAGAGACAAGGATACCCTCAAGACCATTATAGAGCAGCTTGAGAAACGTCCTATTAGTCCTAATGTGAAGATAGACTACTTGCAGAATAAGGTTAATGATTATATTCAGGCAGATCCACGTAAGTTCTATACAGTGATTACAGATGAGTATCTTCCTGCAAAGGTTCTTATCAAGAGAGCTGTAGAGGCAGGACTTGTAGGAACAAAAAATAATACATACTATCTGCGTAAGGATGGTTCTCCGCTGTGTGAAATGAATGAGGAGAGCACATTGAACAATGCAGCCAAGTACATCAGTTCTATTAAGCATCAGGAGTTGAAGTATATGTTGGAAGCACAGTTGAAGGAAGCAGAAGAAGAGTAAATTTAATCATATATGGAGTTTAGGTAAGGAAACATAAATCCTTACCACTCCTTTTAAAACAATAAAGATATGTCAGTAGAAGAGATGGATAATATGTTTGATGTGTTGTATAATAATATAACCTCAAACCAAGCTCCAGGACTCAATGCTTATGAGAAGAGCATCTTCCTTACTAAAGGACAGGATGAGATTCTGAAAAACCATTTTAATCCTAAGAGCAAAGGCAACAATACACAAGATGGCTTTGATGGTAGTATTAAGAGACAAGTAGACTTCTCCATGCTCACTACTGTAGAGATAAAAAGTTCTAACTTTGAAAGTCCTCTTTTTGACACAAGAGATAACTCAAAAAGTGTAGAATTGCCTTCAAAGCTTATGTTTGCCATTAATGAAATGGTAGAAGTGTCAAGGAATAATAAGACTGTACTCTTGCAGGTAGTACCAATTAAATTTGATGAGTACTCAAGGTTGATGTGCAAACCTTACAAGAGACCATTGAAGTATCAAGCATGGAGACTTACTAATAATAATGTAGTCAATAAGGCAGATATTATAGTAGGTCCAACAGATACTCTTACAAAGTATACCATTAGATATGTAAGAAGACCAAATCCAATCATAGTATCAAACCTTGATGGACTTTCCATTGAAGGTAAGGAAGATAAGATGGAGTGTGAGTTGGACCCAATTCTTCATGAGGAGATACTTCAGAGAGCAGTAGAACTTGCAAAGATAGCTTGGACAAACACAGGTCAAGATAACTTACAAGCAGTAATGCAAGCTGGTCAAAGGAGTGAATAACCATAAACAATAATGATATGACAATAGATGAGTTTTCAAATAGCTTTGATACACTGCTTAATAGTTATGCTCTTATTTCCAACTTTGGTGAAGAAACATCTAAGCAGACAATAACTCTTGATGAGTATGAGAAATCAGTGCTTTTGACAAAGGCACAAGAGGAAATTGTTCTTAGTTTGTATAATGGTAAGAATCCTTATGGAGAAGCTTTTGAGGGAACAGAAGAACTAAGAAGGTATTTATCAAATTTGATAACAGAGAAATATCTTAAACCAATAACAAACACCTCTGGTACACCTCTTGGTCTTGAGAGTAAATCAAAGTTCTTTACTCTTCCTGAGGACTTATGGTTCATAACATTAGAATCAGTGGTTATTGATAATAGTAAATGTGGTGCAGAAACCATAATGAAAGTATATCCTGTCAAGCAGGATGAGTATCAAGCCATTAGAGATAATCCTTTCAGAGGTGCAAATGATAGAAGAGCATTAAGACTTGATTTGTCAGAAGGCAATGTAGAAATAATCTGTAAGTATATGATAGCCATATATTATATAAGATATATCAAAAAAGTTCCTCCTATCATTCTTGAAGACTTGCCAAATGACTTGACCATAGAAGGAAAGAGTGAAGCAAGCAATTGTATACTGCATGAAGCTTTGCATCAGAAAATATTAGATAGAGCTGTGCAGCTGGCTTTGCAAAGTAGAGGATACAATATAAATAAATAATAGTTAAGGTCTACAATGTAGACAATGTTTAATTAAATACATAAATAAAAATGAGTGTTTCAAGTTTGAATCAGGTAAGGCACCTGTATGTAGCAACAAAGTCAATAGCAGCAGATGCTACATTGGCAAATAAGGGAGAGTTCAAGGTGAAGACCTGTGGTGACATTGAGAAGGAAGTTTACTTTGAGGTACTTGGTCCAGATACAGTATTGAAGAGTGATAGGATTCCAGTGAAGAACATTAACTATGTTAAGGTTATCAAGGCAGCAGCTATGGCAACACCTATGAAGAAGGTGAAGGTAGTTTTGGACTCAACAGTTAACAGTGGTAATCCTATTGCAGGTCAGGATTATATTCTCCGCATTAATCTGCGTCAGTTCTATGGAATGAGTGACCAGGACCAGTACTTCAAGGATGCAGCAGTACATGCAGTAAAGGGCATGACAGCAACAGCCTTCTATCAGGCAATGGCAAAATCACTTAATCTAAGTTTCTCACGAGAGGTAGGAGCAAATGCAACAAGTAATCCATATCTCAAGTTTACAGCAAGTGCAGCTGGTCTTGTAATTGAGGAGCTTCCTCAGTCATGGCATCTTGGTACAGAAGCACAGGAAAGAGTATACTTTGATGTAGTGCCAACTACAGTATATGATGGAGTAGATGATTTGGTATGGGGAACTGTAACAACAGAAGCTTCAACCACATTGGTTGGCAATGGTAAGAAGATGGCAGATCTTGAATATTTCCTTCTTGGTGAGCGTGGAGACCAGTATAGGAAGATAGGCTGGCCTAATGATATTGAGACAGTAGGCATGATAGACCCAAGCAAGGACTATGATGTAATTGAGATTCATTATGCCTTTACAGATACAGGTGTCAATAGCTATAGGACAGAGAAGGACATGACCATTGCAGTACCATCAGAGGGAGGAGAAACCTTTACTGAGATTAACAAGATTATTACTGCATTCAATACTGCTACTGGTCTTACAATTAGTCCGCTTGCAAAAGAGAGTAGTGTAAGTGTCAAACACGCATAATATAATAGTCTTTGTTTCATAAACTATATGATAGAGGGATTGGGGAATGTATCCCTGATTCCTCTTTTTTGTTTTATTTAAAGAAAGGAAGATATGATAATTTTCGATCAGCTAAGAGTCTCAGATGATGGAAAGAGGCTGTATATTAATGCACATGTGAATAAGGCAGATTATTTTGCTAATGTGTATATAGACTCTATAGTGATAATGACAGCAGATAAAGTGTCAGAGACAGCACCAGGGACACCAACTTCAGATTATGTATATATAAAGAAGATAGAAGGCAATGCCAAGGAGTTGAACTTTGTATTAGAAGCATCAGATTTGTCAAGGTCATGGGAGATAGATCCAAAAGCAATAGCCTTTAATAGGGCAGATATGAGCAATACCCTGTTCTTTGTATATATAAAATGTAAAGGAACACCAGGAGCATGTACACCATGTAGGCTTGATGAAGAGACGACTCTTGGAGTAGTGTTTGATGAGAATATTCTTTATCAGAGAGTAATGAATTACACTAAAGAACTGATTGCAGACTGTAGTGTACCAACAGAATTTACAGACTTCATATTATTGTGGAATGCTTTTAAGGCAGCTATAGAGACAGAACATTATGTAGCAGCCATTAAGTTTTATAACAAACTATTTGGTGTTGTAAGAAGTGGTTGCAGCAATAATATAATAAAAACTTGTGGATGCAATGGATGAAATATTGTTTGAAGCATTGTCTAAATATTTTCATGCCTTAGAGTTAAGGGGATATATGTCAAAGAGTCACAGCATGAAGTTGTTAGTGCTGAGTTTCTACAGAGACTTTGTATTCCATGATTATCGAGGTATGTTGAGTGAGAAAGAGTATTGTTTTATAGAGAAAGCTTTAGACTGTATCTATGGAACAAGTTGTTTAATACCTTATCCAGATTATTTGAAAATGGGAAAACTACATTTAGGAGAAATGACAGAAATGGCTCAGAGGTTGAAGACTCTTGAGAATACAGAAGTTGTAAAGGTGATACATGGGGCTGAAGCAGATACTCAGTCAGATGTTATGGTTGTAATGGAAGAGTAAAAAAAGTAAAAAAGTAAAAAGGTAAAAGAGTAAAAAATAAGGAGTTAAGAAGTTAAGAAGTTAAAGGAGTTAAGCCAAATGCTTTTTCTTTAGAGTAGAGCAGGGGGTATACTATAAATCAAACAAAAACTTCTTAACTCTTTTTGCTTTAGAGCTATACTATTTTTAGTATAAAAAGACAATAGAATCTTGGAACTTTTAGCTTAAAACAAGAAGAGACATGTTAGTAAAGGAAATTGTATATATGGTGCTGGACTTGGCAAAGGCAAATACTTCAGATGATTCATTCTTCAATGAAGACCATGTGTTATTTCTACTAAAGAAATACAGGAGTTTTCTGATAAAAAAGGAGCAGGAGAAATTGAAGACAACTACTGACATAGCATCAGAGTTTGAGTATCAGCAGATATGCCTTGCCTTGGAGAAAGTGCCAGCAATAGATGGAAGTCCATGTACTGGAGGATATTATCTTAGAACAGTGAAAAAGATACCAAAGCTACTTGAAGGTAATATGCCAAGAATATATCCTATGGATTTCTATCAAGGTATAAATATTACTTATGTACCAAGAGACAAAATGAGATATATAGGTACAAACAAGTTTTTAAGAAACATAATATATGTGTCATTGGGAACAGACTTGCATCTATATCTTAAGAGTATAAATTCACAATTTCTGTATCTTGAGAAAATAAGTATGAGTGCTATATTTGAGGACTTTGATGAGGTAGAGAAATATAAATGTGAAGGAGATACTACAGTATGCGATGTAATGGAGAGGGAGTTTCCAATAAGAGAATATCTGGTACCTACCTTGACAGAGCTTGTAGTAAAAGAACTTGTAGGAAGCATGTATAAGCCTGTAGACCAAGTTAATAATGCAAGTGATGATATGTCAAAGGTAGCAACAAAACAGAGTTAGAAATGGATTATAGGGAGTTTAGAACCAAGCTTATGAAGGCAGATGCTCCAAAGAAAACAAAAGTAAGAAATTCATGGGGAGTATATGATGCTTATAAGCAGATAAGAAAGAAAGGTTGGTATGATATAGGCAGACCTTTGAAAGAGCATGAGTTCTACAGTATTGTTAGAGGTATAAATGACTTATTAGCAGAAGAGATAGTCAAGGGAAACACAGTAAAGTTTCCACATAATATGGGGGAACTTGAATTGAGAAAATACAAGCCAGAGGTAAAAATAGTAGATGGAAAGCTAAAGATAGGTTATCCTATAAATTGGGACAAAACAATAAAACTTTGGTATAAGGATGAAGAAGCAAGGAAAAACAAAACTCTTCTTAGATATGAGCCAAAGTACATATATCACATAAAATACAATAGACATCATGCTATGTATGAGAACCAAGTTTTCTATGAATTTGATGTAAACAGATTTATAAAACGAGCATTAGTAAAGAGTATTAACAACGGTAAAACAGATACGTTATGGTAACAGAGATACAATATACAAATATAAGGAGAGTGCTTGATGACTTAGTAGAGCATCCATTATTGAGAAACTTAACTCTTGAGCAAGTGGTAAGACATACTCTTAGGTTTATATCTCTGCATGGTTATCCAAGTCTATACCAAGATAAGATTGCTGAAATAGAGATAAAGGACTTTAGAGGATTATTGCCTTGTGACCTTATATCAATAATACAAGTTAAGGATCTTGATACAGGGATTTGTCTGAGAGCAATGACAGATGCTTTTGCTCAGGGATTGAGGTCAAAGCCAAGAGAAGTAAATGCACATAAGGACTTGTTGAATAATATTCAGAATGAGTATATACCACCAAGGAGTGAACATACGGAAGAACTATCATTCAAGACACAAGGTAGAGTAATATTCACATCATTTCCAGTAGGAAGAGTAGAAGTGGCATATAGGGCAATACCAGTAGATGAGGATGGATTTCCATTGTTGATAGACAATGAGACATATCTTAATGCACTGGAGGCATATATTAAGGTAAAGGTGTTTACTGTAAGGTTTGATACAAACAATATGTCAGCAGGAGTATTAAGTAATGCACAAACAGAGTATGCTTGGGCAGCACATCTATTACAAAGTGAAATGACAACACCATCAGTGTCAGAAATGGAAAGTATCACAAGGTATCTTAATACATTGATAAAGCCAGTGACACATTTTGATAATGGATTTAAGAACTTAGGAGATAGGGAATATAGGGGGAGATATTAATATGGCAAAGAAATATATTAATTGGAAAACAAAAGGCATGAACAAAGATATGTCAGTTTCTGCTTTTAATCCAGAGTTTGCTTTTGAGAATCTTAATATAAGACTTGCTACTAATGAAGGTAACACAATGATGTCTTGGGTAAATGAAAGAGGACCAAAGAAACTGAGACTTCGTGTAGACACTATGCCTTGGGCTACAGAGAATATTGATGGTAGATATATCAGTAATGTTGATGAGCAGACTAATGAGATAACTAATGAAACAGTCATTACTGGAATACCTATTGGTACTGCTGTGCTTAATCATAAGTTAGTATTATTTACTGTCAGTGACTATATATATGTCTTTGAAAAATCAAAGGATGAGAAGTATGACCTTGAAGGTAAGGTTCTTTATTTTGGTTCATTGGGATTTAATCCTAATTATCCTATAGAGACAGTAGTATCTTATGAGTCAAAAAATATTCAGAAAGTGTATTGGACAGATGGACTCAATCAGCCAAGAGTAATTAATATAGCTCCTTCAATGGATTATAAGACAAATAAATATATTAGTTCCTCTTTTGACTTTGTACCAGAATTGGCTTTAAAGGAAACTGTGTCTGTTAGTAAGATGTATGGTGCAGGAGAGTTTCCTCCTGGAGTAATACAGTATGCTTTTACCTACTATAATAAATATGGTCAGGAAAGTAATATATTCTATACAACACATTTACAGTATATCTCTTATATAAATAGAGCAGGAAGTCCAGAGGAGAAGATAGCAAATTGCTTTAAGATTCAAGTAAACAATGTAGATAAGAACTTTGATTATTTAAGGATTTATTCAATCCTTAGAACATCAAAAGATGCAACACCTATAGTTAAGAGAATACAGGACTTAGAGATAGGAGAAGATGTCTCATCTATAACATATATAGATAATGGTACTATAGGAGAAACAATAGATCCTACAGAACTCTTATATAAAGGGGGAGAAGAAGTAGTTGTTAAAACATTAGAACAGAAAGATGAGACACTGTTTTTGGGAAATATTACTGTAAAAAGACCTCCTATTAATATAAAGAAAAGATTGTTGGCTGAGAATGGAATTGTTTTAGAAGAAAAGGAAGGTACTGAAAAGAATTTTTTAGCAAATGAAAATGTCTATTCATTATCGAAAGAAAGAGAGTTTAAACAATCCTCTAAGCCTCCCTTTACATATTATAATACTTTGGATACTAAAGACAATTATCAAGGAGCAGCTTGCTTTAAATCCAGGGAATACTATAGATTAGGAGTACAATTTCAGTATAAGAATGGTAAATGGTCAGAACCATGTTGGATAGGAGACAAACAATGTATGGCTGTACCTTTTGAGGAAACCAAAGCTGGAACAAGATTAAATCCAGCAGGAATACAAATTATAAAAGTTCCAGAGTTTGAATATAAAATAAAAGCTATAGGAGAAACAAGTACTGATAGTATATTTAAAAGTTTACATGACCAAGGTTATAGAAAGTTAAGACCAGTATTTGCAATACCAAGAACACAGGATAAAACTATTCTATGTCAAGGTATAGGGTGTCCTACAATGTATAGGCCAGTAGATAGGAAGAATAATTTGTATGCTACAGCATCATGGTTGTTTAGAACAGGATATTTTACAAAGGATGTAGGTCCTGATTGGAATATACCAAATGATAAATTTACTGAACAAGATGGATATACAGGAGGAGGTTATGTAGATATAAATGGAAAGCTTGTATCACAGTATGAACACCAATTTATTGTTTTTCCTCCAGACAGTCAAGGATTCCGTTCTATATTAATATCTCCATATTTATCAAGTACAGAAATCATGGGTACCTTTACTGATGAGGATTCTTATTGTATAGACCCATCCTTTATAACCTTAAACTCTCCAGATATAGAGTTTGATGACTTTATAACTCATACAGATTTCAAGGGATATAACTTAAGTACTGTTGGACGTACTACTTTTGAAAAGACTTATGGAGATATAAGTATTCAAACATCAACACCTACAATGGGTTCAGATGCAGCAGGATTTGTTCATAGAAGTATTGTAGCTCCAGGATGTGGTGCTCTTATTTCAGGACTCTTTTATAATGACTATGTGGTAGATGATTATGAAAATACAAAATATAGTGCTTATAATACCAGCAGTCCTCCTATAGATTTTCCAGTTTATATGTGGCATAAGAATGGTTCTTTGAACAATGATGTAGCCAGAGATAACAGAAGTGCTCAACTTTTAAAAAAGAGAATAAGTAACTATAGATTTGGTTCCAGTATTGAATATGCAGAAATAAAAAAATCTCCAATATTAGGAGCTTCTGATATTCAATTGTTCAATGCTGACTATTTATCTGTAGTAAAAGTTAATGGACAGATATATCAAGGTAATGTAGATACTATGGTAGTTCCAAGTGAACCTTCTCCATATTATTTAGTAGGAGATCCTTGGAGAAAAAATGTAGATACAACTTATAAATCAAGAAGTTACTTCAGATTGACACTTAAAGACCCAAAGGATACCAGTTCTGAAAATGGTATATGGGAATTATATAAGAAAAATGATACTTGGGGTTGGTATAAAAGAAGAAGCGAAGGCAATGATATAGGTGATAAGGTAAAAGGATTAGCTCAATGGAGAGAAGGTATTAGTATAAAATACAAGTCTACTCCTCATTTAGTAGCAGACATTGCAACAGATATTTATACTTGGGTAGGTACAGAGTCATTAAGTTTAGGACAAGCTCCAATTATTGAAGTATATAAAGAATATGATAAAGATATAATTTTTGGAGGAGCATCAGATGAAGCATTGCAAACAGCCACATGGATACCTTGTGGACCTTCAGTATCATTTGATGAAAATACTGAGCAATGTACATTAGAGTTTAAATGGGGAGACACATATTTCCAGAGATATGAATGTTTGAAGACATATCCTTTTAGTCCAGAAGACAAGAATCAAGTAGTAGAAATTGCTTCATTTATGGTGGAGACAAGAGTGAATATAGATGGAAGGTATGATAAGAATAGAGGACAGTTAAGTAATTTAAATATGACTCCTCAAAACTTTAATCTAATAAACCCTGTTTATTCTCAGATGGATAATTTCTTCTCATATAAGATAATGGATGAAGATAGTTATAAAAGCACATCATTTCCAAATACAGTGACTTGGACTAAGACCAAGCAGAATGGAGCAGATGTAGACTTATGGACAAACATCACATTAGCTAATACATTGGAGATGGATGGAGACAAGGGAAAGATAAACAAGCTTATAAGGTTGAATAATCAGTTGCTTTCATTCCAAGACAGTGGTATATCACAGATACTGTATAATGAGAACACACAGATTTCTACTACAGAAGGAGTGCCTATTGAGATAGCAAACTCACAGAAAGTACAAGGTAAAAGATACTATTCAGACACAGTAGGCTGTTCAAATAAGTGGTCTATGGTACAGACACCTTTAGGCATATACTTTATGGACAGTAATGAGAAGAGTATATATCTGTTTAATGGCCAGTTGAATAATCTAAGTACAGCAGGAGGCTTTAATGCTTGGGCAAAACAAAATATTTCATCAGCAGAAGTAGAATGGGCACCTAATATGTTTGAATCATTTGTAGCTTACTATGACAAATTGAATCAAGATGTGCTATTCATTAATGGAGAAATAGCATTGGCCTATTCAGAAAAGTTTAACTGCTTCACTTCATTCTATGATTATGGTAGAACGCCCTATTTTATTAATCTTGATGATATGGGAATATGGGTGAAATCTTCAAATCTATGGCAACATCAAGCAGGAGGATACTGTAACTTCTTTGATGTAACAAAATCTTTCTCAATGACATTAGTTGCTAATCAAGAGCCACAGATGGATAAGATGTTTACTAACTTGGAGTTTAGAGCCTGTGTAGAAGGAGAAGGGGTGTATGATAAAATTAAGGATAAGTTTACTCCTATCTTACCCTTTGACACTATAGAAGTATGGAATGAGTATCAACATGGAAAGCTTAGTCTTAGTGATAGAGATGGCCATGATAGATTTACTCATGGAAACTTAGATGGTAATGCTTCATTAAACAGAAAGTTCAGAATGTGGAGGTGTGATATTCCAAGGGACAATGCAGAAGTAAACAATGCCATAGAGTCCTTGATGGGAATAAAGAGGTTTAAGGTAAGACCGTTGGATAGAATAAGAAATCCTTGGGCATATATAAAACTTACAAAAAATGGAGCCACAAGTAAGATAGAGGTACATGACATCATGGCAACATACTTTGAATAATAAAAAGAAGGTAAGAAAGTCTTAATGATTTTCTTACCTCTTTTTATTATAAGGATAAGAGAGGGGTTGTAATGAGTGTAAAGAAGTATCTTTGCAATAAACATATTACTAATATGAGAAAAAGAAATAAATTATATAAAGTGAATAAATGGAATCAACCATTATTTGCTACAGAAGTAGATAGAGAACATCAGAATATTTTTGATGGCTTTGATTTTAGCTACTTGAATAATATTGACGCAGGAAGTTTGGGAAGTCTAACAAAAATACAAGAACCCAAACTGACAAGTTCACTTCCAAAGCATATAGATGTACCTACTCCAAAGGGAGGTGGAATAGGTGGTGCAGGTAATATAATAGGAGCATTAGGTAGTGTTGTTGGTGGTATAGGCAATAGAGTTATAAGTGGAGGATTAAGCTCTGGTGCAGGTAATGCAATAAGTGGTATAGGAGGTACTGTAGGTGGTGCATTAAGTACTGTCAATCCTTTAGTAGGAGGTATAGTATCAGCAGCATCAGGTATTGTTGGTGGTGGTATTAATGCACTCTTTGGCATGAAAACAGACCAAAAGAAACTTAATGCTGCTAATGAAGGTACAAGTTATCTGAACAACTTTATATCTAATGCTTCATCTTTTGATGATATACAAGGTCCAAATGCTGTTGCAGGAGTGCAGAATGCTTATAAAGGTGGAGTCTTTAATAAAGGTAAAGCTAGAAGGTTGAATGCACAGCTAAGAGCAGAAAGAGCAAATGCAGAATCATGGGCAAATAGAAGTGTAGATAATAACATTGATAATATAGCAGGGACACAAATGGATAATATGCTTGTAAACTATGCTGCTTTTGGTGGTCCTCTTGGAGGTATGCCTATTCAAGATACAGGAGCTATAGATTATGGATTTATGTCAGATTATCTTGTAACAAAGAATAGAATGGCAGACATGAAAAACAAGGTTACTGGAACTGTATTTGACAATATACCTTCAACACCAATAAATACCTTTGAGTCAGGTGGAGGCATTCATATCAAGAAGAGTCATAGAGGATTATTCACTAAAGAAGCTAAGGCACATGGTATGGAAGTACAAGAGTTTGCATCACATGTGTTAGCTAATAAAGATAAGTATTCACCTGAAGTGGTGAAGAGAGCTAATTTTGCAAGGAATGCTGCTAAGTTTGCTTTAGGTGGAGATATGCAGACTAATGGAGGAGACTTTACAAATGGTCTTACTATTATTGATGCAGGAGGTTCACATGAAGAAAATCCTTATGATGGTGTGCAAGTAGGAATAAGCAGAGAAAATGGTCAGCCAAACTTGGTAGAAGAGGGAGAGACTATATTTGATGATTATGTCTTTAGTAAGAGAATAAAGGCAGATGCAGAGACAAAGAAGAAATTCCATGTAGGAAAGAATACTGATATAAGTTATGCAGATTTGTCAAAGAAACTTGAGAAAGAAAGTCTTGAGAGACCAAATGACCCTATATCACAAAATGGGTTGAAGAAGCAGCTTCATGACCTTGCTGATGAACAAGAGAGACAGAAGGAAGAGGATATGCAAGATGCTTTTGACCAGTTGCCTCCAGAGCAACAGCAGACAATAATGCAACAGGTTGCTATGCAGGAACAACAGATTGAGGAAGCACAGCAAATGCAGAATGAAGAGCAGCTTCAGAATGCACAGCAGGAAGAGCAGCTTCAAGGACAGCAAGATAATGGAGAACAGATGGTTGAAGAGCCTAATAGAGAAGAAGAAAATACAGAACAGATAAATGCTTGTGGTGGAAAGATGAACAGATTTGATAAGGGTGGAGACATGCAGAGAAAGATATATAATCTCTTGAAAACACCTACAGACAAAGAATTTAATAAGTGGGCAGAAGACCATAAGATAGGTAAGATAGATGATTGGGAAAACATATTGAAAAACAAAGCCTTTGTAGAAGCTTTAGGAAAAGACGATCCAATGTTGAGAGATGCTCTTTCAAGAGGATATGACTTTGGTACTTATACTCCAACCAAGAATGGAAAGTTGACTTTTGACTTTGAGCATGGAGGTTGGGGAAAGGAAGATTATGATGCTTGGAATGGTAGTACTGATGCTGCTTGGAAAGAAGCAGTAGAGAAAGGACTTGTTAAGAAAGGCATGAAGTCAGAGGATATAGGCAAAGCCTTATCACAGACAGATGCTTATAAGAGAGGCTCAGACTGGCTAAAAGAGAATGAGGAAAACAGATTGTTCTATTTGCAGCAGATACTTAACAGTAAGGATGCACCAGAGGCAGCAAGGCAATATGCAGCAAAATATGTTGATAATAATGGTTGGCTGAAAGATGTAAAGAGAGACTATCAGACCATCTTTGAAGACCCTAATGGAACTGGCGTTAGGAATACTCATCCTGGAACATATTGGAAAACTCCTGATGAGATGTTGAGGAATAAGGTATCAGGTAACTTTGTGGTGAATGATGATGGTACTATTGATGAGATAAAAGTAGATGTGCCAGAGGATTGGATTGGTGCAGGAAGTTACAAGTGGCAAGATGATAACAATGATTATACTTATAATTACTATAAGAGACCAGTAGAGGATGTAGTTACTCCCAACAATGGACAAAAAACAGATGATGCAGGGTATGAGCCTATACATAAGCCAACATGGGGAAGGACAGCTGGACTACTTGGACCAGTGGTAGGTTTAGGAATGCAAGCCTTAGGTATAGGAAAGCCAGACTATTCAGAAATGGATGCTTCATTGGAGATAGCAAATGGAAGTCCTGCAATGGCACATTATAAGCCAATAGGCAACTATCTGACTTATAGACCAATGGATATATGGTATGAGCAGAATAGGATGGATGCTAATAGTAGGGCTACAGATAGAGCAATTCTAAATAATGCTTCACCAATGGGAACTAAAATGGCAGGGCTTATAGCAAATGGTTATAATAGTCAGATAGCAGATGGAGAGCTATATAGGAAAGCTTTGGAATATAATGATGCACAGAGACAAAGAGTAGCAGAGTTTAATAGAGGTACAGATATGTATAATGCTAATGCTGCAAATCAGACATCAGCTACCAATGCTCAGATAGCAAACAATAACAGACAGCTTAGAGCACAGATGCAGATGGATGCTGCAAGGCAGAGAATGGCTGCTGATGCTGCTTGGAATCAAGGAATATATGGTAATGTGAATGGCTTATTTGCAGGTTTGGGAGCCTGGGGTAAGGAGAATGCACAACATAATATGATTGCAGATATGGCTGCTGATGCACTGTTTGGAACAATGAGTGACAAGCAGAATATAGGTAAGACCTATGTAAGGGAGAAAAAGAAGGCAGCATGTGGAGGTAAGATAAATAGAAAAAAGAAAGGTTTAACATTTTAAAGAGTAGAAGATATGCCAGACTATTCATTTGTAGTTTCACCCTCATTTAATCCATTCAGTATGCAGGAAATGCTTGTACCATTTTCTGCATACAAGGATACTTTTGAGAAGAGTGAAGAACAGTATGACACCTTAACACAAGGTGCAGATAAATTTAAGTATCTTAGTGAGACATTGCCAGAAGGAAGTAAGGCAAGACAGATATATGAAGGCTATGCCAATGACCTTAGAACACAGGCAGAAGACCTTGCACATAATGGTCTTACTATGGGAAATAGGAGAGCCTTGACATCCTTGAAAAGAAGATACCAGGGAGAGATGGGCAGAATACTTCAAGCAGATGAAGCTATGAGAGAAGAGAAGAAGCTAAGACAGAGTCTTGGAGCACAAGACACTTCATTGCTTTATGCTAACGACAATCTAAACATAGATGACTTTCTTGATGGAAGTACTCCTAACCTATATAGGATTAGTGGTAATGAACTGTATACAAGAGGGGCAGCTGCTGGTAAGGCAGCATCATCGAGGATATTCTCAGCAGGAGATGCAGGAAGTACATTGAATGGATATTATAGAGACTATGTACAGAAAATGGGATATAGTCCTGAGACCATAAGAAAGTTCTATGAAGACATGTCTACAATACCAGAGTTGCAAAGAGCTGCTGATGCTATACTTGAGGAGAGAGGAGTGAATGAAAACCTCAGTGGATATAACCTCAGAAGAGCAAGGCAATCAGTTATTAATGGTATGATAGATGGAGCAGTATATCAGGAGAATCATAGTCCTCAGAGGGATTTGGGAGTGCTGACACCTATGGAACAAAATCAGATAGATATGCAGCAGAAGCAATTTAATCTAAATAAATCCCAGCTTGATGCAAGAGCAGCAGCTATGGGATATAGGATAGATGATAATGGTAACTTACAAATAGACCCTGATAGAATGGAAGCTCTAAAAGAATTGAAGACGAGTAGTAAGGGCACTGGTAGTTCAGATTCTAAAAATGCTTCTCAATATCAAAGTTTATTGGAAAAAGGTATAAGAATTAAATGGAATGGTGATGAAGTTTTAAAAGGTATGATAGATGATCCCGATGATATATCTATACATAATATTGATGATACGGATTATAAGTCTGAAAGGGTAGGAAAACCAGTTTCTTATGAAGAACTTCCTGATTATATGCAAACTAAAATTGATAATATTATAGGTAGTAATGTAGATGAAGATAATTATGTATTTTATTACAAACCTTATAAGTCAGGTGGTCTTTTTAATGATACAGAAGCAGAGGTTGAAATAATACCTAAGAAAGTAATAAAAGGAAATGAATTAAAACAACTTGATTTTGGAGCTAGTTAATAAATATGAATAAGAGGGTGTGTCAAAACTCCCTCTTATTCATATATTTTTTCTAAAGCATCTTTAGCTTTACTACAACCTTGATTTGCAGATAAAGACCAGTAGTATTTTGCTTTACTTAAATTTGGTTTGATATAAACAATTTTAGGATTGCTTAAATATTCTTCCAATTCTTCATCTGTAACTTTACAATAAACTCCTCCCAATCCTCTAAAAATATTTCTACCATCATACCAAAAATTAGTATGTTCATAATCTAAATCATAAAAAGCAAGACCGTTTAGATACAAGTTTCCTAATTTATATTGTGCCCAACGATATTTGTTATTTGCACTTTTTTGAATCCAATATATAGCTTTTTCAAAATTTTGTTTTACACCATAACCATAAATATAATTAATAGCTAAATTATATTGTGCTTTAGGGTCTTCTTTTAAAGCAGCTTGTAAATACCAATAGGAAGATTTTTCATAGTCATCTTCATAATTAGCAACATAAAGAGCAAGTTTTGTTTGAGCTTTTACTACGCCTTTTTCTGCCGCTTGAGTTAATAATCCTATACTCATTCTATATTGTCCTAAAAGAGCAAGTTCATCTGCTATAGAATCTACTTGTTCTATATTATTCAAACCTTGTTCATAAAGGGAATGATATATACGAGGAAGATATATCTTTTTATATCCGATATAACTTCCCAAAGAAAGTAAAGTTATCATTATTATTAATATACTTACTTTTTTGCACCATTTGATGATTAACAATCTGTCCATAATAATAAATTTATAAATCTATATTTTCCCACTTACTTATGTTTTTGTCATATAAAACATAATTTCTCCCAGTAAATCCTATCATCAATTCTTTTTCTCTATTTGATATTTCTTCAAGGGAAAGTTCTCCTAACGAAGAGGCAAATCTAACCCATGTTTTCTCTTTTGAAAAGAATCCTTTAATAAAGATACAACATCTATACTGTTCAAAAGTTGTATGATTATGACATTCTTTTATATTTATTTCATTACCAAATTCTTTTTTGAAATCTTTAAGAGTCCAGTTTTTCTTGAAAATACTTTTTTGTTCTTCTGAAATGTAATATTCTTTTTCTGAAATAGTAGGTGCTGAATAGGTATAAGGTATTTTAGAATTATTAATACCATCATTTATAATAAGCATCCATACAAATGCTATAATTAAAGCTACAAATATTATTAATATTGACATAATTAGTTTTGTATTTTTATTAGTACAGGTACTAACATGATGTTTGTATTTTTAGTTGTAATTGAAATGCTATTTGCAAAGGTAAACAATTTATTGATAGTTACAAATGATTATAAATAAAAAAAGAATGAAATGAATAAAAGAAGTTGATATATTTTTATTTAAACATTTGCTTATCTATCAAAAACTCCTTACCTTTGTCTTACTAATAATTATAAACATTTCAATTTTTAATAATATGAACTCATTAACAATTATAGGTTATATAGCATACATCTTTTTTGCTATAATGATAATTGGATTAATACCTAATTCCTTTTTTAGGTTTATTGCTTTAGTTATATTTGTAGCACCAATATTGAGAAAACTTTTCATGCCAAAAACAGTGTATAACAAATATAGTAAACTACTTAAACTATTCAGGCAAACTCACAGAAGTTTCCAAATTACCAGAAATGAACCTGAAGTAGTAGAGTTCATTTTAAAAGGTTTTGAAAAAGATTCTCTACAATATGGAAGTATTAGGTATAACATTAATGCTTCTATGATTGATTCTGGTAATTTTACTATTAACTCCAAACCAAGAGTATATGTTTCTATACATACAACATTTGAAGATAATGACATTCATATAGAAAAAGATTTCTATCACTCTTATGACCAAACTATGATGTATGATGAAATTATGGTACCTTATATGAAAAAGGTTGCAGAAATTATTGATAACTCTCTTAAAGAAGAGGACAACAAAGAAACTACTAATGAAGAACCTCTAAAACATAAAATCATTAAAACTTGGTCTCTTTTAGATTTTGCAAGAGAATTTGGCCCTAAAATGCAAGTAGGAGAATTTATTAATTCTGAAACTCAAAAAACATTTAAAAACTGTATCTTTACCAAAGACAACACTAAAACCTTTGTTGCATTCAGTTCTAAATTGGGAGTACTGACTCCCAAAGAAATTGTAGAAAGAAAAAATTCCTTAATAGTTGTACAGCTTGATTCTGGAATATACTCATTATGTGAAGACTTTATAAACAACTAAAGAAAGTTGGTTTAAGTATTATATAAGAATATTATAATAAGGCTTGGAAGGATTATATATCCACATCCTTCCAAGCCTTTCTTCTTCCTTTTATAAGACTGTAATGCCCTGCCTTTGATTTGATAACAGCTAAGTCCTCTTTCATATCTGCTATCTCTCTTTCAGTAAGCACACCTAATTTAGATGAAAATGCTACAAAAGTCTTTGTTCCATCTTCTTGTGTGAATACACAACTCTTAAATATTTCACCAGTCTCATGATTAGTAAATTCTCCCACTTGCATCCTTGGACCATATTCTTTTATAAAAGCTATCAAGCTCCATGTATTTGAAGAATGCCTGTTATTTTTCTTGGAGTCAGAGGCAACATTGAAATCTCTATAAGAAGAAACAGATTTAAACTCTTCTTCTGTCATTTCCTTATAGACATTATATTTCTTGAATACCTTTATAACTTCTGACTTCAATTCTTCTTGAGTGAGAAGATTCAGTTTTGAGTTAACTTCTATATCCCATCTTAATGCTGCACATATTGAAGCCAATATCTGTGTGTCATTTGACCTAAGCATGAATTTCCACATTCCACATACAACAGAAAGGAAGTCAACATAATTAGGAGCTATGCCTTTATCTGCTGATTTCTTTAGGAGCCTTTCTATTTTTGAAGAAGACACAACAATTCTCATTACATCCCTTGCATTGTTTCTACTATGATCTTGGTAATAGAATCTATCAAGAAAATGATTTCTTATTTCATAAAGATCTAATGAACAGTTCTTGTATAAGTCATATAATGAGTACCGCATGATACATAGTTTTTTCATATAACGCATGATAACTCAATTTATTGTATTGCAGTTAGTAAAAAAGGTACACTTTTTAAGTATTTTATTTAAGCTATTCTTACACTAATCCTTAATGCCTACCTTTGTACATATAGATTAATTGAATAATAGATAATATAATGTTAGACAAAATTTCCACATTAATACAGTCCTTTGCTGATTTTCTTGGAGGATTCAGCAAATTGAATGATGTCAAAGATCATTCAGTGACTGTGTTCTTTAAAATCATTCTTTGCACCCTTGGTGCTCTTTTCTTTGGTAAGTTGTTTCTACGTGATGACCTTTATGACTGGGTTGTCACTATAGCCTTAAAACCTAATCCTATTACTATTGCTATTGTTGTTGGACTTGGAATGCTTGTCTATTCTGTGTATGCACAGAGAAGAATAATGGCAGCAGTAACAAGTGCTATTCAGCAACAGAAGAAACAAGACAAGCTTAAGAATAAAGAGTGCTATGCACAGACTTCAAGGATAGAAGAAGAAGCTAATGCTCTTACCAATCATCTTAGAAAGTCACTCAACTGTGATATAGTGACTATAGAGCTTATGCATAATACAGAGAAATATATTGGAGGTTATCATAAGAGGTTCTATGATGAAAGTTTTCCATCAATTAATACTGCTGAGGGAATCACCTTTGACTATAAAGACTTCCAATGTATCCCTACCAATATATTCCCTATTATAGGACATATACTGAAGACTAAGTTCAAATGGTTTACATCTATGGATGAAGTGGCAGAGATTGATTCTGGCTATGCACACATTCTCAAGGAAACTAATTGTGCTGCCCTTGGTATGAGAGCAATGAAGACTTCAAAGAATGAAGACCTCGGAATATTGACAGTGACATGGAGAAAAGAACATGAAGATAGGATTCCTGATTTAGACATTATACAGGATATGATGACAGAGGTAGCTTCTAAACTTGAAGTTCTGTTGGATATGTCAGCTTACGAATAATAATATATAGATAACTTAATTTTTATTACAATGAAAGAAAGTAAGAGTGGAGTTAATTGCATATTTGTTCCCAAGGCTCCTAATGGTGACAGGTCAAGAATGTTTTTGGACTTAATGGATAAAAAGAAGGAGTTTCGTTATACAAGGGAACAAGCTATTGGAATATATGTAATATATACTAAATCCAATGCTAAGGAGAAGATGGAAGCTGTAAAAAATGCAGATGGCTCTCCAAAGTATCACATAAACAGTCAAGGAGAATTTCCTGCAAAAGATGTGGTAGACTATCTTGGTGTGGAAAAACAGATGGAGGAAATAAACAACTTTGATGTAGAGGAATATAGACTTGGTGCTGTAGATAGTATTGGTGGAAAAAGAGTTGACTATACAGATGCAGAGGAAGTTCTTAATAAGGTAAATGACTTCAATAATAGTCATACTGGTCTTGTTGCAGGAGTAGAGCAACATACTACTTCTGATAGTACTGTATATAATATAAAGGTATATGCAAAAGATGCTGGAACTATAGATGTACCAGTGTCAACAAGAGAGAGGCTTAAAGCTTGGGAGATATATAAGCAGGTATTCAATGCTAATGGTATTGACATTGCTTCTATGCCTGAAGAACTGAAAGGTACCTTCTCTGCTTATAACCTTGATTTGGGAAAGCAGCTTAGAAATATTTCAAAGATAGATATTGATAATCTCTATAGAAAAGATGCCTTGATACTATTCACTATAGATAAAGATTCTAAGGAAGTACAAAGGCTTATAGATAAGTTTGGGTCTATAGAAAATGCTGCTCAAGCTATTGATGACTTCAATCATAAAGTTATAGAACTTGACAACTCACAGCGTCATCTTCTTGCTATGGCAATAAGTCATGCCAGGAAATTACATAATATAGATGTTGAAGCATTGATAGACCAGATAAACCAGACAACATTTAGTATTGAGGTTAACAGTCCTGAGGTAGAGTGGAAAGAAGAGATTGACAAATTGAATAAGAAGTTTCATATATTCAAGGGAGAAACAAGAAGAATCAATGATGATATAGACAATGTAAGTCAGGCTTATTCTGAGATTATAACACAGCTTAAAAGGAAGATGACTGCTCTGCATAAGGAAAAGGGAGTAACAGACGAAGGTAAGCAATTGGAGAGACTTTATAACAAGCTACAAAAGGAATTGGCTGAAAAGAAGCATTATAAGAGTATTGTTGACTTCCTTAAACTTGCTGCAAGTGATATAGAAAGTATAGAGGAAGAAATAAAGAATATCTCTCTTACTGGTGACAATATGGAAGTCATTATGAATAAAGCACATGTGTTGAAGCAATATAAGGATATTGAGAATCAGTATAGTCATATTGTGTCAATGCTTGCCTTGGACAACATGGATCTTAATGATATAGAAAATCAAGAAGACATTGATACTATAAAGGAAATTGCTCAGAAACTGAAGACATACTTTGAAAATAAGGAGGGAGTTATAAAGAAGCTGACCAAACAGAATATATATGATATGGCTAAATTGATGTCTAAGGGTAAAATCTCTGATTCTGAGCTTAATGATATGCTTGAGAAATCATTGAAGAGTGTCGGTTGGACAGACAGATGGCTGAATAGTGTTGGAACTGCTAATAACTTGCTTATTAATGTTGCAGGTACTGTAATGCGTAATCAGGAGATTATGAGAGATCAAGCTATGGAAGAAACAATAGCAAGAATAAACATTGCTAATGAAAGACTCAAGAAAGCTGGTTTTAATTCCGAGTTTATGTATGAGGATGAAAAACATATCATTAGTGATATTGATTGGGAGAGATTTGATGCTGCCAAAGAAGATGAGAAGAAACGATTAAAAAGAAATGGTCTTAGAGGATTTGGCTTGGAGCAAGCAATGAATAATTGGGAGTATGAGAATACTGAGGACAGACTTGTAGATAAGGAAAATGGTAGGAAGGAAAGAGTTCCTAATGAGGATTATAGAAAAGCTGAAGATTTTCAGAAGGACTGGGCACCTGCTCAGAAAGAATACTATGGTACCATCATGCAGATTAAAGGAGAGCTTGAATCTAACTACCCTGCACATGCACAGAATTACTATTATCCTCCTCAGATAAGGAGAACATCAATGGATGCTTTTCTTAAAGCTGGTAAGTCTTTTGATGCAAAGGGTATGGGTAAGGCTATCCTTAATAAGCTCAAAGACCCGTTTGTCATAAGGGAAGATGACACTAATTTCATTGATAATGCTGTAGTGGACGGTGAAAGAACTACACTTGTAGAAAGTGATTATGACAATACTCCTAAAAGAAAGATTCCTATATTCTTTCAGAACCAAGTAGAGGATGGGGAGTTATTGCGTGACTTCTCTTCAGGTATAGCTCGTCTTGCAAGTTCTGCCATTAACTATGCTGCTATGTCTGAGATAGAAGACATGATGTATATCATGGCTGATTTTGCTGACCATAAAGACCCTGCAACTCCCAAATCAATGGTGGAAGTTTCTAACAGTAGGTTCAATAAGGTTATCAAGGATGTCTATAACTTTGGTAGAACTAACAATGTAGGTGCTGTGCTTCATGGTTTCATTGACCAGCATATTTATGGTATAAAGAGAAACCCTAATGAGAATAAAGTTTTTACTAAATTCTGTGACTCTATTATTAAGTACACATCATTTAGAGGATTGTCTACTAACTTGCCAGGTATGGTTGCCAATGGTGCTGTAGGTATATTACAGATATTCATTGATGCGGGAAGTAATGAGTTCTTTGGCTATAAGGATATGATGTGGGCTTTTACCAAGTTGTTTGGTGATACTGGTGTCAAGGGTGATATGTCTGAGTATTTATCTAACAATACCAGTTCTAAGGGAACATTGTTGCAGAAGATGTTTGACCTTATGCAGGAGAACTTTGAGAATGCTTCTAACAAAAGATACTACAACAGTTTCCTCAGACACTTTATCTCAAAGGATTTCAGTTATGCTGGTTATGGTGTAGGAGAGTACTTTATTCACATGCTTCCTATGTATGCAATACTAAGACATGAGAAAGTAAAACTGAATGGTAAGGAAATTAGTCTGTATGAAGCTTTTGATGTTACAGAAAAGAAAGATGATAATGCAGAACTTATTATAAAGGAAGGTGTTACAGACCTTGATGGAAATGCTATTACCAAGACTTATCTTGATAAGATAAGAGGTAAGATTATGTATGCCAACCAATCTATGCATGGAGCTATGAATGCAGAGGATAAGGGACTTATACATCAATACTGTATGGGAAGACTTATAATGAACTTCCGTCAGTGGATGGTAGGTCATTATAGCAGGAGATATAGAGGCAGGCATTATGACTTTACTCTTGGAGAATGGAGAGAAGGTTATTGGGTGAGTGTTTGGAAAGGTTTGTTCAATGATGATACTAAGGACACTTGGAAGTCAGGACATAAAAAGGATGCTATGCTAATGTTCATGAAAGATTGTTGGTTGATGATGACAAAAGCCCAGACTCAGTGGAACAATCTTAGTGAGATGCAGAGATATAATGTCAAGAGAGCAAGAGCAGAAATATTGGTATGGATTAGTCTTCTTGGACTTAGCTTTGTTCTTGGTGAAGAAGATGACCATAAGAAGGAATGGTTTAGAAGATGGTGGATTTATCAGACCAAGCGTATGCTTACAGAAACAGAAGCATCAATGCCTGGTATAAAGATGCCTAATAGTATTATAACTATTGTACAATCTCCTATTGCAAGTGTTAATACTCTTAATTCTCTGTTATATGTTATATACGGACTTACTAATGGTGACTTGTTTGAGGAAATTCAATCAGGTAGACATAAGGGAGAAAACAGATATTGGAGGAATGTTGTAAAATATGATTTACCTTTCTATAAGGACTGGGAAAAACTGGTGACTATGGATGAAGATGACTCACTGTTTAAAGTGTTTGACTCTTCTCCAAGCAATCATTAATATATTAAAGAGTAGTACTTTAGAGGTACTGCTCTTTTTTTGTAAAATTTATTTGAAAAAAAAAGATAGGAAGTTTCCTCCCTATCATAAATTGATATTGATGTTAATACTGTCAATATTGAAAACCAACTTGTTGTTTTTCAGATTATTGTTTTGTGATTTTGTGGTGTTGTTCAAAGGTTTGTAATAAGTGTTATTGGACTGATTGTAGCAAAGACACTTATAGTAATGCTGTTCAATAGCCTTGACAGACCTATTAAGATGGAAGGCAGACCATCGGAAAGCCTGAGATAAATTGTTTGGACTCTTTCTAATATAATTGAGAATAACAGAATCCTCAAAATTTGAATACTTTTTGTACTTCTTCATAATTGTTTTGTTTTGATTGTTATAAATAATGAATGTAATTTTAATAAAGTTTTTGAGATTAACAGAGCTTGTTTCCTCCTATCCCAAATTATAGGAGTGGTCGTTGTGTCCCTTAGAATCTTGTGTAACAGTAAAGTTTTGAAGAAGAACTTAGTAAATTAGTAAGCTAAGATAATGGAAGTGCTAAATAGTATCAAGACATCTAAGTAGTTTATTAAATTTGCAGATAGAACTAAAATAAAGAGATTATGCCAATAGAAAAGATAAGAGGGTTAAGAGGATTGGGAGGTCTTAGTGACTTAACTCCTGAAGAGCGTGATGCTTTTATGACTGCTAATGAAAGTAAGTTAAGTGCTTACAGAAATCCTATGAAGAGGAGACAAGCAGCTAATATCCTATATATGAATCAGAAGTATATCAATACTTTTGGTTTAGATGCTTTTAATTTAAATAATGATGGAACTGAGGATTCATTTAACCTTAGGAATAAGCAGACTAAAGCAGAGTTAACTTGGAGAGCTTTTGAAGGTGCTTATGGTAAGGATACTAATTTTAGGGAGTTAGCAACATATCTTGATGCAGATGGTATGTATGACTTGTTGAATAATGATGAGTATCTTGGAAGTAGAAAAAGAGCACAGATATGGAATGCAAATGTGAAGAGAGCAAAAGGTGTGCAAAATACCTTTGATCAGATGAGTATAAACCCAAGAATTGCTACAATGGAACCAGGATTAGCAGCAGGACTTCAGATTGCAAAACCTGCTGTGGCACAATCTCCAAAGATTCAAGATGATGCTTATGCTAAGAGAGATAAGGAGATACTTGATAAGCTGTATGCAGAGTCACAGAAGAGAAGGGAAAAAGAAATACAAGGAGATGCAGATATTATGTTTGCTAATATGCTTGATGCTGATACTAATGGACAGAAGAGTATTGGAAGCTGGTTGAAGGACTTTGACAAAATAGCATCAAAAAATTCTGGATATTATTCAGGATTTAAAAATTCAAGTTGGTTGAAAGACTATGATGATGAGAATAAGTTGAAGGACTATGCAAAATATCAAGCACTGAAACAGAAGTATGGTGAAGGAGTTGCCTTGCAGTATCTGGATAGAGATATACAGAATAGGATAGCAGAAGCACAGGATGATAAGTTTACAGGTAATACACTGAAAGGAGTATTGACAACAGCATGGTCAGATATAGGTTCAGATATAGCATTGTTTGCCAATATAAAAAACTGGTATGATGTAGACAGAATGGCTATAATCAATCAAGGTAAAGATCCAGATAAGCCTATATATGATAAGAAAGGAAAGATTGTTGACTATAAGAGGAATGAAAACATTTGGACAAATCCTGCCTATTGGAATAATGTATATAAGTATAATACCTTCTCTCCGACAGAGATAAAAGCAATAGAGGAAAGAGGAGGAATATCTACAGATGTGAATGTAAGAGAGTATGGTTATACACCAGACTTCTTTTCTTGGGATACAGTACAGGAAGGTTTCAAGCAGAGTGGTCACTTCATTGAACCACTATTGACAACAGCTCTTACAGGAGGTGCTGGTAGATTGGTAGGTATGGGAGCTAATGCAGCAATGAAGGGAGTAGGACTTTCAGCCAAGGCAATGCAGACTGCAAATAAGGCAGGAAGAGTAATCAATGATGTATTAGTTGGAGCAACTACAGGTCTCTCTGGTTCACAATTAGAAGCAATGGGAACCTTTGAGGAGCAAATGGAGACAGCCAAGCAAAAAATACAAGAACAGATAAGCAGTGAGCTTCATGATTATCAGAGATCAATAGACTATAACAGTAAGGAGTCAAAGGCAGCCTTAGACTACTACTATAAGCAGTTGAAGATAAAAGACAACAGAAGAGTAGCCAGTGGTAGTAGGGAAGGAATGACACAGTTGCCAATGAGTGATGAGACATTGAAGGCACAGGCAAAGCAGATATACACCAATCAACTGCTTGGAGCAAAGCAGAAAGAACTTGAAGAGCTGCATAAGAAAGATGAAATGGAAGCAGCGAGGGCAGCAACAAAAGCCTATATGACAAACTTTGCTATGGACTATGTAAAGAATATACCTCTGACCACAGCAGTACAGAAGTTCCTGATAGCTAAGGGTTCTATGAGAGGAGCCTTTGATAACACCATAGACAAGAATATCATAGCAGATATAAAGAAAGGTGGTGTGAAGAGAACTGTAAGCAAAGGTGATAAAGAGATAAGATTCTCATCAGGTAAGGGACTTGCAAAGGAGATAGGAAAACAGTTTGCAGGAGGATTTGCAGATGAGTATCTTGATGGTATCAATGCTTCATTTGCAGGAGGAGTAGGTAGTAATGTCTTTGACAACTACATGAAGAGGAACTATGATCCAGAAGCTTATGACAGTACAGTAGATTCATTTGCAGGAAACTTTCTTGCAGGACTGTCAGGAGGAATGGAAGGTATTACTGACAGGCAGAATCTGTATGAAGGCTTTATTGGAATGGTGTCACCAATGGCAACAGTGGCACCAAATATGAATGCTGTATTCCATCCAAAGGATACATGGAATGCTGTGTTGAATAAAAAGGATATTTATGGAAACAAGATAAACTTTGCAGAAAGAGCAAGCAATGTGGTAATGAATCCATTGCTTAATACCATTGCAGAAGCAAGGCAGAAAGACAGAAGGATAGACAATACAGTAGAAGCAATAAACAAAGTGGTGGAAGCTAATAAGGATAAACTTGATTCAGCAGCAAAAACCATATCTGTACTGAATAACTTCAATACACCAGTAAATGGAGATAACTTAATGAATATCCTTGACTACAAGGATAATAAACTGCTGAATGCTTTTACCTTGATAAAGTCGCTGAATGAGCTTGAAGACATAGGTGGAACAAAGAGTAAGTTGTATGATGACACCATGCATACTATACAAGGATTGGCAGAAGGAACATTGTCAGAGGAAGAAATGGATAATGAAGTAGACAAGTTCATTGCAGATTCTGACAATAAGTCAATACTTGATGGTAATGAAGACTCAAAAAAAGTGGCAGCAGAAAGACTGCAAAAGAATGCCAAGTACTTCATGAATATGAAGAAAAAGGTAGATGAAATACAGCAGATGTTTGCCAATAGTCCAAGTATGAAGAATGTAGATCCAAGAGTAGCAGCAACACTTGTATACAATACTGTAGCAAAGGATGATTATAAGAACAGACTTGAGTCAATATTGAATGAGCTTGGTACTGGTAGTGCAGATACAGAATCTGCATATACTCCTAACTATGCTATGAGATATGACACAAAGAATTCAATAAAGAAAGCTGTTGCAGCAAGGGAGAAAGAAGTAGCTAAGGCAGATAAGGAGATAGAAGAATTGTCTGCAAGCAATGGTTATGCAAGAACTAAGATTCAACAGCTCGAAAAACAGTTGGAGAATACTACCAAGGAAGGTGAAAGAATCACTATAAAAGAGGACATCAGAAAATATAAAGAACTGATAGACTCACAGAACTTTCAGATACAAACTTTAAGAGAGTCAAAGGACAGACTCTTAAATGAAAAAGAAGACATCAGCAAGATAGGAGAGGATGGAGACAGCAAGACTTCATTTACTATAAACGATATTCTTAATGCTGATGTTAGGGATACGGCATATATTCTTGACCCTAAGAATAAAGAGAACTTCTCAAAGAAGAGACAGGCAGTTATTGACAAGACTATTGCACGTTTAAAACAGAAAGACCCAGAAGCATTAAGGAAGATAAATGATGCAGGAATACTTGCATCAAGAATTGATGATATGGAGACTGTGTATAACAAGATTAGTAACAATGATAAACTTGCTTCTACATACTTTGATGCAGCAAAACAAAGTAGAGATATGGCAGCTTGGGGTGAAAGCATACAAAGAGAGATAAAGAAGAAGTATAAAGACATATCAGATGCTTATCAAAACAGAAAAGAAAATCCTGAAGCTTTTAGAGATAAAGTATTGGAAACAAATAGTGAAGTTGTAGAGGCGTATATGAATGATCATCCAAAACAAGCTGAAGCAATCAAGCCATACTATGACATGTTGAAGTTTAATGATGATGTTGCAGCTATATTGAAGCATAGTGGTCTTGAGACTGGAGAAAAGATGATTATAGCAAGTACTGTAATCAGCAATCAAAAGAAATCAAACAATGTAGAAGAAGTTCAAGCAAAGCTGGAAAGTATTGTAGATGACCCAGAGCTGAGTGAGAACTTTAGAAATCAGATTGACGGATTGCTATCAAAGGTGGCACAGATGAGTTATCAAAGAGACGCTACTACTATTGAGAATAGAAAGCAAAGGAAAGAGCGTGAAGCAGAGGAAGCAAAAAAGAAGGAAGAGGAAAAGAAGAAAGTAGATGAAGCTGCAAAGAATGCTGCTGAGAAGAAGACTGTTGAAGAGAAGGAGAAGCAACAGAATGAAGAAGGAATGGATATGGGTAGAAAACCAAATAAAAATGATGTTATAAATAGCACAGAAGATGTAGATACATTTGGTAATGAAGAGCCTTCAGAGGAACAAAGCAAAGAAGAAGCAGGAGAAAAGCAGAGTGCTACAGCACCTGTTACTCAGAATGTGAAGACTATCTTGAGTGATGGGTCTGGGGATATGAGTGTTACAGTAGGAGATATGTGGTATGGCACTGCTGATAATACTAAGAAGGGTAAATTCACTGTAACAAAGATGGGAGATAATATAACCTTTGATACAGATGAAAAGAATGATGTGTTGAGCATTACTCCTGATGAATATGATGTAACTCCTGAGACTAAGGAGCATGAAGAAAATGCTGTATTTGAGGCAAGTTCTATGGAGAAAAGAGGTGATGATTGGTATTTTGTAGGTAACTTTGCAGGAACCAAAAATACTACAAAAGTGAAAGCAAAGAAATCTTTTGACATAGAAAAAGCAATAAAGAGACAGCAGGAAGCAAGGGAAGTAGAACTTGCAGCCAAGGGAGTAAATGTTGACAATGTGAATATTGTTGATAATGGAGATAGTGTGCAAGGTAGATCTGAGAATATTGATGAACAGAATAATAATATTACTCCTGATGGTAAGGAAGTACAGGTGTCGGAGATTAATGAAGATGCTGCTGAGTTGAATGGTATAGGAGAACATACTATAGAGACAAATGTTACAACTCTTAGTGGTAATGCAATGAGTAGATATGAGTCTGACTCATTGGAGAAAGATGGCAAACTTGTTAATAAAAGAGGCAAGGATGGTAGAAAGCAGATGGATGAATATTATGCTTGGATGGATGCAGCTGGAATAAAGTTGCAGAATATCATAGACCAAGAACTTGGAAGAATACTTAGGAGAAATCCTAATGCCAAGGTGAAGTTTATGTTAGTAAGACCAGAAAGCAATGCAACCAATGATAGTGCTATGCAGAAACACTATATGCTTGTATTGGACTATGATAATAGTATCAATAAGGGAATCACTGCAATACATAATGACAAGAATGGTGGTGTGATAGAGAGCAATGGTAAGAAGTATCTTGTGATAGGTGTAGCTGGATTTGCAAAAAAGAATTTTGCACAGAAGTCATTGTATGATGTGCTTACAAATCCTATATCTCCTACTTATAAGAACAGTACTGGAGAACCTTTGGGATTGTTGATAAAGCCTAAAAAGGAGTTCTTTGAGACACATCCTAATGAAAGATTCTATGTGAATGAGAGTCTAAGTACTGAGATAGTACCATACTCTTTGATACCAGGGTATATTGTTAAGCAGGGATTGAATGACAGTAATACAGAGTTCAAGAGTGTGAGAGAGCTACTTGCTGACAAGGAGAGAAATCCTATGGGATATGATATGCAGAGTGTAGCATGGGGAATACAAGAGTTGACAAAATTCTTGACTATAGGAGCTTTTGTAGATGATGTAATGGTTCCAAGGAATACTATAAGAAATGCAGGAAGTGCTTTTGTGCTTATGCCAGCAAGTAATGGAAAGATGGTACCATCCTACTTGAAAGTGTTGAAGTATAATGAGATGAGAGAGGGTGCATTAAAAGACAAGGTAGAAGGATTATTGCAAAATGTTGTATCTCCAGACTATGCAACAAGGTATCAGGCAGTGATAGATTTGAGTAACATCTTCTATTTTGATAAGGAAGGTGACACCATATTGCTTAGGAAAAACAAGGCAGAGTTATCATTGGTGCATGATGGAATAGTGCAGAAGACATTTGTTCTTGACAGTAACTTTGACAGAGCAGAGTTTATGCAGGCAATGGAAGATATGAATCCAAGAGTTAATATTACTGCAAGAGTACTGCAAAGTCAAGAATTACTGAAAGAATATGATGAAGCAGGAGCACTTATGACAGATGCAGCAATGTTTGGTACAGCGGGAAGTTCTTATAGTATTTATGGGCTTGATGGTGAAGGTAATATGTTGAAACCAAAACAGCCTGTGAATGAAGCTTCTAAGACTACTGTTAATAGTGACTTTAAGAATGAGAATAAAAGTCAGGTGATATACAAGCACCAATATTACACTTATAGAGTGGATGATAGAATGTATTATCTTAATGGAGAACCTATCACTGATGAAAAGATGATAAAGCAGTTGGAGTATAACAAGATGATTATAGACAATCAGCTTAGTCCTATCAAAAGTGAAGGAGTATGGGAATACTTTATTTTAAAAGAAGGAGAACATCCAGAGGCTATAAAGGTGAATAGAAATACTAAGGAAGTAAAGGAAGTAAGTGAGGAAAAGGCTAAAGAGATTATTAGTAAGATAGAGGAAGAGAAAGCCAAGAAGCAGAGAGAAGCTGAGGCACAGAAGCAACTGAAGATAATAAACTCTGAAGATGTAGATATTATAGGAAATTCTGATAATACAAACCTTGTGATGGATCCAAACACTGGAGAAATGGTTGTAGATAATACTGTTGATGAAACACCTGTTCCCAAAGAGGAAAACAAGAATGAAAACAAAGAAGAAGAAGTAAAGAAAGAATCTAAGAGCGAGAAGAATAATAAGAAGACTGAGAGTAGTGACAATGCTACATCAACACAAACCTTTGCAGAACTTATAGGGAATAAAAAACATAGAATGAGTATAATAAAGTTGGTTAAAGGTAAATGGAAAGATGCTCCAGTTGCTCCTGCCCAGCTTGAAAAGTTCTTGAGAGATAAAGATGTGGAAGTAGATAGTATTGGAACATCAGAGAAAGATATTGATGCCTGGATGAAGACAATAGAAGATTGTAGGTAAGAGAGATCGATGTAAGAAGGTATATTGAGGTGAAGGATTTATTAGCCTTGATATACCTTTTATTTGTTATTAGAACTTTATTTACATTATATGAATGGTTTTATTAGTTGTTTAAAATACAGGAAAAGAGTTTTTACATTTGCATAAAATAAAATCATTAAGTATGAATAAAGAAAATTACTTTGGTGAAGCTGCTATGAAGGATAATCCCAAGAAAAAAATAAGACTTGAGATTAGAGACAATTCTGTGACAGAAAAAAAGATAGCAGAGAATGCTGTAACTACAGATAAGATATATGATGGAGCTGTAACTAAAGATAAACTCTCTCCTGAATTGTTGGAGGAGAATATGGTGGAGAGAATAACGGAGGAGGAAATAACAGAAATAGTAGGAGGATAATAAAGTATGAAATTTATGGATAGTATAGGCATAAAGAGATTTGTGTCAAAAATCTTAGAGGTGATTGGCAATAAGGTTGCTAATGGTGAGTGGTTGCCAATAAAAAAGGGAGTTGACAGTGATGAGAATGTTGTTCAAGGTGCTGTATCAGAAGGTCAGGATACTACAGCTTCAGGAAGAGCATCTCATGCAGAAGGTTCTGGTACAACTGCATCAGGCAATAATTCACACGCAGAAGGGGTTAGAACTACAGCAAGTGGTCTATCCTCGCATGCACAGGGTTTTAATACTATAGCAAGTGGACCATATTCTCATGCTGAAGGTTATAAAACAATGGCCTCTGGAGGTGCTTCACATGCCCAAGGTTCTTCTAATTATGATAATCCATCATTTATTTATATGGTAGGTGTTGGTACTAATACTAATAGTACTAATATTATTAAGCAAAATGCCTCTGTTATATACGTAGGAAGAGATTCAAAAGGTGGAGTTGATCCAAGTAATCCTAAAAATGGCTATCAATATCTCATAGGTATTGGAGGTTATCAAGGTCAAGCTATTGGTACAGATACTAAGAGCATTCAAGAAGTGATAGCAGATCTTGAGGGTCGTATTACTGCCTTAGAGAATCATTAAGAGAATATAAAGTTAATTATATAGTTAAAATAAACAAACAATTATGACAAAATTTGTAGATAGTTTAGGATTAAAAAGATTAGTCACAAAGATTAAGGAAGCAGTTAGCAATGGAACTTGGTTGCCAGTGAGAAAAGGAGAAGGTGAAGGTTCTGTTGTAATGGGAAATAATACTATAGCAAAGGGTGAGTACTCTCATGCTGAAGGTATTGGTACAAAGGCATATAAGGATTATTCTCATGCAGAAGGTGGAAATTCAAGAGCAGATGAATACTTCTCACATGCTGAAGGTAATGGTACAATTGCATCTGGTCAAGCATCTCATGCTGAAGGTTCTAGTACATCAACAGGTGGTCAAGCATCTCATGCTGAAGGTAATCTTACTAAAGCACTGAGTGATTATTCTCATACAGAAGGTATTGGTACAGAAATAGGCATATATGGAAAGGGAGCACATGCGCAAGGCTACTATAACTATGATAAATACTACTTTATTGATATGGTCGGTGTTGGTGCAAATATGGTTGATAGAAAGAATGCTTCTGTAATATATGTAAAGCGTGATACAAATAATGATCCGGATTTAAGTGATCCAAAGAATGGTTACCAATATCTCCTTGGTGTTGGTGGATATCAAGGTCAAGATATTGCAGAGGGTATGAAGAGTGTGCAAGAAGTGATAGCAGACCTTGAAAAAGGAGTAGCAGCATCAGAGACTATGACTGTTGAGGAGATTAGGGAAATAATGAGTGCATAGAAATAAATGATAAAATAAATAGTAACATAAAATTTTTAAACAAATCGTTATGACAAAGTATTTAGACAAAGTAGGCCTTACAGAGTATACTAAGCTTATGAAGGCTCATGTAGCAAAGAGTACATTGAAACTTGGTGAATCATCAGGTACGGCTTATGACGGAGCAAAGGGTAAGGCAAATGCAGACTTCATTAATGGAGTGAAAAACGGTAACCTCGCTCTTGTGTCACCAGAAATCAGAGGCAGATGGAATGTGTTCAACGCGGCTGGTACAGCAGTGGAATCAATGGTTTCATCATCAACCTCTCTGTCACTTGAAAATGGTTATCAAGCATCATGGACAGGCGCATTCTCATATCCAGCAGCAAAGGAAGGCCAGAAAGTTCCAACAAGTGTATCTGGTAATTGGACTGCACTTCCAGCAGCAAATACACCATCTGCAACATACACAACCCCAGAGAAGGTAAAGACTGACACCACAATCTCTGCAACCATCGCAGCTGCCAAAACTGGTCTTATGGTTGTTGGTTCAGATGTAAAGCCTGCAAGTGGCAATGACACAAAGACAGCATCTTCAAGCGTACACTTTTATCATCGTCGTTACTTTGGTTTGGCTTCAGTATCAAATATAACAGCAGATGTTATAAAGGGTTTGAGTAAGACAGACCTTAATAATTCACGCACAGCAAAGTTGACTGGTATCTCAGCAACAGATGCTCAGTACTATGTAATAGCTTATCCAAAGGCAATGGGTGAGTTGACCAAGATAGTACAGAATGGTGCCACACCATTGCTGAATGGAGGTTTTGTAAAGAGTGAGGTAACAGTGACAAATGCAGCTGGTGCTTCAATAGTTTACTTGGTATACCGTACAGTAAACCCAGGAGCATTGAAGGATAACTCATTCCTGGATATAGCATAAATAATTGTTTAACATTAAAAACATAAAAAAGATATGGCATTAAAACAAGCAAATACGCTGGCTCCAAGTAATGTGTCAGCAACAGGTTTTGCCTTGGCAGACGCAAGACATATTGGAGGTCATAAAGTTGTAGCAAGTCTAACAGCTTTGTATGCATTACAGGATTGGCAGCTACTTAATCCTGGAGAAACAGACACAGCATTGGCATTAGGTCAGCAGTGGTATGTTAAGGGAATTGGTTTCTATAGACTAACCAACTGGGCTAATCGTAAAACATCAAGTGGTTGGATAAAGGAAGTAGATCCAAATAACATTGACACTACACTGTTTCAGATTGTTTCTGCTCTTCCTACAAGTGGCATTAATAAGAATCGTATATATCTTGTAGCTTCGGCAAACAGAGACCCTAATGGTAAAAATATATATGCCGAGTATATCTATACTGGTGATACCTCAGCCACCTATGACGCAACCAAGTGGGAGAAAATTGGTGAATATACACCAACCGTGGACTTATCTCCTTACATGAAGTTGGAGCAGAAGGGTGTGGCTAATGGTGTAGCTACCTTGGATGCAAATGGTAAGGTTACTGATGGGCAGTTGTGGGATGCAACAAGCAAGAATCATGGTTTGATGTCAGAAGAAGATAAGAAATTTCTTGATACAATCAATGATGAACTATCTGTGGGTAAATACTCTGATGTATGTAAGTTTGATGATATAGTTACACCTCTTATTGGGGATGTTGAAATACTTCAAGAATCACTTTCTGAGTCTGTTTTAAACTATGTTATTATCTATCTTACAACTAAAAATATGTTTGTAGCAAGCTATGAGGGTAAATATTATAATAATTGGGCGCATAAAGCAGAAACCTTTGGTGCCTCAAATACTCCAGTAGAAGGTAAATTGTATTTAAAGAAAGCAGGACAGATATCAGTGGCTGGTTCGATTGTATCACCTACTTTATATACAGGTGATAGTAAGGGTCTTTATCCTCTTGTTAATGAAAAGGATATTGAAGTTATGTCTAATGAAGATATTGATGCTTTGTTTACATAAAACATAAGTTATAACAAGTAAACAAAAGTGGTGAACTCTTCTTAAAGGTTCACCACTTTTTCTTTGCTTTATTTTATCCTATCCAATTCCTCTATAGCTGTTTGTATCTTTATATTTATTACCTCGTTCACTGTCTTATGTATTTTTCTAAGTTTTATTTGTTGAGTCTTTAGCTTTATTTAGTAACACCATAAGAGAAGTTCTTAAATCATCTTGTTTTACAAGATTAAGTTTCTTTCTAATATGAGTGCGTTGGCTTGTGATATTAGAAGGAGTTTTGTGAAGGGTGAAACATATTTCTTTTAAGGACTTACCAATAAGAATGAGTTTACAGATTTCTACTTCTGAGGGTGTGAGGGATGGACAGATTGAGAGAAGGTTGATTGTTTCTATATACTGCTGATGGTAGTAATCCTTGATGTTGTTGAGTAGTTCTTCTTGATGAGTGGAAGACAGTCTTGATAAGAGAGAGTAAACTTTTTCCTTGTCAGACTTATTAAGATTGATAAGCATATCAATGGCAGATTGTTCTTCTTTGGTAATTCTGTTAGGCATACGGAGACCTTTAGTTGCATTTTTAGAGTCAAAAATTATGATGTAAAGAATAAACATATAACCAACAAAGAAAATTCGCATGGCTCTTAGAATGTGATGGAGAGGAGAGGTAATGCAGAAGATAGTAAGACTAAGAGTTAGGATTGTTATTATAGTGATTGCTAACTTACTTAGGCGCACAGCTATAGCTACTGAAGCAAGGATGAGAATGATGTTGAGATTGCCAAGAATATGAATGCCATAAACACCTGTTATAGACAATTCATAAAGAGATTCTGCTGATAGCTTTATAGCTATAGCAGTAAAGAAGATATAGACAGATGCTTTAGTGGAGAGGGTGTTAGTCCAGAAAAAAATCTGTAGAATAAATATAAAGATAAGGTGAAACCAATTATAAGCATCAAAGATGGTGGAATGATGGTAGTCATTAAGACCAAGAATGCTCTTGGTGCTGGCTTTTAAAGTATAAACAATAAAACCAAATACTTGTTATGATGAATTTTGGATCAGACCCAGTATTAGGGGGACAGCAGAATCAAACCTTGGAACAGTTGAACCAAGAATGGGCACAGAAACTTATGGAGTTGCAGAAGCAGAAGGGTACAATAAACATGCAGCCACAGCAGACAAAGACTCCTACTTGGGATGAGATAGACAAAATAATGGATGGGTTGACAGACTCACAGAAAAATTATCTGAACAATAATGAAGAGTTTGTAGAGAGCTATAAGAATGTAGCAGACATACTGCAAAGAGAAGAACTAAGAATAATCAGACCATTGGTAGAACAAACCAAGGATGGAAAGGAAGCCTTAGAGAAACATCTTTCCCTTATAAGGAAACTCAGGAAGAATGCAATGCAAGCAGAAGAAGAAAAAACTGCATTGTGGAATGAGTACATGACAAACTATAGTGACATGACTTTCAAGGACTTTATGACAATGATGAAAGCAAAGAAAGGAGGAAACAAATGAATATACCAACATTAAAAGAAAAGTTTCTAAGCAGCTTGGATTTATGGTTTAATGAAAGAGTGGATGAAATGGTGAAAGACAATCCTGCTCTTACAGTACCCTCAGTATATATCAAGCGAGGATGTCATAACATTATAAACAAGTATGAAGGAAAGATAAGTGAAGGCATAGACAATGCAGCATTATTTCTTGCTGATGAAAATGGAGACGTTAATCTAAATACATTGTTTACAGATGCTATGGAAATGTTCAATGGTATGGAAGAAGCAACCTTTGACATGGGATTTGTGAAAGGAGTTATGGGAAAAGGAAAGTTAGCTATAACATTACCAGACAATATACTGATGAACATAATATTTGGAAGTAAGAAAACAATAACATTCAGTGGTGAGGACTTTATGGAATTGAAGTCATTGCTCACTACATAATAAATAAGACTTGAGATATGGAACAGAATGAAATAATGAAAGCCTTTGAAAGGCTATACAATAAAATGGTAACATCAAAAGAACCAAAGTACATGAGTATATTTGGAGGTGTTATGAAATGCATGATGAAGGATATTGCAGATTGGAGACCAGATGTAGCACAGGAATACATAGACAGATTGGAGGCAATAAACTGGCACAACTATTTATCAAAGAAAGAAGCTACACAGATAGTAAGTGACATGGAGCCAGAGGGAGGATGGAATACCTCAGAATGGGAGAGCTGTATGAAGTCACAAGGCATTTGTTTGGAGGAAGAGCCTTACTATAATAAATGGGCTATGTATACTGCAATGAACATGGTATATTCAGACAGTATAAAGACAATAGCAAAGATAGCAGGGAAACCTCTGACAGAAATGTCACAAGAAGAGAGATTTAATGCAGTACACCTATTAGCATTAGATAAGTTGAAAGATAAGGATGGTGTTTTTAATGTAAGAAAATACTTTGGAGTATAGATTTTAAGCCTTTCTATATCTAATAAAGATATGGGAAGGCTATTTTTATGCAATAAGGTTAGATAAGATTAGGGGAAATCTTAGATGAAGTATGGAGTTAATAGGTTTTATTATCTTTGTCTTAGAATAATAATAAGAAAAATAAAAGGAGATAATATATGGCTTATAATGCAATAGGAGGTTTCCCACCACAACAGCTCTCTTTTAATAAAAAAGGAAAGAAGTGGAGAGCTAAATGTGTAGATTTTGGAGATGACCATAGCTTGATGCACTATCATCTTACAAGAAAATCAGTAAGAGCAATGAAAATAAATTATGACTTACTGAATGGAAGAATACACATGGATGACTTAAAAGTTATAGTGAACCCTTATAATATAGAGGCATCCTTTATACCAGAGAATATACAACACTATCCAGTTATAAATTCAAAACTTGAGGTACTTAGAGGAGAAGAGTCAAAGAGAACCTTTGACTTTAAAGTGATTGTGACTAATCCAAATGCTGTGTCAGAGATAGAAGAAGAGAAGAATCTACAAGTGAATGCAATGCTTCAACAGCTTGTGATGGATGGTTCTATGGATGAGGAAAGCTTTAACAGAGAAATGGAGAAACAGGCAGACTACTTTACTTATGAATATCAAGACAAAAGAGAAGTAAGAGGAAACTTGCTGCTTAATCACTATATGAAGGAACTTGAGATGTCACAACTCTTTAATAAGGGATTTGTAGATGCTTATACAGTAGGAGAAGAAGCTTATATATGTGATATAGTCGGAGGAGAGCCATACTTGGAAAAGATAAATCCTCTGAAGATGAGAGTAATAAAGTCAGGAGCTTCATCATATATAGAAGATGCAGACATGATAGTGTTGGAAGACTATTGGAATCCAGGAAGAGTAATAGATACTTTTTGGGACCAACTATCTAAGAAAGATATTGAAGCATTGGAAAACACAAGAAGCAGTACAGGAAGTAGTCCTTATGCAGACAGTATGGATAATATAGATAGCAGATATGGTTTTATACCTAATGTAAATTTGTCAACTGTTGGAGATGAAGCTATAGACCCATACAGTTTATTTGACAACCAAGATGATACATCTTATCTGCCCTATGACATGAATGGAAATGTAAGAGTATTGAGAGTTTATTGGAAGTCAAGGAGACAGATAAAAAAAGTGAAGAGTTATGACCCTGAAACAGGAGAAGAAGAATTTAACTTTTATCCTGAGACCTATCACAGTAACCCAGACAAAGGAGAAGAGGAACAGACATTTTGGATTAATGAGGCATGGGAAGGAACAAAGATTGGAGCAGACATATATGTGAACATGAGACCAAGACCAGTGCAATATAATAGATTGAGTAATCCATCAAGATGTCACTTTGGTATTGTGGGAAGTATATATAACCTTAATGGTGATGAGCCATATTCATTGGTAGATATAATGAAACCATATTCTTACCTATATGATATATTTCATGATAGACTTAATAAGATACTTGCAAAGAATATGGGAAAGATAATTAGAATGGACCTTGCAAAAACACCAAAAGGATGGGATGCAGATAAATGGTTGTACTATATTAATGTGAATGGTGTTTCAGTAGAAGATAGCTTCAAGGAAGGTAGTGTAGGTATGGCAACTGGTAAGCTTGCAGGAGCAATGAACAATGCTTCATCAGGAGTTATAGATGCTTCTTTGGGTAATGAGATACAACAATATATAAATGTGCTTGAATGGATTTCAACAAAGATAGGAGAGCTTGCTGGAATATCAAAACAGAGAGAAGGACAGATTAGTAATAGAGAGACTGTTGGAGGTGTAGAAAGAGCAACACTACAATCGTCACTCATTACAGAAAGACTCTTCTTTACCCATGACAGTGTGAAGAAGAGAGTACTGGAATGTTTCTTGGAGACAGCAAAGATAGCTATAAGAGGCAGGAAGAAGAAGTTTGACTATATACTGAATGATGGTAGCAAAAAGCTTGTTGAGATAGATGGTGATGAATTTGCAGAGTGTGACTATGGAATAGTAGTGGATAATAGCAATGGTACTATGGAACTTAACCAGAAACTTGATACACTGGCACAGGCAGCACTTCAGAATCAGTTGCTTGACTTCTCTTCAATAATGAAGCTCTATACTACAACAAGTGTTGCAGAAAAGCAGAGAATGGTTGAGGCTAACGAGAGAAGAAAGAGAGAAGAAGCATTACAACAGCAGCAACAGGCACAGCAGATACAGCAAGCACAGTTACAGCAGCAACAGCAGATTGCACAGATGAAGGCAGAGCAGGAATATAAGATGCATCAAGAAGATAATGAGGTGAAGATATTGGTTGCTCAAATAAATTCTAAGGCTGAAGCTGATAGGATGTCTATCATGAATAATGATGCTGTAGATACTGCTGCACTTGAGAGAGAAAAACTGTCGGAGAATGCAAGACAATTTAATGAAAATCTTGCTTTGCAAAAGAAGAAGCAAGCTGATGATGTGAGGATTCAAGAGAAAAAAGTGAATGCAGCGTTGAGGAAGTAGAGATAAGATAGTTGTTCTAGAAGTACTAGATGTTCTAGGAAGAGGTGGAGGGTGGGAAATATAAAATAATAATTAAAATTGGAAGAGATGAAGTTAATAAAGATAGAGAATTATTCATTGCAGATTGCTGATGAGGCACTGTTGATAAAGCCTATAAGGAAACTATACAACCAAGATAGAAGTGCATCGAAAGAGCAGTTCTATAAGCAGATGTCATATCTTTATTTTATGATAGATCCAAGAAGCACATACTCATATATACTAAATGAGGAAGAGAGAGCTAAGGCTATTATAGAACAGGAAGGACTTGACAAAGACTTTAAGCCATCGTCTTTGTTGCAGGAAGCAATGGAAGTATATAAGAAGCATACAGTGACACCTTCACAGGAGTTGCTTAATGCTGCCCTTGTAGCAGCAAGAACTGTAAGCACTTTTCTAAAGAATCCAAACATATTGAATGAAGAGGATGATAAAGGAAGACCTAAGTATCAAATATCTGCAATAACTACAGCACTGAAGAATGTTGAGGGAATAGTATCATCATTGCAGAATCTTCAGAAGAAAGTGGAGAGTGAGCTTAGTGAACAAAGTAAAGCAAGAGGAAGCCAGGAACTTACAATATTTGATGATGTAGATTAAACAATAAAGATTATGAAAGCAGGTAAATTACAATATGATATTATTTATTTAGATATATTACAGAGTGGTATTTTGTTTATAGTATCTCCAGATAAAGAGACTTTCTTAAAGAATATTTCAAGACTTATTCATAAAGAGATAATTGATAAACAGCATCAAGGAGAATTAATAAAAGATTTGATAGATTGTTTTTCAAAGGATAAAGTGTTATATCCAGGCACAACCTTTGAAACTTTTACTACTGATGGTGTTCAGTACTTAGTTGTGGTGTTACGAGAGGATTTGAATAATTTAGACAGCACACTTGTACATGAAATGTATCATGTTGCATATAAACTTTTTAAGGAACGTGGAATTGAGGATGAAGAGGTTTTTGCTTATACTTTAGAGTATCTATTTTCTAAAGGAAGAAAATTTTTTGAAAAGTTTAAGAAAGAAAGCAGTCTTCATAATAATAAATAGTGTAACTTTACAGAGTGGATAGAATGTAGAAGTTCTAGATAGTCTAGGATGTTCTAGAGTAGAGATTGTAAAATTAAATAATATGAAAGAATTAGTTGCACAATATATTAGAGCAATTGAAAATCCTGATTGGAATGATTTGTCTATCTCTGATAAAGCTGAAATGATGAAAGTCGCTATTGCTAATGGTATTACTACATTACCTGAGATAAAAAGAACTTATAATGAGTTTGCTAAGGGAGGAAAGATGAATGTTTCACAAGGATACCGTCCCTCAGACAGTATAAAGAAAAGAATAGCTAATTGGGAGGGAAGCTCTATGAGGACAAACAGGAGTTTTGAAGATGAGGCAAGAGACTTTAACAGAGTAATTCCTTCTGAGGTGAGAGACAGGTTGACTCAACAACAGAAAGATGCTTTGTATTCTTATGGATATAATGTAGGTATGGGAAGGTTGAAGGAAAGAGTTGTACCAATACTAACTGCTTATACAGAAGGCAAGGCTTCAAAGGAGGATGTGCAGAGAGCTATGTGGGCTTCAAGAGATAATGAGCTAAGAGGACTTACTACAAGGAGAAATGCTGAAAGAGAAATGTTCGGAGGAAACTATAGAACAAAGTTTACTGGTACAGGGAAACTTGGAATACATGTAGACCCTTCAGAATATACTATACCATCTAATTACTTCAATAACTTCAATGCAGAGATAACATTACCTCAGATACAAATGCCTAATGGTATGGATGTAGATCCAGAGACACTTTATAAAGCTCCTGTTATTGATGAGACAATGTTTGAGAAGCCTGCTGAGACAGTGGAAGAGATTACTTATAATCCTCAAGAGGATAGGATGGAAGGAATAAGGAGACTTGGAAATGTGCTTGGGATGATGGGAGATGATAGTGTGAATAAATCATTAGGAATATTGGATTATGTGGGGAGGATATATTCATAGAGTAGAAGGTATAGAGGTACTAGAAGGTTCTAGAATAAGGAAGAAAGAGTGAAAAAGACAAATATAGATAAAAATAAATGGATGAATGTTTTGAAAAAAAAAGAAAGGGAGGTAGTGACACCTCCCTTTTTTGTTAGCAATATTTGTGGAACTCATCAATAGCCTCATCCTCATTGAGGTCAAGACCTTTGTGCTTAAAGACTTTTTGAAGGAATTTACGGAACATCTTTTCTTTGTCCTTGATTTCCAAAGCAAGTTTTTCAGCACCTTCATGATCAAGCTTAGGATTCTGAAGCATAATCAAGTCAGCAATAGCAGAAAGATTCTTGACTTCCTCTGTCTTAGTGATGACTGGAGTTTTGACAGATTCCTCAGCACTTAACTCTTGATGACTTTCAGTTTTTAAGTCTGTAGCAGATTCCTGTATAGTAGCTGTGACTTTATTCTCAGAAACACTTGAAGTATCACTTAAAGGATTGACAATCTCAGAAGTACTAATCTCAAGATACTCACCATTATTACCAAGAGGTTTTACCCTCTTAAAGGTAAGTTCATTGGGAGAAGAAGTTTCAAGATGCCAGAGATAAGTCTCCTTACCTACTTTTGTCTTCATGTAAGAGACATCTGTAAGATCAGCTATTTCTTCTGGTCTGTATACTCTAAGTTCACCAGTCTTGAGATTGACATTATAGTGAGTATCCTTACCACCTTTCCATGGAACAAGTTTAGTGTTATCCCAATTATTACGGATGAATTGATTAATCACCAACTTAGGAACAACAGTAGGGAAGTGTCTATAAGTGTCAACATAAGAAGCACCAGTATTTTCATTCATCAATCTTTCCTTGACATAAGTAGGAACCAATGCCATGAAAGTCTTAGGAGAAAAACCAATGCCAGCACGGAAGAAACTATAGTCAAACAACATCTTAGAGAGCTTAGGGTCAGCCTTATGAAGGTCAATCCAAGCACTACGAAGTTCCTCCTTACGCTGTTCATCCATACCAGTGATATTAATCGTAAGATAAGGATGTCCTGTCTTCTTAGAAACATTCATCCTAATGGCTTGAATAAGCTCATTATTAGGAAATTCATCCTTGAAGTTCTGCTCCATAAACCACTTAGGGAATGCTGTTGCATAGTCCTTGAGATTCTTAGAGTCAATAACCCCAGACTGTACAAGAAGATAAGACTGATAGAAGTTAGAGAACTGGTCAAGTAACTTCTTATCACCATACATCTTGTCAGCAATATCCTTTGGTAACTGAGCAAGTAAGTTTCTGAATCCAACACTACCAGTAGGCATGTCAGAGAACAGAGACTTAGCTATGTCAACAGTTCTTGCAAATTGCTTCAAGACAGGATGATCAAAGAATATGTCATCAATATCCACAGGAACATCATCAGCAGTGTAGAAGTGAGTACCATTATCAGTATTAGCATCAATAAACTGAGACATTTTGTGCTCAATTATAAGATTGTCAATGATGAGTGGACCAACAGCACTGGAGATAGAATTGAATCTTGTGGCATAAGTAGGCTTACGCATAGCATCAGTAAGACTTCTCATCTTCTGAAAAGCAAGCAGTACCTTATAATCAGTAGCTTCATGCTCTTCAGAAGTAAGACCATTAACAAGTTCCTCAGTAGAAAGAGGTTCAGTGTTGATGTTAGAAGAGTCACTGATATTATACTTCTGACGATAAGTGTCAAGCCATTTATTGATGAGACTATCAAGAGACACATAGTTAGTAAGATTATCCCTATTGAACTGACTAAGCAGACGCTCTATAACATCTTGAGAAAGGAAAAGAGCAGCATCATTGAAAGTCATACCTAATCTAAGCATAGTATTAAGCATACCAGCAGTAGTCATATTGACATTCATAAGATTGAGGATAGGGTCTTTCACAGCATCAGCAGAAGCAGATACAAGAGAGCCAAGAGTCTTACCAATGAGAGTTCCTTCACGGTCATACTTCTGGTCTATCTGCATTCTACCACCAAAGGTAGTGCCAGCAATAGTGAAATCATCATTACCACAAATCTCAGACACATCAAGGAATATGTCATTACTCTCAAGAGTAGCATGGGCTACTTTATTGACAGCAAACACACCAATCAATGATGCAGCAGCAGAGTTCTGCTTATAGAACTGAACCTGAGTATCAGCAAAGGTGAGATCCTTATCAGTATAAGACAACTTCTTGAGTTCATCAATAGACATACCTTGAAGAGCATTCCAAGAAATACCATTGTTAGCAGGATTCTTATAGGCAGCAACCATGTATCCCATCTTCTTAGGAGCATCAAAGCCACCAGGATTAAGAATCTTGTCAGCAGTCATCTGATTGGTAAGAACAGCATAAGTCATATCAATAATCTTGTTATCTCTATATGTTCTACCAAAAGTAGGAGCATCAGTATAGTAAGCAACTTGTTGATATTGACCATAAAGCCATTGCATGAACTTATCAGTAGACTTCATCTTCTGAGGATTGTCAAGGAACATTCTAACTTGTTCACCAATCCATTGATTGTTCGTTTTACCATTATGAGCCTTAGCATAACTTTCAGAAGCTCTCTTAAAAAGTTCACTCTCAATATCCTTTCTTCTCTTAGTCTTAATAGGTATGTCCTTACGCATGACATAACGCTTATCAACATCAAAGTCAGAATCATCAATCTCAGTAAGCTCATAAGGAAGCATAATAGCATCACCAGCTTCACGAGGCATGAAACCAACAACCTTCATAGGAGCACAAGAGTACTTATCCTCAGTAGGAATACGGTAGCTAACCATTTTAAGAAGCTCTGGATCAACAGCATTGATAGCATCAACATTGATAGAGCCATCAGCGTTAGAGAACTTGTCAAATAGTTCATTAGACCATATAGGACAGAATACTTCAAAGTAAGCAATACCACCTTGATTCTTCTTAAGATAGTCTTTATAAGAAAGACCATCATGTTCAGAGGGAACATACTCCTCCTCAAGAGGAATGAGATTACCTTGCTTATCATTGAACCTAATGTGAAGCTGCTTAGAAGTACCAAAGTTAGACACCTGCACAATAGGACCACCAGCAATTTTCTGCTTGTTAACTCTATTCTTAATGACAGAATTTATAAGCTGTTCAATACGTTTAGCCTGTATAGGGTCACCTTTTGGGATTCTAAATTCACCAGTCTCCTTATCAATAGAACAAGCCTGCACAAGGTCAATGCCATAGCGAGGAGAAGATAAAACTTCTCTTTGAAGAATCTTGGAAAGAGCAATATTTCTCTCACGCTTATCCTCACTATTTAAGTGAAGTTCAGCAGAAAGATTATCAATACTCTCCTCAATATTATCAGCAATAGTCTGCTCATACTCTTTACGGAATTCATCAGCCTTCATTCTCTTGACAGTACCATCAGGTTCAGTCCACTCATAGAAGTTATCCACTTGTTGACCATTTTCATCAATAGTGAAGAGGTCAAGGTCAGATGGAGTAATCATTCTAATCTGAGAACCATGAGCCTGAGAATGCTCCTTGAAATGTTCAGGAACCTCCTGCTGAAGACAATAATCTTCAAAAGAAGTCTCATGTACAAAGGTATTAGTGTTATAATTCTTATAAACTCTTTCACCTGTAGCATCAGTCTCCTCCTTGAAGATTTGATTCATCATAAAGGTATAGGCAGCATCTTCACCACCTTCCATATCCATGAACTGATAGATATTCATCTTGCCTTGAAGACCAGACTTGATGGAAGATTCAAACTGAACAGTATCAATACCTTTAGTAGGCATAAGACGTTCAGAATCCTCCATTACTCTATAGACAGCTCTAAGAAGATTAGGACGAGAAAGCTTTTCACCTTTAAGAATAGCATCAGCCATAATAAGAAGATACTCGGCATTCTTGGCTTGGAAAGGTACTTGCATACTGTGAATAGGAGCATTATCTACACCCATATCCTTAGTAAGTTTAGAATACACAAAAGGCTTAAGAGGCTGAAAAGCAGTCTCAAGGTCAGTATATGTGTATTCACCTTTAAGCATCTTTTGATAAATATCCTCAGCATGACGAGACCATTTGCCAAAGATGTAAGCCTTCTTTCTGTAAGAAGAAGGAGAGGAATAGCCTTGAGCATCAGTGACATTAATCTTAGTGTACTTACCATCCTTGCCAACAAGAGACTCTTTGAGAGCAATCATTGCAGCCTTCTGATTGTCAGGGGCAGCAGCAATTCTACGATCAAATACCTCTGTGATATTAGCTATGATGTTAGACTTGAAAGAATCAAAGTCTTGCAAGATGAAAGTTCTGTACTTACCATCAGACACTCTATTACCATCATAATCAATAGCGTTAATATTACCTCTGACACCAGGAGCATGAAGCTGAGCAAGACGTTTCTGCAAATCCTCAGTATCTTTGTAGAAAGCAATGTCAGAGAGAGTGAGTTGAAGAATATTCTTAGATGCAAAAGAATCATTCCAAAGGAAGTTCTCCACTTGCTTTCTAACCCAATCATTGATTACACCCTCTCTTTCCTCATTCTTTATGTTTGAAGAATTATCAAACTCAGAAGGATATATGTCCTTAATGTTCTTTGCAGCCTCAAGAATACCATTGCTTTCCCATGTGTCAAGGATAGACTGTACTCTGTTCTCCATAGACTGACGGATAACCCTTTCAGCAAGCTTACCAAGTTCAACCTCTTCATCAGGAGTAAGATTAATCTCACCATTGACCTTCTTCTGAAGAAGAGAAGCAAACCTATTATTGTCAGAAGATACAGAGCCATCCTCATTACGGAGAATAGTTCTTTTGGAAACAGCACTCTCTTCAAGATAGCTATTGAATACAGGAAGGAAGTTGAACTTACGACCATTAGTATCAAAGTTCTTAATGAATCCAGGGTCATTCTTAGACATGTTTCTTCTAAGGACAGTCTGTATTCTACTAATCTCTTGTAGAAACATGTTATGAAGACCATTAACAATAGCATTCTTATAACCATCACCTCTATAAGAGTAGAACTTGATGAACTCAGAAGAAGGCTTATTAGATTGCATGGGCACTCTATACCAAGCAGGAACTCTATCTTCAACCTTTGCACTCTCAGAGAAGTATTCAGTGATGAGAGAAAGAGTATATTCAGCATCACTCATATTGCGCATATAGTTATGCTTATTGAAGTTAAGCTCAACCTTATGGTCAAACACCTTACGAGCATTCTCATCTCTTGCAAGAAGTCTGAGCCACTCATTACGCCAACCCTTAGTAATATCACCAGCACCAAACTTAAACCATTCAGAAGAGCCATACTCATCAAGAATGAAATCCTCAAAAGCTTGACCTTCCTGACGGAACTTGTTAAAGAGCTTAGTCATGAATGAAGGAGTGACATAAGACTGATACATTTTACCACTATCATAGAAAGCATTGATAGCAGTATCTTCAAGTTTATCAGTGATAGGAGTGAGGAAGTTGCGGAGACTACCATTAACACCAAACTTAGTGCCAAAAGCAAAAGGATTATAATCCTTCATCTCACCCTTATGCTGAGCAGAAGCAGCACTATCAAGGTCTTTGACAATGAAGTTAAGAGCAGAAGTAACCTTATTAATACTCTCAGCATTGACAACACCAGAAAGCATATCCTCAGTGATATTATAACCAAAGGCTCTACAAACAGCCATGATATTATCAGATGCAACCTTAGACATTTTATCATCAAGAGTATTGCCCTGCTTAATAGACTTATCTATATTCTGAAGTTCAGACAATGCCTTATGAAGAGTGAAGTCATTGCTAACAGAGTTAGCAGAACCAAGCAACTTAGTGTTAACCTTACCATTAATGCCAAAGAGAGGGTGTTCTCCAATCTTGAACTGAGAAGTGATAGTGTTCATCACATCAGTAAGGGCAGGATGACTATTGACAGCTATACTATGATACTTACCATCTTCAAGAAGAACAACAGAGTAAGGTTGGAAATGCTTAGAGAACACTCCATAGAACTGGCTTTGGAAGTCAGTTTCACTACCACTCTTATCAGATAATCTCTGAATAAGCTGAGAGAGCCAAGGGTTCTGAGACTGCTTATCAGAGAGCTTCTTAATCATAGCATCAAGAGATAAGGAACCTTGAGTCCAACGGAGAATACTATTTACAGCTTCACGAGGATTAACACGCTCTGCAATACCCCACTTACTCATAACCTTACTACTATCAGCATTAAGAAGATAACACTCATGAATGCCTTGTCTAACAAGAGCAGACATAGAGTTAAGGACATCAATAGTACGATTTTCTATCTGCCAATGCTCTTGATCATCCTTCTCACCTTCCTCAGCAGCAATATCCTGGTCATTGGAATAGTCATTGAAGTTGTCATAGTCAATATGAGAATCATCAGTAGTGGTAAAGTTACCCTTAGAGAAATCCTTAGCAATACCAAAGCCTTCATTCATAGCAAAAACATCAGCAGCAAGATACATGATAGCATCCCAGTTGTCAAAGATAAGGTCAGCTTGGAAACTGATACCATTTTCATCATCCTTATAGGAATCCCAGTTAGCTTCAGTATCAAATATAGACTTAACACTATCAATAAGACGGTTGATACCAACAGCCTCAACAATTTGCTTTCTTGAGGCAGACTGAAAGTCAAGGTCAGTGTTGAGAGTAGGGAATAGTTTCTCTGCAAGACCCTCTTCCTTTTGAAGCTTTGTTATTGAGTCAGAGATTTCATTGGCCACAAGTTCAGCAGTATGACGAATCTCAGATGCAGAAAGGTGAGAAGCACCTAACTCATCAAGATGATATACCTCACCATCAGACTCCAAGTCTTGATTGCCAAGAAGATTGTCAATCTGATGATTAAGTTTATCATACTCATCAAGAGTCTTTTCAACTTGTTTCTTTTCAGAGTTCTTAGATTCTTGAAGATACTCTTTCTCACTTGTAGATTGTAGAATGTTGTCCATGTGATTAATAATGTTTTGATTATCCTCTATAGAGTTTTCATCAGAGATTTGAGCATCAAGTTCCTTAAGATAAGGAATTTTCCAGGCAGCATCTACTGGTGTATCCTCATAGAGATCGTTAAAATATTCATAACTTGGGAGAGAAACCTGCTGAACAGAACCTTCTGGTAAAGTAAGAGTACTAGAAGATTGAAGTTGTTCTGTAGATTCTATTCCTTTTTCTTTTTTAAGTTCCTCACGAACTTCCATAAGGATTCTTGGGAACTCTGTAGACCACTTACTTTCATCTTGAGTATGTGTAAGAGTGGCATCACCAGTATCAATAAGTCTTTGTGCAGCATCTGGGTTTTGAGAGAATGAAGCTTTTATAAGAGCCTTCATTATTTTGGAAGAGTTAGCATTCCATGCTTGAGTGTCAAGATTCTTGATGTTTCTTCCAATGTTTCTTGCCATAGATCCAGTTGCATACTGTAACTTATAGAGCTTATTATCAGCATCATTAATATCATTAGGGTCATTAACAAATGCAAGTTTCATTCCTTGAAATGCTCCTTCCACAGTGTTGAAATCCCTATTGATAAAGATGTTGCTGCTTTCATCTATTCCAAGTTCATTGAGAAGTTGATTGTCAATGACAAATGGTCTGTCAGCAAAATTGCTTAAATCAGCATTCTCATTAGTTCCTGCATAGATGTTAATCTTAGTATCTGAAGTAGGATATTTTACTTCTTCAGATAACTGACTTACTTGTGGTAGAGGTTTAGTTCCTTGTTCCTGAGTTTCTCGTAGGTTTCCATCTCCTCTCTGGATTCTGGCTTGTGACTCAACAAGTAATCCTCCATTGCTTGTTTGTTGTTTTCCTGCAACAGTTTCTGCATTTCTTGTATTGTTGCTTTCATTGTTTTCTATTTTATTATTAGAACGAGAATTATTCTCTTTTGCTGTACTATCCTTATGTAATGGAGAACCTTCCTTCTTGATATTATTAGAGACAATAGTGACAGTATCAGTAGCCCTTGATACACCTACATATTCAAGTTGCTGCTTGAGATTGATAGTTTGAGTAGGTGCTGTATGTTTAGTGGGTTCAGTAGAAGATGTAGAGAAATCGTTTGAAAATCCCAAATCAACATCTTCTGCATCTCCAGTAAAATTAGCACTTGAAGCTACGTTATTATCTACTTCACCAAGGTCAACAACTTCCATAGCATTGTTACTATTAAGACCAGCTCTTGAGATGTCAACATCATCCATAAGAACATTGGTAAATGTAGAGCCTTGAGACTTATGAACAGTCATGGCATAGCCAAAGTCAATGGTCTTAGCTTGAAGAAGGTTGTGATTACTATCCTCAATATTATCATTGACAAAAAGAAAGTTATCAATGAAATTGATTCTCTGATAAATTTTAGCCTTAGCATCTCTACCAACAGCATGTTTAGCTTCAGCCCAAAGCATTTTCTTCTCATTAGCAAGCTGTATAGCAGCTTGAAGGTTAGAAGGATTGCTCTTGATGTCAATGAAGTTAAAGGTGTCAATATTACCTAAAGAATCCTCAAGTGTAAGAGGGATAACCTCCATAGTAACAGCAATACCATCATTAAGGTTTGTTGTTATTTTATGAGATTTGTCTACCTTAGACACTTTGTAAGACTCAGAGTTGATGAAACGGTAAGATTTTGTTTTCCATTCATATCCCCAGTTGTTATAACCAGTCATAGGCTCACCTACTTGTGGGATAGGAGAAGTGTAGCCAAGGAGTTCTCTGACTTGATTGTTATAAGCAGATACAGCCTTGTTAGTGAAAGCAAGAATCCTAAAGTAGTTAGAGTTATGTTTCAAACCTTTGACATAATGAGCTACAATATTGTTGATTTCGTCCTGATGATTAGGAGAGATATATGCAACACCTTCACCTTTATCATTAAAGGATGAAATACCAGATAGAGGATTACCATTACGAAGTTCAGTAGCTTCTTTGAGGATAGCATTATCATCAGTACGTTCCACTTGAGTAAGAGTAATGACTTTACCCTCACCATTGCGGAAGACCTTTGATATTTTATCCTCACCTACAGGAGCAAGCTGTGCAGAGTCTCCTACATAAATAATCTTAAGGTCATTCTGTTTGGCAATGTTGTTAAGAATACCATAATTCTCCTCATTAATCATTGATGCCTCATCAATAATAACCGTAGTGCCAGGAGTAATATCAGCATCCTTCAATACATTCACTAAATTGCGTGCATTGTAGGTATTACTTTTAGAATCAACTTCAACACTGATGCCAAATACTTTGTTAAGAGTAGCAGCCTTGAAACCAGCTTTAGAAACACGTTCATTAAGAACAGCAGCAGCCTTATTAGTAGTGGCACAGAAGACCACAGGACGATACTGTTTTCTACCTTTCTTAGCAATCATCTCCATAAGAGAAGTCTTACCAGTACCAGCATAGCCAGAGAGAGTCATAGAAGTTTCATTAGACTTCATGAATCTATCCATCTCATTAAGAGCATCTATCTGCTGAGCATTAGGCTTGAAAGGAGCCTTAACCTTAGTGCCATCAGCAAATGTAAAGTCTTGAGGTACAGGCTTACCACTATGCTCGGGCTTAGGTTCAATGTCATTAACAAGGTCATAGTCAGCAGATTCCTGCTTAATAAGATCTGTTTCATCTTTCAGCTGAGAAGAAGACATAGAATCAATGAATCTTTGTGCTTGATTCTCAACATCACCCATAATATTATTTCCCATAGACTCATCCTCAAACTTAGCAAAACAGTCTATTACAGCTAAGGAGCCATCAGGTTGTTTAATGACATTCTCTGGACGAATGTCAGTAACAAGATAACCATCCTTGGTATATTCAGCATTAATACCTTTACCCTTAGATAATGTGAATCCAAGAGTATTAGTCATATAATTCTGAATCTCTTGAAGAGTAGGAATATTATCACTATCTTCAATTAATGGTTGCTCAATAATAAGACTAATACCCTTATCTGATGTACCAATCTTTTTCAGAGTCATGGCTGTTGATGGAAATGCTATATTATGTATAGCAATTCTATATAGAAGAGCCTTTATATTTTGATAATAGTTAGGAGAGACATTCTTTATAACAACTCCTTTCTTTTGGTCTATCCATACTTTTGACTCTGTACCATGCAAGCTCTGGTCATTGAAAATATCATCATAATAATCATTAGGCTCATATATGAGCTGATGATTTCTCTCTGCCCAATCTAAGAGTTGACGTTGCTGTCTTGCAGCTTCTTCATAGCCTCTTTCTCGTAGGCTCTTGCCTTCATTTGTCTTTCCTTCATTTTCTCTACGATACTTTTGTTCTCCTTCTTGAAGGCTTCTGTAGATCTGTAAGAAAAGTCTTCCTGCTGATTTGATTGCTTTGTCATATTTCACAAGTTTTTTATATTCTAAACGCTGATTTGTCTGATTTATTGTATTATTAGCTACTTCTTTTCTGAGTTGGCTTTTAATACCATTATAACGCATGTAGGTATCAATATCAAAGGCATTAAGAGCCTTGTCAAGAGCATTCATTGAACGCTGATAGTAAGTATCGGAGGTATGAAGACCTAACAGAGACTTAAAGGCATCAAGAATCCTTGACCAGAAAGACTTGTTAGCTTTGTTTTGCTTGTCAATTTCTTGAATCTTATCTCTGAAGACAGGATTGGCAAGTTCAGCAACAAATTCAAAGGCATCAACAATACCTCTTTCACCTTTAAGGAGAGGATTGTTTTTGAGGTCTTGATAAAGAGAGTTAATCTCTGTATGGAACTCCTGCAAAGTTTCAGGTTTCTTCCAGTTCTCTGTTTTATTAGAAAGAGCATACATAGAAAGAGCATGCAGAAGTTCATGAAGAATAATAGGAGCCTTTTTATTTGTTAAAGTATTGTCTTCAAAGAAGGATTTTTTGAAGATAAGAGAATTGTTATCTGTATATCTACCAACAATACCAAAAGGAAGAGTTTCATTAAATGAAATTTCAATACCTAAGTCCTTAGCAATACTAAAGACTTTATCAGCCAATGTCTTAGAAGTTCTGTCATCGTTGAACCTGTTGTACAATTCCTGAACCTTAGAAATGGTATAAGTTTGATTGGTAGTAATATCAAGATTAAGCTTTTTGATATCCCTCATAGAACCAATGTTATCAAACTCATTAAAGAAATCATCTTTATCATAGTTAGCTTGTTCTACAGGTCGTTTAACAGAAAGCACATAGTTGCCCATGGCATTTCTGTAATGAACAATAGCAGACTGAGGGAAGAACCTTGAGGCTTCCTTCCTTGCTGCTTGAAGTTCGCTAAGAGACTTGAACTCTTGTGGAGTACTGTACATTTTTCCCCATAGTTCTCTTACAGACTTACCAGACTCTTGATACTGTGTATTACCAAGTTGAGCTTGGATATAAACATCTGTAGGAAAGAGAGTTTCATTACCAGTCTCTAACCAATACTTGTGAGTGATAAGTTCAAGGGTATTGTCAGAAAGATTATTACGTGCTGCAAGATCCTTGAACTCTTTACTACTTTTATTTACACATCCCATAAATGTTATGTTTTACTATTTAAAATTAATGGCAAAGATAAAGAAATTAATTATATGGTTGAGGGAGTTAAGAGATAAGGTTAGAAGAAATAAGAAGTATTGTTTTATAGAATAGAATTTCTAGATATACTAGAAGTTCTAGGAATTTTTGACAATTCTTTATAATAAGTTTGTTTTAATTCTCAATTACATTAATTGTTGTAATCTTTTTTTCTATATATTTCCAATTCTTTCTTATATGCCTCTGTATTGACATATCCACAGCAATTAAGTTCTCTACAGAAACCACTATAAACACAATTAGGAACCATTTTATCAGCCATGACAATATCTTGTTTAGCAATCTCAGACTTGACAGCTTTCCATGCTTCTTGTGTTTCTTTAGATGCACATTTGCAGAGTCTCTTTCTGCTGATGTTAATTAGAGTCTGAGCATTGACAACAAAGTCTTGGTCATTTTCAGAACCTTGTGGAAGTTCATCTCTACTACAATTAAGTTTTCTTCTATCTTCTCTTTGAGAATGAATAAAAGGTAACATGTGTTCATGCCTTAACAAATGAACTCCAACCCATTGTCTAAGATTTTTAAAATGAATACAATACTCAACTAGTTTAATTGGACTATGTTCTGCAAGAAGAACTTTAGCTTTCCAATTATCACTAGGTTCTTTATGCAAAGGTTCTTTACCAATAGTTCTTCTTGCTGCATCTAATGCTCTACTCCAAGAAGTTTCTTGTACAACTGTTACTTCCATTGTATATTACTTTTTGTTTTGATACTTTTTCATTTGTTTGCTTATAGCATTAAAAGCTGTTTGTATTTTCTTACAAACATTTTCATCATAAAGACCATTATCTTCTATTGATGAAGACTTATATCCTTGTAATGCTCTAAGAAGGTCTTCTCCAATCTTATAGAGAAGACCATGTTTATCGTAATTTGTCATAATTATGTGTTATTCTGTTTAAGTTGAGTAAAGTCATCTTTTGAGATTATATAGACTCTATCTCCAACTCTTAATTCTATAATTTTAACTTGCTTATTTTTTATTAATACTCACCTAAAGTAATACCAAAAGTAATTATAAAGGCAATTAGTGATATAAAACCATAGAAATAAACAGCACCATCTTTATCAGATATCCAATACACGAATATTTCCATAGCAAATATTATGATATATACTATGGCTACTAAAATAGATTTTTTCATATTAAAAAGCTTCTATATAATCAGCATCAGGAAATGTTGCATAAACATCATCCCATGCAGCATCTCTTTCATGTTCATCATCTTCATCATAGTGGTTACTATAAGTCTCCCTATGATTATCTTTGAAATGTATTATGAATGTCATAATTATTCCTCCTTTACTATTTTAAAATCCTCACCCCAAACAAAAGTGACATCCTCTGGGTCATAGCCTAATGAGGTAAGTATGTCTTCTGTTGTAGCATCATCATCATTAATGATGGGATTGTTAGAAGCACTATGAATATAAATAGTGTTATTGTGAATTACTACAAGTTGTTCCATATTATATATTTTTTTAAGTTATGTAATAGTATTATTTTGTGGTAAAAGTTACATTACCAAAAACTTTAGAGAAAGATGATTTCTCCATATACATAAGAGCATGTTCAATGTGGTACTTTTCTTTAAAGTTTTTGGAAACCCCTACTAATCTACCAGTTCTATAAGGATTATCACCAGTTTCACCATCTCTGACTTCAATAATCAAAGCACCACCTTGATCTACTACATTTTGACATTTAGGACAAAGCCCTTGAGAGATTTCTTTTGGAGCTTCTTTATCCCCTTTTAACTTACCTAATAAGGCAATACCATAATCCTCTCCACAACATATACAATGAAGAATTGATGGATTTAAACCATGTTTAGGACTGAGAAGAATATCATTATTTTTCATGTGCTTCTAATTAAAAGTAAAATATAACATTATTCCATTGTGACATCAAGATCATCAATAATCCAATCTTGTGTAGCCTTGGAGATGTTTTTGTAATATCCTAATTCTTTATTGATTACATTTTTACCTTCAGGAGAATACATCATAGTGAGTTCATCATTAAGTCTGTTGATTTTTTCCTCTGAAAGATGATGTAGTTCAGTAAGTAAAGAGGTAAGGCTAAAAGCTTTTTCATCATTATTGAACTCATTAATGAAGTTGGTATTGTCGAAGCTTTCTTCACCATCAATAACATCATAATTCTTTATTGTTACAGGCATAGACTTGCTTAGACAATAGGAGACACAACAGTCTACTTTGATAGGCTCTTGGTCTTTCTGATTCCAAGGAGCCATACGCTCCTCAGACTGAGAGAGTATAGGATAATTATCTTTCATCTTTCTTGTTATTGTTATTTATCAGTATTCAACTCAATATATTCCTGATTGTACCAAATAGCCTTTTGCTTGTCTTGAATGTCAGTACCCTTAGAGTTAGCTCGCCATTGATACTTGAAAGCATTAAGCTCACAGAAGGCAGATACTTTCTCTTTGCCAAAGACATCGAGCATTACATCAATGCACTCATATTTAGAGCCTTGATAGTGAGAGGGATGATTAACATTATCCTTTTGAGGAGTCTCTTTTGATTTAGATATAAGCTCTTGAGAATTATTATAGTTATAAATTTTCTCAAGTTCAGATACTTCTTTTTCTAATTCATCTACATAACTTGAGAAAAAATCTATATTAATATACTCCTTGTTGAGAAGATTACCAGATATCTTTTTAGACTTTATCATATCAGTAAGACTATGAATTGTATTCTTTATCTTTTGTATTTCCTGTTTCATTTTTCTTAATGTTTTAATATTTTTAATAACTATATAATGCACCTTTAATGATAGCTTCTCCAAGAAAAGAACTCATAAAACTGTCATGGGGAATTATTTCCTCAGAATCATCACATTCATTATAGATACAGTAATCACCGTAATCATTGAAAGTAATTTCTTTAGAACTACGAAGACCATAGTTGAGAAGAACAAAACAATCAAGAGGATTGTTGAGACCATTCTCAATAAGAGTATCAAGTTGCTCTTGAGAGGTAATTCTTATGGGACTTTGATTTTCCATAATTATGAAGTTTATGAGTTAGTTGATTTGCTGTGGACAATAAGCCAATCAGCTGATTCCTCATAAGGAACACCTTCTTGATAGTTGATGCTCCAAGGGTAGGACTTACGCATAGCAGTACGCAAAGTTTCAATATTAGCAAACTTATCCATAATGGCATTTGCAGCCTTAATACATCTTGGATTGTTAAGGTCAACAGAAGGAGTCTTCTTATCAATCTTGTCATAGCCAAAGTGTACAGTAGCCTTATCAATAATCTCAGTCCATCTGTCAGAGAGAGCATGAAGGTCATAAGTTGCAAAGATGTCAGTAGGGTCTTTGTGGAGAGTTTGCTTCATGTCATGACAACACTGAGAGAATGTAAAAGAGGCAATCTGAAGCATAGTAGAAATATAATGGAGAGCAGCAAGGCAATCAAGATGCTGCATCTTAGCATTCCTAAAAGAAATGTAGATAGCACGGTGAAGCTCCTGTTCCTCATCCTCAAACTGTTCCTCAATGTTGTCAGAAAGAATGTTCATGTACCTAATGTTTTGGCTGCTGACAGCCATAAGACTATCTGGAAGAGCCTCCAGCTGTTTACCAATCCTATTAATGGATTGTTTATTGAGATGACGATAGAAAGACTTTTCAGCCTTTATGTCATCAATGTAATCCAAATAAGCATACCTTGCCATAGTGATAGAAGGTAGGCAACAATACTGGAAGTATCTCCAGATAGTAATTAAATCGTCGTCTGTTATAACCATAATAAATTAATGTTTCCAAAATGGACCAACCTCTTCTTCAGCAGGAAGAGGAAGTCTGTGACAATACTTAGCTCCAATAGTTTCCATAAAATGTTTAGTAGCAGCAACAACCTCTGAAGTAAGTTCTTTAGGACACTCTTCACAAATTTCATCATGCACTGGAACACAAAATTTAACCTTATTCTGATAACCTTTGTCAAGAATCCAAATGTAGAGAGCATAAGTGAACTCCTTAAAGATGACAGCACCAAGACCTTGAGTTGTGCTATTGACACTATTCTTGTCATACTTGTTTCTTGCAGCAAAATGTTCATTAGCTTCCTCAGTTCTTGGTAGACCAGCAGCTTTTCTTTCTCTATATTCATCCCAAAACTCTTTAGAGTGTTGACGTTTGTTCCACTTCTTCCAATCCCACCAACGAGAAATATGACCAGTTTCACGGCATATTCTGATGATACCAGTGGACTCAGTATACTTCTTACACTGCTCTTGATATCTTGTGGCACCAGCAAAACCTTTCTTATAATATTCTTCTATCCTCATGGCTTCTTCTTTAGACATACCATAATTAGCTACAAGAGTAGCCCAAGTACCAAGGAAAGCAAAAGTAAACTCAGGTCCTTTAGCATCTTGTCTAAGAGAATGATATTTCTCCTTAATGCTTCTGATATCAACATCACGAGGAATTATTTCAGGATAGATAAGCCATGCTACATAGCTGTGCATGTCATAACCCTTCTCAAAAACCTCAAGCATACCTTTGTCTCCAGACAAACTTGCAAGAAGTCTTGATTCTTCACTGTTATAGTCTATAGAGATAAAATCATTGCCTTCTTCTGCAATAAAGCAAGAACGGACTTCATCAGTATTAGGGAGATTCTGAATTTGAGGATAAGCACAAACCTCTTCAGGATGACCTTTTTTAGGTTGTAAAGGAAATCCTTTGAGAGTAGCTAAATCCTCATTCTGCTTTTGTGAACCACAAGAAAGACGGCCAGTGACAGTATCAAGTTGACGAAACTCAGTATGGATTCTATTAGTCTTAGGATTAATGGCATTGATGTATTGTGGACCATAAGTAGAACAAAGCTTCTCAAGACGAGAAAGCTCAAGGTATAAAGCAGAGAACTCAGGATTGACATTCTTTTGCTTCTTAACTAAATCAGCACCTTTGCTTTCAGTTTCTTCCTTTTTTTCTTTGTTCCAACCCTTAGTGTTGTAACCAAGGAACTTCAAAAGAGGAACAACATCGTCAGTACTGTTCCAATTGATGTTGCATCTGGACTTGTCAGAGGTATCAACTTCTTCAAAAAGATTTAACTGTATAGTGTCACTAATGAATTTCTTATTACCAAGATTGACAACAAAAGCATTAAGACTGTCCTTAACTCTCTGTAAATCCTTACAATTTCGCTTATAGATTTCAAGCCACTTGTCAGCATTAATCTTTACACCACAATACTCAAAGTAAGCAATAGAAAGAACAGCACTACACTCAATCTTTAAGGCAGGCATAGCATTTATAGACTTGAAGTAAGCTATCTGAGCATTCATGATGTCTGCAAGATGAATAACATCATTAGCACCATAAATAATAACTTCCTCAGTAATGCCTACATACTTGATCTTGCCACGAACAGACTTATCAATATTAATGCCAAGATATTTGTAACCAAGAGCATCAAGAGCAAAACTAAGTTCATAATAAGTTCGGCTTGGACAATTCTTTTTGGCTTTAGAAGTCTTGATGTGATAAGGAAAATCATATCCTTGTTCATCATACTCTTCTGGAGAAACAGGTATTCTTGGAAAACCAAAGTACCTAAGCATTTCAGCAATCATAGTGTCATAACATCTACGAATAAAGATACCTAAAGCCATAAGCATCTTGGCATCATACTTAAGATTCTGACCAACAAGAAAGCCTTGTTCAATGACCTCTTTATAGAGAAGAGGATCTATTGTAGTACAATCAACTACAACTTGTGTAGTTTTGTCCATACTGCCAAACTGCATAATAAGAACCTTTGCAATGTGACAATCAAGTCCTGTATCCTCAGTATCAAACTGAAAGATTTTCCAGGACTTGATTAAAGCAATAGATTCTTTCACAGATAATGGTTGAAAGCTATTACTTTCAAATAGAGTTTTTTGATTAGATACAAAATAAATCATTCTTTACTATAGGCTATTAGTTCCTTGAAGTCAAGGACATACTTGTAGTCGTTAAAGAACTTAGAGCCAAGTATACCATGAATGGTGACACCAGTCTCTTTTTTAATAGAATTGAATACCCCAGACATGTCTTGGATGATAAAGACATATTCATAAATTTTGTCTTTATAAGACATGGCAAAGGAGCATACACCTTCAGCTTTCTGACCATTTCCTTCAATACCAGTAACAGTGTTCTCCATATTAAACACTATTTTATGGCTAAGATTTTTGAGATAAGAGCTGTCAATGATACAATTATTAGAGCCAGTGTCAAGAAGGAAATTGATTTTCTTGCTACCTTGATAGAATGTAACTACAGGAAGTTCTGCCAAGTCAATGCTATTCTTGAAGGACATGGCATTAGGATGAATATCAAAGAATTTATTAATTATTTTTTTTAGCATAAATGTATTTTTAGTTTAATGTTATATTTGCTGTACAGCCTTTTGTATCAATATCAATAGGAAGAGCATCATTAACTATCATATATTCTACATTATTTTGATTAAAATCCATTTGAGAGCAAATGTCATCACTATCAAGATTCTCAAGACTTGTAGGAATATCCTTAATGATAATTTTTCCAACACAATAATCCAAAACTGCAATTTTCATAGCTTTAATTATTTAGTTCCTGTTGTTGAGAAACCTCCTCTGTCTTCTTTCTCAGGAAGATTATCGACTTCAATAATTTCAATACCATTAGTAAACAACCATTTTAGCTTCTGCCATATAGTTGCCTTTTGGCTAAGCTGGATTCTAAACTGACATACTCTTTCATTTACGGGAATTATTGTATTTTTGAGTGCTACTGCTTGAAATTTCCATTCATCATTTGGACCATTGTATCCAAATTTACCACCATCAATTACAGCAAAAGTATTAATTTGCATAATTCCATAGTTCTTAAAGGTTCCACTTCTAGCTACAACATTAGCTTCCATACCATCAGGCAACAACATTGCAACCCCAAGAGGAATAAGAGTTGTACTAAAGTCCACTTTATTAGACCTGTTTATATTCTTTATTATAGGAGCTTTAAGTGTTATATCTTCTGCACTTCTAAGATCAACCCAATCTCCTTTGGCAATAATCTTAGGGAGTTCTATATCTTTATTAAATCTCTTTATATATATTTTCTGTTTCATTTGTTTAGTTCTATTTAAAAAATTTAAATGTTATATCATATTTATAATAATTACCATTTTCTTGATGTTCTATCTTATAGAATCTTTGATTAGTTGTTGGACTGTTAAGTCCTCCAAGCTCTTGATCATAATGTCCCAGTTTAACAAAATCAAGATATTTAAGAATACTTGTCTTATCTTTAGGAATCATGTCAAGACCACAATACCAGGCTGTCTTTATTCTTAGATGAGCATATTGAAATAGCTCTATAAGGGAATCAATATCATGTTCACTTCCAAGAAGACAAAGACATGTAATACCTTGGTGTTTGTCAAGGAGAGACTGGAGTTCTTCTATAGTAAGAGGAGTACCTTTATCTTCCCACAACTCTCTGGAATGACATCCTTGGCAATGAATTTGACAACCAGAGATAGAGATGCCAAGGGATATTTCCCCTGGCACCTCACTAAATATTTCTTTACAATAAATGTATTTTAGCATATTTCATCTTTTTTAGCAAATATACGATGGCTGCCTTCCCACTGACGACTTTCAGACCATGACTTAAGAGGTTTTAAATAACCTATCACACGAGTCCATAGAGTAGTGTTATGACTGCCACATTTAGGACAAACATGGAAAGGATGCTTGGCAATAAACTTACAATCATCACACTGGGTCTGAGGGACATTAAAGGTGATGTAATTGTTACCTACCTTGATTGCATATTCAAGAAGTTTGGTGTATTGTTCTTTAGAAAGATTGTCTTCCAAATTGATATGAGAAGCCTGTCCACCATCAATAGATTGAGCAATCTGACCACCCTGCATGGCAATCTTGTCAAGAATAGAAGTGTTGTCATGAGCATCATAGATGTAGGAGTTATATAGATTCTTATCAGAGGGGACCCAATAACCATCCTGCTTGTCCCAATTATAATTCTTCACACCAAGACTCTCAGCAGGAACTAACTCTAAATTGAACATGAACTTCTTAGAAGAGTGCTGCTTGTTGTACTGCTTAATGACATTAAGAACCCATGATGCAAAGTCAAGATACTCCTTATTGTTACTAATAGTAAGTCCAAGGAATCTTGCAGCTTCATTAAGACCATTGACACCAATAGTGCAATAGAGCCTATCAAAGTTGATATAGCCAGCTTTGGTCTGAGGGAACATACCATGAGCATCCATCTTGTAAAGACCAGTCTTATAGGCACGCTGATAGTCGTAGACTCTGAGGAGAATGTCTTCAAGATACTTCTGGAAAAGTTTAGAGCCTTCTTCATTCCACAATCTACGAACTGCAATCATCTTTCTTTCTGTTGCACCATTATTAGATCTATGTCTTTGTGGAGAATACTCCTTATACCAATCTTGAATAATTCTATTAAGATTGAGAGTCATGACATTACAAGAGCCAGTTTGCACACCAGTAAGACCAGTGGTAGAAGAGAATGTGTTGTCAGTAACTTCATTGCGCAATCTACAGCAAGAAGAGATACTATCAGCATTCTTGGAAAGATAGGCAAATAAGGAATCACCTTCAGCCCATTGAGTAGTAATGAAATCCTTATACTCCTTGTCAAGAGCATCATTGTCATTAGTAAGACAGCAGACTGTAACTACGGGAAATGTAAGTATAGTTTCAGTGCGTTCTTTATTGAGCCACCTAACATATCTCTTCTGCAACCAATTAACAGCATTCCAATTAGGCTTGGAACCATCGGGGAAACAAAAATCGTCAAACATAGCATGCCAATAGTAGCTGTCAAAGACATTAAAGTTGGTAAATGGTGATTGATAGCCACGATTGCCAGCAGGTTGATTGATATAATGAGTGATAGACTGAAAGAATTGATCAATGGTCTGACCAATAGTTTTCTGCTCAAGACAATGTTCATTGGTAATAATGACATCTTCCTTCTTATAATATTCCTTACCCCATTCCTTTTCACAGAAATAAGAGAAGAAGTTGAAGAACTCACCATAAGCTCCAGCACCCTTCTTTTGAGCAGACAAGAGGAATATAAGATTCTGAAACTGTCCACAGAAAGAGCTAAGATGATGAGGAGCATGATTCTTAGTACCATCAATATTGGTAGTACCATCAACAAGAAGAGGATAGAGAGTATAAGCACTACAATATGGTTTGAGAATAGGACAACTCTCATCATGCTGATAAAAAATGTGATGTTCAAGGTCCTTAATGTACTGGTCTCTATATGGAGAATTAATCTCAGCAAGAAGTTCCTTCATCTGAGAACGCTGTACTAAGCGAGAGGTATCTTTGTAAAGTTCACCTTCAAGAGTGGCAGCATTCTTATTAATAGTATTAGCATTGTCGTCAGTATTAGAAAGATTGGTAGCAGAAGATTCAGAATCATTGTACTTATGAATATAATGTACTTTATCTTTTATAATACGAGCTTCAGTATGCTTCTCTCTGTAAAGCATATAAGCCTTGCCTACAGGGAACCAACGTTTGCAAAGATACTTTTCTACTTTATTCTGAATATCCTCTACTGAGGTATCTTCATGCACTTCCTTCTCAATGCTATCAAGAAATACTGAGATGTCCTTTTTATCCTTTTCAGAAAGTGAGAAGTTGCAAGCCTGGAATGCTTGAAGCATAGCAGACTCAATCTTTTCTGTGGAAAACTCTTCTTTGGAGCCATTACGTTTAATTACAAACATTTCATATTATATTATACAGTTAAGTTATTCTTTTAATTTTAAGCAAGTTATGGTATTAATGCCACTTCTATCAATGCCAACAGGAACCTTTGGACGAAAGTTAAGATAACTTTGTAATTCCTTACCTATTTCAAATGGGTCTCTATATTCCTTACCTTCTTTATCAATAAGAGTGCCTTTGGCTCTTGTGAGAGGAAACTCCCATACAAGAGGAGTAAGAGACTCCTTGTTGATAACAATGAAACGATAGTCTTCAAGAGTAAAGTCTTTGAAGTAAGGGTCATTAGACATATTGGCTTTGAGAATGCGCCAATATAGGCGAGCTTGTATCATGTAAGACCATTGTTCAAAACTATCTTGAAAATCCCATTCTTTATGTCCACTGGTTTTGAGGTCAATAGGATAGACTTTCTTTTCCTCATAGTCTACAATAATCAAATCGGCCATACATCTGTAGCAAACACTTTCAAATTTAGCACGGAACTTTAATTGATAGTATCTCTTGACAGAAGACATAGGGTCGTTATCTGCAAAGTAGCCTTGAGTAGTAGGAGAAGTTTTGAGGGTTTGAACCATCTTTAAGATACGGTCATAGGTATTACCATCTACTACAGTCTTGTCACCAGCTTGTATCTTGATGTTGTAATACACATCAACTCTTTCAGAGAAAACCCTAACTCTTGTATCATCACGCCAGTTCTTCTGCCAATCAAATTCATAGATTGCCTGGAGAATTTCTTCATAAGGAATAGAAGAGAATTGCAGGCATGTGGTATGAAACCTGTCATACAAGGCAAGGACTATCTGTTGTTCTTTGTCACCAATAGAAGGATAGTCAGTAACATAATATAACTCATCAAACTCATCTTGTGAACCAGTGATAAGACAGTCAACCATAGAACCTTCTAACAATGATTGAGTAGAGATATGGTCGAAGAGATGGTCAAGCTTGTTAAAGCCTTCACGCTCATACTTGGCAAGAGTAGAGTAGCTTAGAGCAGGGTCTGCCCTATACTTCTTTTCGGAAACTTGCCAGGAAATATCTTTTAATTCTTTAGGAATGTTCATTATGTTAAACTTTTAGTTATAAGACTTACTAAGCATCTTTAACCTTTAGCTCAGATAAGTCTCTAATAATATCAACAGCTTGGAGAAGTTGCTTCTTAGTGTAAATCTCAAAATAAATGCTCTTAGGATGATTGTCTTCCAACCACTTGCGGAACATCTTTTTTTTAAGATAAAAGCGGTCATTTTCCATACCTTTAGCCTCAATTACAACAAGGAAATTATTATACTTAAATACAAAGTCGGGAGTGTAAGTAATATCTATAATCTTCTTACTCTCAAGCTTAAGCATTCTTGTTGTTTTATCTTTGTCATAGAAAGGTACTGTAGGTCGGAAGCCTTGCCATATTACAAACTTATGGGGTTCATACTCAACAGGAAAGCCTTGCTCCCTAAGAGTCTGATAAATCATCTTCTCAAGTTTAGACTTAAAGAAGATGCCATCATACTCCAAGGGAGAAGCATTCTTTATCTTCTTATTTTCATGCAGACTTCTGGGCATTATGCTGAAGCTTTTTGACAATCTTATTAAGATCAGCTATCCTATCATCCATTTGCTTGATTTTACTAGTAATAGTTTCAAGAGTAGACATAATCATTTGTGCTGTTTCAAGACAATCATCATCTGGTGTGTCAGTGTCTTTATTCTCAAACTCCTTCTCCTCAATAATTTTCTGCTCAAGGAGCATGGGAATTAGTCCAGGAATAAACTTACACTCTAAGTGGTGATGACAAGTATGTCCATCACTTGTGTCCTTAGTGAAATCCAACTCAATCATGTCACCAAACTTAAGCTCCTCGCCAGAGTCTTTCATAAAATACTTCTTCATGTTTTACTTTGTTTTAAATTTATTATTATTTAATAAGGCTATATTAGCCCAGGTTATTACTTTTAAATTACTTTGTTTCATACCATTCTATGCCATAGCCATTTTGTCCTATGAGAATACTATTGATATTAGTCCATAGGTCAGAGGGCATAACTTGATTATTCTTTGCATACCATGATGGATGTCTTGTTTTTAGGATATAGTTATATTTACTATTGATGCAGGACTCAAAGCTTTGAGCCTCAGATCCCATGAGAACATAGACAACACCATTGGTGTGTAAAGAGAGATTAGTGAGAAGAGACCTGATAAAAGGTTTCCACAATAAAGCATGAGACCCTACTTTGCCTACATTACAGGAAAGTGCAGAATTAAGCATAAGCACTCCCTGAGACTCCCACTTCTCCAAACTTGGGTCAAAGTTAATACTTCCATGAGGAAGGGAGAAGTCAATAACAGACTCCATAAGAACTTCTAAGGAAGGAGAAAAGTGGGAAGGAGATGTAGAAGGATCTTGTCCCATAATGACAACCCTAAGATTATGTAATGGACATAAGGTGAAATCTTTGAATATATCCTTGATATTAGGGTATACAGGTTGTTTAGAAGCTACAAGTTTCTTAAGAACAGTGTTTGCTTCAGTCAGATTGATAACCTTACACCAGTCTCCAAAATATTCTTGTATTGTCATTTTACTACTTCATCAATATGGTCAAGTGCAACACTGAGAAGTTCCTCATTTGTAGTAGAGACAGATGGTACATTGACTTTTTGAAGAGTAAATGGGAACTCGCCTATATCCACTTTGATATTGAAGGACTCATAGGTTGAAAGAAACAAGGGATTGCTGTATATATGAGGGGCATCATACCTGTTTCTAAGAGCATTAGGGATTATCTGATTGACAATATATCGTGTGAGAGAATCAGCCTTAACAGTGAATACAGACGGAGAAACCCTTAGGATAGGTTGAGTAAACTTATACACAAAAGATTTGTCAGGATTGTCTTGCTGTACTTTCTCAATCCGCCATGACATAATCATGACAGGCATGAGGTTCTTATTGAAGATAGCTCCACATGTACCATAATAATAGTTTTCGCCTTGAGTATCCAATGGTATTTTTACAAGACGTGCTCTATTAAATATATTTATCAATATCGCACGCATCTTAGAAGACAGTGTCTTGAAATTAGATTCTGTACCTATATAATTAAGACGTGCTGTAAAAGAATCTACCTCGTCAGATGTGACAGGTAGATTACAATTAGACAGTTTTCCAAGCATAAATACAGGAAGCTCAAAGACATCCTTGAATATTGGGACATTCATATACTGAAAATTATGAATTACAGTGTCCCTAATAGGATAGATAGAGTCTTGAAAGTATCCTTCAAAGCATCTTTGGATTATATATTTTAAATCTCTCATCAGCTTTGGGTTTTGAATAACATGTTTGGAGAATCGTACTCAGTAAAGAAAGGAAGATCATAGGGGATGATTGGATTAAGAGAATTGGCAATGAAATTGGTAAAGAGATTTACCATAAGAGAGCCAATCATACAAGCAAGATAAGTGGTCTGTTTCATTGAACATACAGTATGTTCTGCCTGGAAATCAGAGAAGAGAAACTCAGTTTCATACCTATCCATACTAACCTTATCATCACCTTGAATACAGAAAATCTGTAAGGTGTCAATAGATAATCTACCATCAAGGAAGAGACACTTAGTCCTACTGTCTGGAGTTAAGGTCTGTACATGTCTTTTCCAAGAATTGTAGAAAATCTTTCGTGCAGCCATGTTGTCAAATCCACAAATCATGATATCACCAGCCTCAGTGTTGTCAGTGAACTTACTTGGAACAGCATTGACCTGCTTGGCTAATGTGTAGGCAGAAATCATAGAAGCTATAGCATCAACCTTACGTTGTCCAATGTCATTGGTGCTGTAGAGCTGCCCTGCCATATTAACCCTCTCTACAATATCCTCATCATAGAGAGTGATGTTAGCAGGAGCCATGCGTGCAAGCTGAAAAGCTACATTAGAACCAATACCTCCTATACCGGCAATAATAACACGAGACTTCTGTATCTCATCAAACCATGATGCACCAGAGAAACGAGTAGTGGCTTCATCAACAAGGAGGGATGGAGAATTGAGAGGAAGAGGAGTAGAAGTAGATTCTGTAGGTTCTGTAGGTGTAGTAGATGAAGTAGGTTCTGTAGGTGGAGTAAGTTCTTCTTCATCCATTTCTCCAAGAAGGGATTCTGTGTCTAAATCATCATTTCCTTCTCCTTGATTTTCATCATAATAATTCTCCTCTGGTATTTCTTCAAATTCAGGGTCTAAGATACCATCATTTTCAATGATGCCATTTTCTTCAAGAATATCATTTACATCATTATCAGTAATATTGAGAGAAGTAGTCTCATTATTGTTTTGATTGTTAATATCATTTGTTTCCATAAGCTATACAATATATTGGTAAAGTGTATTGATGTAATGCTGTATATAAGGATTATCATCAACATATTCAGAAAGTTCATCAATAATAGATTGTGCAACAACACTTGTAAATATGTCATACTCATCATACATATAAGAAGGAATATCAGGTTCATCATAGTGGTCAAGAGTGAACTGTATGATGAAGTCACGCCATTCACAGAAGGCATTTGGAAGACTGTCTACAGTAGCAGGCTTGCCAAAGATGCGCTGATAGACATTGAACATGTGACGTGTAATCCAATGCTTGAAGTTGAAGTTCTTAGGATTGAGAATGAGATTAAGAGTGACTATATGAACCACAGCTTCATGAATCTTCTTGGGGTCAGGGGTCCAGTCATACTCAGTCTCTGTTTCAGTAGCATTCTGTTTAGGAGTGTCCTTGAAATCAAGAGAAGTCTGCTGTGGAACAGCATTGTTTCTTATATCCTTAGTATGAAGCCAATCAAAAAACTGAGTATCATCAGTTTCAGACTTTAGATTTAAACCATTAGTCTGCTGAGAGACAACAGAAGTCTTTGCAACATCTTTCTTTTTAAGTTCAATTTCTGCAAAACGAGTGTCAAGATAAGAAAGAGTATTAGGGACTTCATGACGTTCGACCTGTAAGTCAAAATACTCAATATATTCCTTGTCAACAATCTTAGTCAACTCAGTAGAGCCATTGCTGATGGTCTTGGAACCATCGCCAAAGAACTCATAAGAAGTACCAAGAGGCTTGACAGTGACCTCAGACTTAGATTGCACCTTTCGAGTGATACGTGCAACATAAGCACCTTTAGTGTCAACAACAAGAGATACAAAACAGTTGGTGTCATTGCCTTCCTGCTGAAGCATTAGATTGTCCTGACCACTGAAGAATGCGCCCAATGCATGATGAGAATGTATCAAACCAGTGTCACAATCAAACAGCTCAATGTTCTGAGCCATATAAGCTGCGACATCTTCAGACATGTGAAACTCAGTCCATCCAGATGTGCCTAAGTCCATAGGATAGAAATCAGCACAAGTGATGACTAAATCATTATTCTCAAAAGAACCTTCATGAGTGAAGAAAAGAACTCCAGACCATTCAGTAGAGGGAAATTTACGGATGAGATACCTAATCTTCTCCTCTACACTTTGAGGAACAATGAGTTTATATATAGACTGTCCTTTTACAAGTTTGGGGAGAGTTTGGGGCTGCGTTGTTATTGTTGTGTTCATTTTTATATCTATAATTAATTACTTTGAGAATGTTCTTCAATATGTCCATAGCCATAGTATGATGTATGACAGTAACAGGAAAGAACTCATTGGAAGGAAAATCAATAATGGTAGTAAGAATGTGTTTACCTTTAAAAACAAGTACAAACTTACCTTTATAGCAATTTAAGTTTTGTAAATTTGTATTGTTTCTCGGAACATAAAACTTTCCATCAGAGACAATAAGAGAGGTAAGCAAATTGCTGTCAACAAGTTTTTGCTTAGTAAATTCAGTAGTGAAAACAGTATTGCAATAGCTGATGAAAGCATTGCTTATATCAATGATGAACTTATAGAAAGGCATGCCACAAATAAACTGACCATTACGGAAACTAAGAGAAAGATGCCCATGAGTAAGATAATACTGTATGAACTCCTTTTTCATAAAATCAGTAAAGAAATCGGGGTATAGGAAACCAGATCCATTGAAATTATAATAAACATAATTATGAGCTATAGTAGACTTTCCTATATTCTCCATTCTTCGCCAAGGACCTCCAGAGAGAGACTCAACAGTGACATACATGGAAAGCTCCTGACAGAAGAGCATCCATTCAGCAATGTCGCAATCAGTTTTAAGAGTGTTGATAGTGTTTCTGATAGGTCCATTACCAAGACAAGGGTCTCCAAATCGGGTGAAATCATCTTTAGGAATACCTTTTATATGACTGTGCATATAGTCGCTAAGGAACTGTTCTTGAGAATAAGTAGCCCTGTTGAGCTGAAAGCCACAAAATTCAAAAGGAATAAGACCTTCATTATTGATTTCAATCTTTGCATAGAGGTCTTGAATAGATACAGACTGGTTATACTCATTGGTGACAGTGACATTAGGCCACCAAACATAGATGAGATAATAGGAAGAGTCAGCTTTAGCCTGGATATCAACATACTGCTCACCAAAGAAGTTCTTGAAGACCTCGTATATATCACAAACCTCTTGATGATCAGGATTAAGGATAGGATTTGCTGAATGTTGCATACTAATTATTTTAAAAACAAAAATAAAGGGAGCAAGGACAAATATCCCTACTCCCAATGACCAAAACGGAAATATAAAGTTATGTTTTACAAGTCAAGGTCGTCAATGATGTCATCAATATCATCATCATCAATAAGGTTGTTGGGTGTTGTAACACACTGAGCTTGATTAAGTGTATCGGCTACAATATCACCCTTAAAAATAATGAGTTTGTGGATATCCTTTTCCAACATATGCAAATCAGGAATAATCAACACACCTTTGGCAACAAGAGTGCTGATATGGGTAAACAAACTGTCGGCAATAGCAAAAGCCTTAGAAGCATTATTCTCATTAACAACATTGGCTTCATTATCAACATTATTCTTATTGTCAACATTGCTTATATCAGAAGCATTGCCAGAAGGAACTATAGTTTCTTCTTTAGCATTAGTTTTAACCCCCTCTGTCTTTGGAGTCTCAGCTTCCTTTTTCTGCTCACACCATTTACCACTATCAATGAACAATTCAAGGTCCTTGTTAGATACTTGAGTGTAGTTTCTACCAAATTTATTCTTGATAGCTTCCTGTAGATTATTGCGCTTAATAATATCTTTAATCTCCTGGCGACTAAGAGCACCAGAAGCAATATTCTTCTTGGTATTGGTGAGAAGAATGACAAGATTGTTGGTAGGTTGACCCTTGTATATTACATTCTGTGGAAGCTGAGTATCATCACTAAGAAGCTGAGTCTTAGAGATGCCTTCAGTAAAGGTCATGTTTTGGAAGTCAATACCAGCAGCACGAAGGTCTGCCTTCAATTCTCCAAGAGTTGTAGCACTAGTTGTAATCTTACTTCTTTTCTGAGTCTTAGTATTTGCGATAAGAATTTCTCTTTCCATAATATATTTTTTTAATTGAATAAATTTTTTAATTGTTTAAATTGTGTTTTATCCTGTAAAGACTTAAAGTAATCGCTATAATCTTTACAGGAACCAAGATTGGGTATGACATTAACAAAACCAGTGCGTTTTGCTAATTTTTTTCCATCAATTAATCCAGCTTTATCAGTGTCAAAGGAGATAAAAACTTTCTTATATCTTCTTTTTAATTCATTGATAGCAGTGTCTGACATATCATAGCCTTCGCCTTGAAGACATAAAGCAGGAATGTGAAGCTGACAAGATATGCACAAAGCATCCTTTAAAGAAGAACAGATAATAACCTTATCACCATAAGTAGGAATCTTAGTCCAAAGACCTATAACAGAAGCATCCATCTTAGATGACCATTTGAATCCTTTAGTATTATAAGGTTGGTAGATTTTCATCTGTATACTGCCTTCTTTTCGCTCAATGAAACTATAGGCATACTTGTCAGCAGGAAATATATACTGTCTTCCTTTGTCAGAGGGAGAGCTTTTCTTGTTAATAATCTTATAGGAGATAGGATAAATCTCAGCATAATGAAGCCACTTTTTAGAGACTCCATAAGACTCCCAATAAGCATAATCATAATCACGCCAAGGACGTACTTTGACTTGAATAGAAGTAAGAGAACTTGCTTCTTTTCTTGTAAAAGTGCGGATTTGCTTAGGCTTGATGGTGACATCACTCTTTAGAATCATGAGATTGCAGATTTTTTCAAGTGCTTGATTGAAAGTACACTTCCAATAAGCACACAGAAGGTCGAGTAATCCACCATGAACAGAAGAGTCGGCATGGTCTTTATACCTAATGTGACCACCATTATCCATATAAATACTAAATGAAGGATGAAGGTCGTCCCTAAGAGGAGATGAAATTCTACAAGGAATAGAAGTGATTTCAGGAAATACAGTAGATAGAACCTGTGTTTCACTAACCTTATTAAAGATTTCAGTTTTAGATATGCTGGAGGAAGTTTTACCTATCACCATAAGATTATTAATGTAAAGCAGTTTTAGAATATTAGTAGTTCCAAGGCATGTCGCCCATAGAAGCCTCAGACCCCTGACCATCAGTAGAAGTAGTAGGAGCAGAAGAGAGGTCGGTAGGCTCTACAGAATATTCTGCAAGGGGCTGCACACGGAAATCAGTAGAAGCATAAGAACCTGCATTCTTAGCATTGGCAAGGTCTTTCTCAAGCTTATCAAGAGCCTTAGAACCAGCACTATTGAGAAGAACCATACCATTGCGTGTAGCAACAGTCTGATACTGCTTACCATCATCCTTAGTACGTACACCATAAAGAAGCTTAACCTTATTGTTAGGCTGAAGAGCAATGGCATCCTTGATTTCAGAGAAATTGCCAGAGAAATAATCCTTAATATGCTCAAGACCAAAGAGGAAGTCATCAGCATTGTCCTTCTTTACCCAAGAATCATTGACATAGTTGAAGGCATCGCCTACATTAAGATAAGCCTTAAGGAAGCCAATAAGGTCAGCCTCGCCAACACAAGCCATGCGATAAGATGAATCAATCTTAAGCTCTTTGCCAGTAGTAGAGAATAGCTTCTTGCCAGCTTTGGCATCCTCAATGTTAGCCCAAGTGGTATTGCCATACTTGTCAATAACTTGTACCCTAGACTGGTCTTTGTTATAAGCAGGAGCATTGCTAAGAGTAAACATTACACGATTGGTAATCTCAATACCATTACAGATGCTAGGGTCAGTCTTGACTATAAATGTAATACGAACCTCCTTACCCTTGTCAGCATCAACTACATATTCAGGGTCATTAGCCATTTCATGGCCATAGATTTCCTCAAGCTCCTTTTTTGTAGGATTGACTGCAATTACATAAGAAGAGCCTACACCAACATACTTCTTGAACTCCTGAGTTTCAGTAGACTCCTGTGTCTTGCCAATAGCAAGAAAAACATAACTGTTATTAATTTCCATAATTGTTTTGTATTTAAATATTTATATTTATTTGTTGTTTATTGAACTTTCGCAAGTTTAGAGTATTCAGTAGTTAAAGGAGTTAAGAAGTTCTTACAAGTAAGCAGCAACTCCTTAACTCCTTAATAACTTTCACTTGTGAAAATTAAACTATTTGTTAAAAATGTTATTACTCGAATACTGGGGTGTCAACAGGCATTGTATCTTCTACTGTGCTTTCAGTCTGAGGAGTATTAGGAGCTTCATCAACATAAACAGATGATTTTGACTCAGCTACAATATCCTGAGGCTCAGTTACAGCTTCCTTAGGTTCATTATTAACAGAAATGATGTACTGCTTATGCTTCTCATCATAAGAAACAATGTCAGTAGGGAGATACTTAGTAGTCTTCTTAGGCAAGCCATTAATATCAATGCCAGGTTCAATGACCTTCTTGACAAGTGCGTCTACAGGGAAGCCAATGACAGAGATAATACCAGCCTCAAGAGAACTAATCTGAGTGTTGCAATCATCATACTCCTTTGTAAGTTTATCAAGCTTCTCCTTAAGCTTAACACGCTTAGAGAGGAGGGGATCACAAGCCTTGGCTACACACTTAACTGACTGAAACTGACTGTAAGAAATTCTTTTTTCCATTGTTTTTTAAAATTTAAATTGTTATTTGTGAATTGAATGTTTTTATTTATTTTTCTGTGTCGAGGAAAATCTGACTCATATCAACCTTGATATTACCCTTATCATCAGACTCTGCAACTTGAAAGACTTTCTCCCTAAGATGTAGAGGACGAGAACCACGAATGGCATTATCACCTCCAACAAAAGAAATAAGAGTCTTGTTGGCTTGACGAGAGATATAGCCAATGGCATCAGCTTCACCACAGATAATATCACCAGTTTTTCCTGCAATGTCTACAGCCATCTCTGTAGTCTCCTCATCATTCTTTCGGATTTGCTTGTCCTTAACATGACATACAAGAATGAGAGTGTCACAAAGAGGTTTGAACATATTAACCATTTCCTTAATGGCATTGCGCATGTAAAGATAACCAGCACCATTAGGCAATTGACGGACATCAGCCTTAGGGTCAATAATCTTATCATTATTGGCATCCTTTAAAACGTTGCCAATTTTATCCTTCTTATAGCCAAAATTGGCACCCATCTGAGTTCTACGATAAAGGACTGCTGCATAGAAGACAGCCATTTCCTCCAATCGAGAAGCATTGTCAATAGTGATGAAGCGATAGAAAGGCTTGTCGCCATTCTCATGATTCTTCTGTGCAATAAGATTGCGGATTTCAAAGATGTCATTGGCATTTCTTGCCTGTACAGCCATGACATCAAGAGCACGGTAGCCATCCTCAAGGTCAATGATAAGATTGTTGTCAAGACTTGCCATTAATGTGCTCTTGCCACATTTAGGCTTGCCAAACAAGACCATCAACCGAGGGTTGTAGTCAGTGGCTTTCCTACGCTGAGTAGGTAAAACGATGTTACTCATTTTAAATGTTTTGTTTTAAATTGAAAAATTGTTATTGAATTGCAAATGTACTTAGACAAAGAAGTCTAAGCAAGATGCTATAAAATGTACTATGAAAAATGAAGAGAATCATTTAGGCATACTCTCTTGATTTCTTTGAATAAGCTGATAGACTTTGTTAAGTTCAGAAAGATTGTCATATCTAGGAAGAGGTGCATAAAAACCAGTAGCACCATCAAAGTATAAACCAAGAATAGCATTGCTCTCACCATCTCTACCTAAGACGACCTCAAGAAATCTTGCACAACTTTTGAGTTTGGTAATATCATATTTTCGATATTCCTTAAGTTCAAAAGCAAAGGGTGAAGTAATACCAAGCATGACATCACAATCTTTGCCAGGATCCTGACTATCAGCCAAACCTTTTTGTGTAGGTCTAATCTTATTAGCTTTGAATGCTTCAAGAGAGAGAGTCTCAGAATTTTGCTGTTGTACAACTACTGGAATGTAATTATACTTATTACGAACTATCTTAAAATACTCAGAGAGCTTTTTGATAGAAGTACGTAAATCCATACCACGTTCAGTAGATATAAGACCTATATGGTCTATTATACAAAGAACATATTCATCAGGGTCGTTAGGTTCATAATAATCAAATATCTCCTTGTCATAACCCTTGACCTTCTTTTTATGAATAGTACCATGCTCTTCAGCATACTTATCAAGAACATGGTAGATACCAGTAGGATTTCTATCTGGAATCCATATAACATGTTCTTCAAAGAAATGAAGTATAGACTGATACTCTAAAGTGTTAAGAAGATCAAGAATGTCTTGTGAAAGAAGTCTGTTAGAATCAACAGATTTGAATGTTTTGATGTCAATCCTAATCTTACCTCCAGACAATTTATAAAGAAGGAAACAAATGAATTTGCCAGTGATGTTCTCAGCTTTCTCCTCAAGAAGAGCATAGAATATCTTAAGTCTAACAAGATCGGGATGCTCATAAGCATAGAGAACAGTGTTGAAGAGAAAGAGAAAATTGGCAATCTTGGACTTAGAAGCCTTTGCACCTCCAGAGACAAGATAATATGTACCTAACTCAACACCAGGATAATCATAGCGAAATACTTGGAAAGGAGAAGGAATGCAATTGACTTTACCACTAAGAATACGTTGTCTTCGTTCTTCAGCATTTTGTAATACTCGTTGAATAAGACCCATACTTAATTTCTGCTACTCATTAACCAATCATCACCATCAACAATGTCTTGAGGCTTATCTTCAGTTTTGTTTTCAAGGAAAGTAGCCAAGTCAGAGAGTTGTTCAACATGTATCTCATCATTATCAGTAAGTCGTCTATCATCCTTGATGATAAAATACTTGGCAAGACGCATGCCTATATAGCCTTTAGGAGCATAAGTGTTGACATATCTTTTAGTGGCATCAATGATGTCATCATCAGATACATCTCCATAGACTGTAAGAAACTTCTTAAGTCTGTTCTTAATTTCAGTTTTATTACATCTGAAATAGAATGGAGACTCTCGGCCATTAGCATACATCATTTTCTGTTTAGGGAAACACTCTTGTACTTTCAAGGCAAGAACTTCAAGTCGTTGTTCATCAGAAGAAAGAATGCTATCAACCTTACTCTTCCATTTGGAAGTGATGTCAGGAGAACCTTGTTTGAAAAGGTCTAATGTAAGAATACCACGATTAACCATATTAGTAGCAGTCTCTTTGTACTTGCCCATGCTTATAGCAAGAGCAATGAGTGTCTCTTGTAATGTGAGACCAAGTTTGAGGCACTTAGCCTCGTCAATTTCAATTTTCTTCATGTTGTCTGTTGTTTTCAATAATTGTCATGAACATAGATTCCATGTCATTATCTTTGCTTGTTTTAAGAATGAAATATTTGAGAAGCTGCATGTGACTTTTATCATCAGAGAAGGACTTTACGTACTCTTCTGTTGCTCTTAGAGCTTCTTGTTCAGTAAATGAAAAGTTATATTCAACTACAAGTGTACGTAGTTTCTGTGCAATGAGAAAAGTCAGGCCAGTCCAAGAATAAGAAGTGCCTGACTTGTTGCCTTTAGGATAAAGAGCTTGTAACTTTTCAGCCAATGCAGTATAATCAATATTACTATTTGTTATCTTATCATCAGATGATACAAGAATACTTGTTACTAAATCTTTAGTATTGTTGGAAAGAACAATCTCATTAGGATTGAACACATTGGTACTGACAAGCTTGTTTGTTATTAACCTGTCAAGACATTCCTTGTAATTAACACTATAATATCCTATGAGCAATACAAGGAACTCGCCCATAGTAAGATGCTCATGTTGAAGCACATCTGTATTTACTGTAAATTTCATAAATCATAATTGTTTAAACCTTTATAAACGCAAAAAGCACAACCCCTGGGAAGGAGCTGTGCTAAGATGATTTTTATTATAAGCCTCTTTAAGTCTACCTAAGCTTATTTAGATATGTTTAAGCCTTTAGCATAAGTTAGGTAGACTGTTTTATAGTCTTTAATCACTATAGATTAAATAATGACCAAACTTTTATTAAACGAGTAGTGTGATGTTCAAGTAGCATTTCATATAACTTGTTCCACCATGGAGCTTTAAGAGATTTTATCATATCTTTAAGCTCTTTTTCTGATAGAGTATTTAATTCTTTGCCATCAGTATCAAATAGATAATCAATAATTCCTAAGTTAAATTCTACTCTTTGTCTAAACGAAAGAGAATATCTTAATTTTATATTAAGATAAGTAGATACAAGAGGCTGATATTGTATTTGATTATCCTTTTCTTTTTTATTTATAACATGTTCATTTTGTTTTAGTTTTTCATAGAGAATGTTTACCACTCTTAGGGTAGGAAAGAAGTATAGTATTCTTAAAAGGTTTTTATTCCTTTTTCTAATATATTCATACTTATCATACCATTGTGGCTTTTTTAGGGAATTTATCTTATCTTCCAATTCCTTGTCAGACAAAGCATCCAACTCCTTATCATACCTACTAATAGAAAAACAAATATAACCTAAATCATAACGTATTCTATTTTGTAGTGACATAGAATAAAATACCTCATTGAAAATACAAATTGATACTAAGTATAAATGATATTCTCTATTTGACATACTGTCCATACTATTTGTTTTTATTGTTAATATAAGGTGCAGTTATTCCTATAGGCATACCAACAGATAGAAAATTTCTAAGATATTTCTTCAGATTATCCAATGTTAGTATACTGCCCATATCCTGAAGTTCATAAGGAGCATAGGAAGCTATTTTTCCATTCTCTGTATAGACATCAACAAAATCATCTGTTGATAGATTATTTTTCTTTGCCTGTTGTAAAATGGAATAAGCTCTAGCTCTCTTCTCTTGTGGATCAGTGAGATATCTATAATTCCTCTCTGCTTTAGTTATATCATCTATAGAAGTTGTTTTAGGAAAAGATTTTAATTTCTCTTCCCAAGAAATATTAGGCACAATACTCTCATTATACTTCATAATATCTCCTATACTTTCAGCATTTAGTTTACGCCAGTTAGGAAAGAATGAGGTAACATTTATAGCACCATTAATTCCTCTATTACCTGTAGCAAAATGAGCAAGCTCATGATTTAATGTTGTAAATATATCTTCAGGATAAAGATTTTCTTTTAAAGTTATACCATAATTAGGATTTGACTTAATATAAGGAAACTTTTCTTTAGACAGATACTTATTTACATTTGATACACCTGCAACATAAGGGTTATTATCTATAATTTTTCTCACATGTCCTGGAAAATGCCCATTTTTGACTTTTTGTTTTGTAAGTTTTTTCATATAACTCCAATGGTCTTCCAATCCTACTCTTTGAAGTCTCTGTTGATAATCTTCACTATTAATGAAGTTGATATATCTTTGAGCAACATCCGCCTTTATATCAGTAGGTATTCTTGTTAAACCTTTCAATGGAGTATCCATATTAGAGATAGTACCTTTAGATGATTTAGCAAAATCAGTTATCCTTCTTGCTTTATCAAGTCCAGTAAGACTTTTGAACATAAGTCCAGCACCACCTGCTAAATCCATAGTAGTCTCAGGAGTAAATTCTCCTTGACTGACATCATAGGCACCTTTGGCTGCAAAACCAAGACCTAAGCCAGTGTTAGCTGCGTCTACAATAGGATTGGACATAAGAGAAGCAATACCAGCTCTTGCAGTTTGTCCTGCTGTAGTAGCCAAGGCTGATTGACCTAAAGCTCCTACTAATGGAGTAGAAGCTACTGCAAATGGAATTGCTGAAAGAGCTTGACTCCATGCAGAAAGGTTAGGATGCTCTTTCTCCCAAAGATTATGGGAGAGAGCACCCTTGATAGCCTTATTTCTTAAATGAGAATTGTATTCCCTGTGAGGAGTATCAAGAATCTGTGTTTGGTCATTATTCTGTGTAAGATATTCGTTGAACTGTGTAGATAAAAGATTCTCCTTTGAAGGAGTAACAACTACCTCGTCAAGGGAATGGACTGGCATGACAGACTTGGCTGTATCATTATCACCCAAGACAAAATAGTTGCCATTAGCATCGGCAAACACATTACCAAGAGTCTGCTGCCCATCTGTCAGTATGTTGGCTGAAGCAGAAGGGTAGGAGACTCCTTTGTATTTGATAGGATGAGAGTAAGAGAACTCTCTTAAAGTATTGTTATCTGGCATAATATCAAAGTTTTATGGCAAAGTAACAAAAACTATTTGAGAGTGCAAAGAGTATAAGCTTATTTCTTTAAGAAACTTTGAAGTTCGGTAAGAGAATTGACAGTATGAATAGAGTCAGGATTGAAATCCTTTATCATATCTTCCAATATCTCCTGCTCTCTAGTGTTCCTGTAGAAAGGCATAATGATAACAGGAGACTTATGTCTTAAAGCACGTCCACATCTTTGCACACTACATACCTCAGACGAGGAATAATTGGCAAAGATAGCATATTTACAGTCTACAAGATTAGCATTTTCATTGAGAATATTGACAGAAGTAATATGATTAATCTTCTTATCATTGAAATTCTTGTATATTAATTCAGAGTTAGGATTCTTAGAGTGTATGCAATACTTGCCAAGAGATTCAGCCTGCTCTATAGTCTTACAAAAAGTAAGAGTGCGCTCATCAGCAAGACTTGAGAGTATAGCTAGGACTATATTGTTCTTAAGATTGGCAAGATACTTAATACGTTCACCACATGAGAAAAGCCATTTGTTCTTTGTATACTCCTGATGAGTGCGCATAAAAGAGTTCTTTTGAAACAGAATCTGAGAGTTCATGTCATTAAGTTTCTGACGTTGAGTGCAAGAGATAATGGCATGTACTTTCATCTTACGATAGCTCCAAAGCTTAGAGAAAGAACCATGATAAATGGGACCTTTAGCCTTAGGATTAATCTCTATGAACTCTGTAAGACGAATATTATCAAGCTCAAGAGGAAAGAGAATAATCTGAGGTTCTGGAAGCACTCCATCCTTAATAGCATCAGTAATATTGCATAGTACTGTTTGAGCATGATATTCATACTGTAAATACAGCTTTAGCTTTTTGGGGATTGTAGCACTAAGATCAATAACATTTCCAAATGAGATAGTATGAAAGAGGTCATGTCTGAGGTCACTACTAAGGTGATGACATTCATCCATGATAATGATGTCGTAATGCTTATCAACATGCTTATGAAGTGACTCATAACATTCAATAATAAGATTAGCATTACCCTTAATGCCTCCCCATTTAGCCAATTCATCTTTCCAAGTTTCCTTATGAACAGTTTTTGCTACAAGTAGAAGTATAGAAACTTCAGATTTATCCTTGTAAGTAGTTTCTATAAGATGATTTGTCATTCGTATAGAAATATAACTCTTACCATAGCCAGTAGGAAGTTCAACTAAGGTGAAGTTGGACTTGCTTAATGTTGTAAGGCATTGAGAATAAGCTTCTTCTCGTGTCATTTTATTTTGAGATTTAAGAATACCATATTTCAGGTATGTTGTTATCAGAATGTTGATTCATGTGCTTCGAGTGATGAAAGATAACTATCAGCTTCCTCGTCAAGGAAATAATCCTCTATCTCCTTTGTAGGAAGAGTGTCTACCATAGCCTCAAGGAATAATTTTTCCTCAGAAGGATCATAATTGTTGAAATGTGTTACCATAATTGTTTGGAATTTAAGTTAATTATTAAATATGATGAATGTATGTTAGTAAGACATACAATGAATATACAAAAAATGAAAAAATCCTCCATGTCTCACGACAGAGAGGATTAAAACTTATTAATCACATTTTAAACTACAAATAACTATTATACCTAAATTATGACTTGAGTACTCCCTATTGGGCTTGAACCAATGACACCAGGTTTAGGAAACCTGTGCTCTATCCAACTGAGCTAAGGGAGCAAAAACTTCTACTGTTCTCACGAATGGTAGAAGTAAGTAAATTAAAAAATAAAAACATCATAATCTAACCTTTCGCCTACGGTTATTTACAACAACAATGCAAAGATATATTGTAAAAATAATAATTCAAAACATATAACCAAGAGACTAAGACCGTCTTAATGGAAATATGAGGTATACTTAGGCTTTACCTTCTCTATAATAAAGAAGGTTGCCTTATGTTGAAGAATATGTCGGAAACCAAGTTTAAGGCACTTAAACCAACTTCTTGTACACATCATACCATATTCATGGATGTATGGAAGAAAGCCGATATAGTGAATTTTGTAAAAAGTGATATACCTTTTAGTTCTTGGCATTGTTGTAGTATTTAGAGAAATTCTCGAACTTTACTTTATGGGTAGAAAGGTTGTAGGTACAACGTGCTATAAGCTGGGTGTTTGATTTAGATACATTAAACATAATATAATGATTTTAATGGTGAAACAATGTTATAAGATTATCGTCAAGGATACTGAGAAGTTTTCTTCTGTAGAACAACTCGTAATTAGCATTAATATTCTTATGACGATGGTAGTTAAGTCTTGCAGTATTAATTGTGTCTAACTTATTCATGAGAAACTTATTTTTATATTTGAGTTGATTACACCTTATATTAAGGTAGATGACTATGGATAATAATAAGAGAATGAGGAATATTATTAATAGTATAAGCATAATTATTATTGTTTTAATGTTGTTTATTTTTATAGCATGGACAATCAGGGTCATGGGCAACTCCTACACCATTATATATACGCCAAATATAATACCTATGACCACGGTATTTAATATAGCTATCTGGATAATCCATTGAACTACTTTCAGGTAACTGAGTTGATTGAGCTGATTGAGTTTTTGATTCACATGCATAAAATGTTATGAGTGTGAAAATGATTAGAATATACTTCTTCATAATTTTATCTTTTCATTATTAATTTGGAGTTTTAACAAGAGAGCCATATATCCATTTAATATTGTCTTTGCGTTTAGCACGAAATTTAATTAGTCTCATTTTTACCCTTTCCTTCTAAATTATTGTCAAAGATATTTCCAATTATTTTCCACTTTGATAGTTTTTCATTTACATAAAAATCTAACAATAAAGTATCTCTATAAGTTTTGATGTTACGTAGAAAGTATGAACCTTTATAGTAAACTACGACTCTATCATATTTCTTTTTGACTTTATTGTCATCTATATACCTAAGTATATCTCCTTCATAGATTTCTTTACCATTACAATCATTTATCCCAGTATATTGACTAACTGTTTCTTTCTTGACCTCATAACCTCCGACCATAGTGCGAGGTTCTAAGCCTGTGGTTGTTATTTTTTGGTTGTGAACCAAGTCACCATATTTCCAAGTGTCAGTGAAGACATCTTTGCCACGAAATTTGATTGTTCTCATAATTGTTTTGTTTTTTTGTAAGTTTTGTATGTTTAGTAGGGGTAGTAGGATTCATATTGTTATTCTTCTTCAAGTTCTACAGGTTCATCTTCCCATGTAAATATTCTACCAATAATCTTTTCAACAGTACCTTTTGGGAGTTCTATCGTATCAATAAGCACATAATCATCTTTATATGGTGCTTCCCAACTTTGTAAACCACAATTTCTATAAGGCTTAGATGCAAATATCCATTCAATGCCTATTCCGTCTACTGCTAACCATGCCATAACTATATCTTTTTAAGTTTTATCTTTATTGCCTTCAAATTTCTTTCACCTCCATCCCAGAAGCATGAACGTCTAAGATAGAAAGGTTGACCTTTAAGCCAAGGAAACTTATTATAAAAAGCCTTCCATTTAGCCCTTCCTGCGTTCAAAGAAGGCACTTCAATACAGCTTCTAATATAGCAGCTACCAAAGACTAACGTATTATCACAAACGTTTTTATCCATAACTATTCCTCCACTTTTACGCCAAACGGAAGCCCGTCGGCAAATGTGTAATGTTCCATAATTTCATCTAAAACGAATCCACTGATACCATTTATATAAACTTCTTCTTCGTCAGCGATAATAGAAGTAATTAAGGAATGATGCTCACCTTCCTTTCCTTTTATCCACCCGAATGGCTGATGCTTTTGCATTTCCTGCCAGCACTCTTCTGTCTAAAACATAGAAAGGCACACCGAGATTATTGTGACTTGGTTCATATACCATAACTGATACATAAGAGTTGTTAAGAGGATTTGCTATATACATAACAGAGTCGTCTGGCATATTACTGGTAATATCTCTAAATTTTCCAAGATTCATATAATTCCACGCCATATTCTTTCTTCTTTTTACTCTTCTCCCTGTTGCCAAGAAGAGGATGGTTATTATTCTACAATAAATCCATTTTCAAAGCAAGTGTCAATAGCTCTAATTGATATCCAAATCGCTTGCTTCTGTTCATCGTCTGTAAGATTGCTTCTAATCTCACACAACTTTCTCTTTGCTTCTGTTGCTTTCATATTTTCTCGTGGTTTTTATCATAAATATTCGAACAGTTCTGAATATAGTTATAAATAAACTCATCACCAATACTATCTATTTCTTCTTTAGGAATGTTCTTGTTTTGATTACATTGTTTTATTATACTGCTAACAACTTGTGATGCTACCTCTGCATTTATTCCACTAACTCTGTATTTAGAGATAACATCTATAATATTGCTATTAAAAGTTTTTCTTTTGCTATAGTATGTAGTTTCACTTGCTGAGAGATTGAAAAACAGGACATTCTCTCCTAACACATCCGTCAATATTATCGGACTATTAGTTACTATAAACATAAGTACATTCTTCGTTTTTTTAACATCTAAATGTTCCTTGAGAATTGCTAAATGGTCTTTGACAAAAGAACGTTGCTGGTCAATTGTTAGCATAGTTTCAGGAAATTCAACAAATATCGTAAATTGTGAATTTCTACGTCCATGTATATTCTGAAGTAAAACGTCATTTTTAAACTTATCTAATTTTACTTCGTATAAGTCTAACGTACAAGGTATACTAGCAAAATCAGAAGAAAGAGCTAGTGGCAATTGTTGTTGTAACGCTTTGAACACTCTTCTGATTTTGTTTAAGTCTGTACCCGATATTGCTTGAATTGTAAAATCAAATGATAATTCAAGATACTTCTTATACATATAATCAGGAGCATTTGCTCCAAAACTTTTTCCTTCAATATCTTTTATCTTACTAATCATAATTCCTGTTTTTTAAATATTACCAAGCCAATAAAATTAAATTACTTCAATAATAACAGATTTATTATCATAATCTATAGTAACATTATCAGTTGTGTATTTTTTACCTTTAAGTATAACATCCATACTTGCCCCTCTACTACTGGTAGGAATAATATCACTTTGTACTGTTGCTATAACTTTATCCTTTTTGTACGTATCAACAAATACTAATTTCATAACTTATTATATTTAAAGTTCAAACTCTCTAACTACTTTAGGTAGCTTGTTATAACCTTTTTCAAGATGATGCTGCTTGCAAGCTTCAATAGCTTCATCTTCTGTAGTGTAATACTGCTTACAACAAGACATATTTAAATTGTCGTTTTCTATTTCTGTCCATATAGGTTGCTTGTAGTATATGCCTTCACTATCTGTTTCCTTGCAAACCAAGGCACGATAACCTTTATGGCTTTTTGTTATTCTGTATTTCATTTTTTGATTAGTGTATTATTAGTGTTACTCAATGTCCATTCCACATCAATTCCTCCATATCCACCATATCCACTCTTTTCTAGAGCTTCAATAACATTAGAAGCATTGCAACAATACTCTCCATTATCATTTTTCCATTCTTCTAATGTCATAGGAATTGTTTCATGGAGATAAAGATTAGCTAAACCTTCATCATTAAAGGCAAATACATTAGGATATATCTCTGATACTTTACAACCCCAAAGTCCACCATCACGCCAATAATAAGCCGATAAAAAACCTTCTTTGTCCACACGAGGATGAGAGTTCAGTCTCATACCATTAATGAAACACGGCATACCTTTATAATATGGGATGTTTCGTTTATAGGTTATTTTTCTATCTTTTTGTGTCATATTCTATCTATTTATGCCTCCGAAGGCGTTAAACATCAAACTATATAAGACAAGCTGATACCTAATATACCTGCTCCTAATATCATAAGTATGACTCCTTGGAGCATATATTTAAAATCCTTTAAAAATAAATATACTCCAAATATAATCAATACTATACCTATTATAAATATTACTTTCATACTTCTATTTATGCCTGAGGGCTGTTAATCACCATATTTATATAAGTCTTCACTACTGGAATCATATCCACAACAAGGACATACAAACCCGTCAATTATAACGGATTTTTTACACTTAGGACATAAATCTCTGACTTTATTAAAGGCTTCTAAAGCATATTGACAAGCTCTCAAGTATTCCAATTCTTCCTCGTCAGCTTGGTTATCAATAAGTGCCTTATATTCATCTTTATCTAAAACTACAACTTCTAATGCCATATCTACACTTCTATTTTGTGATTAATACCAAGACCAAAGAGAAGATGTTGACTTTCATGCACATAAAAGCAACCACAGATAACTTTATTCTCGTGAGTTATTTGAAAATATCTGTATTTTAGCATATCATGCACATCCTTAAACATTTCGATAAAGAAACCTATGAGTTCTACCTTATACCCAACATAAGATTTAAAGGTAAAAGAATATTGCCCACCATTTCGTTTCCACCCATTCTTCTCTAGAATCTCTTGAGTAAGAGGAATCGGAACAATATCCTTAACCCAAGCACAGCAGTCACCTGAGAGATAGCCTTTATCTCCAAATTCCGCACCTTCGATGTTCTCTAAGCATACAACACCTTTCAGCACTGTTCCATCATCCAACTCTAAAGTCTTTGTTGGGTCTGATGATGTTACTCGGTAAACAACATCTTTGGCAGTACCTAGCGGTACTTCGTTTGTCATCACCAAATCGTCTGGTATATAACCTAATTTATCCATTTGCTTTACTTTTTATTATTTATCATATGAACTAGATCATGCACTTGACGACACATTTGGCAAACATCTTCAAGACTTCTTGCGTCCCAATCATAATATAATCTTCCATAGCTTTCAGTTATTACTATAACCTGTCTGTCACGGAGGATTCGCCATATCATTTTCAATTTTTGTTTCATACGCTTCACTTTTATTAAAAGTTCTTTCTAGCCCAAGTTTCTGCTTTTGGCTTAGTCTTGAACTGTTTATCTTTAACCTCATGCCAAATTCCATTAGGTGTATTTCTATATTCAATAAGAAACAAACCTTTCTCAATTTTGACTATTCTATATTCAAAATACATACGCTTTACTCCTTAAAACATAATTCTAAAATTCTTACCTTTCAAAGTAGGTCTCTTTTTGAGGACGAACTTTGTTAAATCTTCAAAATCAATCGGGAAGAGTGCACAATATTTATACTTTAATGTGCAGATGAATCTTCCGTTGAGCATAACGTCAAATACAAGAGTTTTCATTGCTCACTTCTTTTCGGTAATATGTCTTTGATGTAGCACCACTTTGTAATTTTGTTATACTCAACAAATTTCTTCCATTCTAAATCGTCGAATATACCATCAATATCAACATCCATACCACCTTGTTCATCATGCCACAAGTAAAGAATAGCAGCTGAACCTTGTGGTTTCTCACTTGCATTATGCCATAAAGCACTCTGTAACCATTTTACACCTTCAACAAATGCTTCACGTTTTGCTGAAACATAGATTCCTTCATCAACCTCTGGCCCATGACCAACATACTGATTAGCTGCATGTTGTATTTTACTATCACCTATCATAGCTTTGTTGTGTTAATTTTGTTATTCATTGTTGTATGATTTATAGTTTTCTTTTGTGATTTCTTTGTAGAATGTTATTACAATACTATCTGTTGGTATTATAAAGTCCTCTAAAATATGTTTTTCTACTTCGCGCAAAGGAAAGTCATCCTTTGTTGTACCATAAGTACCTTTGATATGGATTATATCTCTACCTTTTGAGAGTATAGCAACATAGTAGTAATACTTTTCCTTTATAGTTATTTGGTCTTTTATTATCATGTACTTTTTCTTTTGTTGTTAATATCTTCTATAGCCCTTGACACTTTTGACGTTAAGTTATCAATATACTCTATGGTACTTTTACGAGTTTCCTCTTCAAAGGCTATATAGTTATTAAATTCATTGATGATCTGATCAAAGGTGTCAGGGGAGAGTTTCTTGCCAAGCATTACTTCTTGCTTACAAGATTTTAACCAATTTCTAATTGACTCTATTCTTTCTCGTCTACACATGTTGGAGAATTAGCTGTATCTAATAAATACTCATTCCCTTCATAAGGAATACATCTTCCATAATTGGCTTTAGTACATCTATAAGGACAAGAATTATTTTTCGTATAACCTAAATAAATGTCAGCTTTCCAAAATTCTGTATCATTACCTCTTACCAATACTTTATCAAAAGGCTTAAACTCCTGTTTTATAAATTTATGTTGCCATTTGTCATACTTATAACCTTCTCTAACTAAAGTCGAATAGAATTTGTTTCTTTCTTCTTCAGTTGCTATAGTTAAATCTTCAGATGTCATAGAGAAAGTATTATAAGCAATAAAATTACCGTCTTTATATAAAAGAGTTAATAGATGTACAGTACTATTATTTGTATTTAATACTAAGTATAAATCACCTTTTTTACTACTAACAACATCACCTTTTTTAAACTTAGGTTCTAATTTCTCTAATTCTAAAGTATCAGCATTCCATTTATATCCTGCTTCTGCTATCCTATCAAAGAGTTCTTTCTTAGCTTCTTCTGAAGCTGGAATATAAAATTTGCTAGTCCAATAAGTATCCAATTGACTAACCTTAAATGTACCTGTAGTATCAATGCCACATATATATTTATGAAATGCATTATTAAATGCATCTGCATATTCATCAGATATAATAAATGCCTTATTATCAGACATCATAATATCACCTCTCTTAACAGGAAGTCGGAACTTATTCCAATCTCTTTGGTCTTTTGATGGAAATAGGACACATTCTCCACTATGAGAATAACGTCCTTCATAATCTAAAGTATATGAAGTACTTATTGCATCAACTACTTTTCTTATTACTATAGTCCCAATATTTGTAATTTCTTCAAGTTCTGCATTACCACACAAAATACAATATAATTTAGTGCCTTTAGGACAATATTTTAATATTTCTGCTATGTTCATAATTTTATCCTTTAATGTATGTGTAAATGTCTAAAAATACTATAGCTAACTTTCTTTCTTTAAGATTGTCAAAAGCTTGCTGTTCCGTTAAACCCATATTATTTATTAAGTTGTTAAACTCTTCTTTATCATAAACAGCTTTGGTATCTATGGCATCATAATCCAATATTTCATGTTGTTCACCAAAGCGTGTTTCTGCGGTTATTCTTACTTTTAAATCACCATTTTCTTTTTTATAGCGTTCTAGAATTTTTTGCAACTCTGATATTTTCATAAGTTTTCAATTTTAAATGCTTCTTTACAACAAGGGCAGTATACTATATAATGGTAGCATCTTTTACGCCCTCCATCACTAGTATATACCCAATTATATTCTTTTCCATAGTCTCCTTCTTCTTCTATCAAAAGAAGAGAATCACAATGTGGACATCTACATTTCAAAGGTAGTTTCATAGAGTGTCCTCGTCTAGCTTTATTTTCGAGAATTTTCATTGAATAAAGATTTAAGATATTCTTTTGTCCATTTAATATATGGATATACTTTAGTTAATTCACCAATATATTCACGTCCATTACTAAGTATATCATCAAAAGAAAACTCATGATGTTCTACAGTCTCTTCTTTAATACATGTAGGTTCCTTACAACCATAGTGTCCTACATTCCAGTTATCATATATGCCTGGATGAATTATATCTTTTATAAATTTATCATTAGAATACTTTAAATCAAGTAACCGAAGAATATTCCCCTTTGTTGGCATCTTATAACCAAATAATTCAGGGTCAATATCCATATTAGTTTCTCTAAGAAGCCAATAAAAATACTGTTCATCATAGGTTATAATGTATTGAATAGTTTTTCCTTTATATTTTCCAAAATGCAAAACTCTATTTGCAGTCTTTTGCATTAAAGATTCTATTTCTTGTTTTACAGAATCTAATTTTTTCTTTAAATCTTCATATTCTTGCATAATCTATATTAAATGTGCTGATTTACATCCTTCATAAGCCTCTTTAATAGCTTCTTCAGGAGTATTTGCTGTAAAATGTAACCTTAAAATCTCATGAGTGTCCATATCAATCCAATACACAATATATTGAACTAATATATTGTCTATTACACTAAGAGTGGGTACATATCCTAAGTTAGTTTTATGATACTCCTCATCCAGTTGAGGAAGTTTTGCAAACATTTCTAATTCTGTCATAATTAATATTTATAAGATTTTACATAGAAAGTAAATAAATATTATAAGGAGTTTTGTAGATAGGATAACTATTATAGTAATTTCCTAAATTACTAATAAAACTCCTTATTTACTTCTATTCAAGACTTTTACGTAAATCTTCACTTGTTAATTCTATAAATTCATCTGTTTTATAGTACCAAAAATATCTATATTCATTAGACAAATCATGAAGAATATTTAATTTTATTGATTTCATAATTATTAATCTTTATAGATAGTATCAAGAATTTCTTGGAAGTTAGGATTGTCTATTACTGATTGAGCATCTTCTTTTCTATTAAATACCACTTTTATACCACATAGATATGTAGTAGATACTGGGCCAACACTATATTTTCGGTTTGCACTGTCATATACAATTGAATTATTTTTAATAATTCCAGTATGCAAGGTGTTATAGTACTCAGCAATATTAAGAAGCTGATTTAATGCTAATATTCTTTTAAGTTGCTCTTTATTGGTGGCATTATTTTTATCTACTTTGGCATTATCAACGTAGTCCCTAACATATATAATTTCACCATGATTATTTATATAATAACCTGTTTTAAATAAACTATTACACATATCTTCATATGTAATATCCTTTTTTATAGACTTGAACCTAATGCACTCAAATGTAGAGTTTTCTTTATCAATTTCATAGCCTTCAGGTGCCTGTATTTTGAGCTCTTTTGTTTCCATATTTACTCACATTTTTGTTTATATACTTCTAGTAAAGCTATAAATGACTTTTTAAATTCTTCATTTCTACGAATTAAAGAACTTAAACAATACATATAAGCTACTTCAATAGTATCAATATGATTAATAAGAAAGTTTAAAGCTTCATAATCTATTATTTTATAATCTGTTTCCATATTGTTAAATTTATTTATTAGTGAGGGAGAAGTACGAATTGAACGTATTTAGGCTACTTGATGTATTAACTTTATCCATTATCATTTATTTGCTAAAACATTATATAGCTAATGATGGAAAGTCTTTACCTACAACATTATCTTGCGTTACCTTTTCACCTTATCACCTGTCCTACATATTTGCAACTATGTAGGCATCTCCCTATTTTTTATGAAAAATTATTTATAATTATTTAATTTGCTTTTGAGTTTCTTTTAATAATGTTAAGAACTTAGCTTTAAATTTATCATCTGTAACTATAAGTAAATGAAGACCTTTTAGGTATTCATTATCTATATTATCTATATGTTTGATGAGATATTTTAAAGTATATTTCTTTATTAATTCTGAATAACTATCATCGTTGTAGCTTAACATTCTTAGTGATATTTATAGGAGTATCTTCTTTAAAATACTCCCATGATGTATATTCTTCTTTCATTTTTTATTTCTTTTTAAAAGAGTAATAGTAATATTACATTGTAAAACAAAAGCTATGAATATTAATATAGTAAGCCAGGAGAGTAAACTAATACATATTGCAGCTCCTATACCTCCAAGTGTAATTGGATGATATGATTTATACTCACAATAAGCATAACATAGCCAAAACCATCCCATAAGTATAACACCTATTAGATATATAATTATAAGTATATTCATTTTTTCTTTTTAAAAAATTTATGATCACTATACTTATTAATTATTACGAATAATAAAAGTATTGTACCATATACAGTTAAAGAACATACCAATGCTGCTATTGCTAATTCAGTCATTGAAAGATATCCATCTTCATTGCGAATATCACGTAATATGATATAGGCCAATATTAAATTAATAAACACACATATTATATAAAATGTAAATATACTCATAGTTCATTATATTCTTGTTGTAAACAAACTGCATCTTCATAGTAATCATCTATAAAGAATTGACAGTCAGCTTTGCTAGTTACACTTCCTTTGAACTTAATATTCATCCATTTCTCAATAAGTTTTATTTTACTTCTTTGAGAAGGAGTTGATCTTTCTAATGTAATCATTATTTATAAACTACTGTTGTATCTATGGGTATATTGCCTTTATACGTTATTTGTAGAGTTGTTTTGCCTCTATAAACATCTATAGCTTCAGGGGATTTAAAACTATTTATATGATATATTCCAAATGCTACAATTAAACCTCCGAAATATGCAATTCCAGTAGTAGATAAATCATAATCAGACTTTATAAAAGCTATACCAAATAATATAAATCCAATAAGTATTGCAATTATTCCTATTATAATCATATTGTTTGTATTTTTAATGTACATTGTTTACACTCTGGGGAATGGATGATTCCTTTACCAGGAAAATAAATGTAATCATGATGCTTATATTCAAATTCTATAGGAAATATAGGATTAGTAAGCATATGATAACTTGTTATTAATATACCAATTAATAAACTCAATAATATTATTGTATAAAAATACTTGCTCATTTTAATATTTTTACTTTAACTTTCTCTAACTTAACTCTTCTAGTATCTTTAGGGTGAATTAGAATATCAATACAATGATTGTGACGTTTGTTCATGACATCTTTGACTTCATAGATACCAAAACCTTCAATATATACTCTTTTAGGTTTGTTCTTAGGAAACAACCAGAGTAAATCTCTTGAGATTGCACACCACTTTATTCTATTATTCTTTAGATGATAAAGATTTATCTTACTGCCATCAGAAGTAACCAGTGGCTCAGAATTACACTGAGCCTTGACTGGTTGATAATAGGTGAGAGTGACATGAGTTATTGTTTCTCCTATGATAGGAATATTGACTATAAAGAATAGTAGAGATATTAATATGTATTTCTTCATTTGTAATATAATAATTAAAAGTAATATAATTCTTGAGTTGTTATAATTTACATCCAGGTTGTCTGTATCTATGGTATTTCTTAACCTCTTCTATAGTATGCTTACTTTGTTTTTCTCTGTGCTTTGTGCATTTAGCACAGAGATTTACATTTTCATATAGAGAACACCCTGATGTAGTATTCATTCTACTAACTCTATAAGAACATTTTTCTTTTTTTAGAGGACATTGTTTTATCTCTTTTGTTCTCATATTACTAAATCTATTTTTAAAAGTTATTTTACTAAAGGAGAACAAATTAATGTTCTCCTAATTTAGATAAAGCTTCTGCAAGTGCATCTACGTATTCATAAACATGTTCTTCTTCCTGTGAGTCTTGAGCTTGTAAAATAGCAATTACTTGTTGTGCTATAAGCTTGCCTTCTTCAGTACAAAAAGATGTATTAACTTTATACCATTCAAGAAAGTCTGATGTATTAGTTGTTTCATATTCTTCTATACCTACTCCTCCTGATGTTAATGCAATGGCTTCTACTAGTTCTTTATGTGTCATAATTTTAAATATTAATAATATTAGAACCCTATGTGAGTTACAACCTCACTACAATGCTTTTATTTAATAGGGCTAATTCCAACCTATAGTTAGTTTGATAGCATAACTAAAATAGGTACTAATAATAATAAGACCTCAATGTACTTGCTATCTTAGCACACTGTCATTTGTATGGTCTAATAATTAATACTAATTAGAGGAAAGCATTTACACAATACAAATTTGTTGTTGTTTAGGTGGACTTGTATCATGATTTTATTTATCCACATAAAATCTAAATACAGATTAAGCTATCCAGCGTTGCCTGTGTTTAGTTATTATATTTATATTGAAGATTATGTTCCCTTGTTATTTTTAATGCTTCTTCTTTTTCGGTTTACTAAATTCATAAATTATATGGTTGATTTGTACATAATCAAAATATTCAGAGAAATCTTCTGTATCAATAACTATACTATTTTTATGATACAATATATTAGCTTTATCATTTAGTGTAAAAAAACCACGGTCATAAATACTTATAATAATATAACCTCTAAGATTCTTCAGGGCTTTCTTTGTTTTACGAATACTCATATTTTTAAAGCGTTAAAGCGTTATACATAGACACAGAGTTACCGTTAGACTATCCAGTGCTAATAGTTCCTCTGTGTTTCATCCAGTCTCATCAGTATGAATTTTTAAGTCTCCTGGCTGACTTAATTTAGAAATATTTTAATTTCCATATTTGTCTTCTGAACCATCATCTTCTCCTATTGGATTATCAAATCCATATTTAATAGCAACAGCTTTAAATAAAGGTAATCCATACATGGGATAATTGTCAAAGTCTTTAAGAGGGTCTTCAAGTATAGTTAACCATCCCCTAACAACTTCATACATCATGCTTGCTGAAATACCTCGTTTATTTAAAGCTTTTTAAAACCAAATGCAACATCCATTCTAAGCTGACTAATGATATTTTTCTTCGTGAATTTTTGAGGAGTCCAATTTGGTTCTTGAATTTCCCAACCTATAGATTTTGCCTGTTCTATAGTAAGAAACTGACATAATCTATGTCCTAATCTATCTTCAAAGGGAGTTTCAAACTTATCCCAATTATTAAGTATATAATCTAATTGTAGCATGAGTTTTATTAGTTTATATTTACAAGATTTCTGTTATACTGATTGTATGCAAGTGAGTTTTGTATGTTGTACCACTTGAATACTTGAAGGAATGATTTGTTCATAATGTTATTTTGTAGAGCAAATCTTATTATTGTTTGTAGATCTGATTTATCCATGTTGATTAATGCTAAGAGTTAAACAAATCCAAGAGGTCTTGAGTTGAGTATTCTACCTTAGTTGCAGATGGAGTAGGAGAGACATTCTTAGCCACACGCTTAGAAATATTCTCTTTATACTCCAACTGCATCTGAGACAGTATAGAGAATATATCAGTACTATTGTCAATACCATTGGTACTGGCATACTGATTTACCTGTGAGAGAGTAATCATTCTTTTATAGCACAATCGAATAGCAACTCTTTTCCTCTATATACTCTCTTTATGCAAGAGAGCATTAAAGCACTGTCACTACTCTCCCAACCATAAGTAGGATTATATGTATTACTTCTAACAACAACTACTTGTGCTGTATTAAAGACTATCTCTACATTCTTAATAATGTAGTTGTTGACTTCTAAAATATCTTTTGCACCTCCAATAACCTTATCTATCTGATTATTGTCAATTACAAATGAATACTTAGAGAATCCACTCTCTGCTATGGCTTTTGTCAAAGCCTCAAGAATTTCTTTGTACTGCATAGTTTTTCTTTTTGTTACTATTATAATATTCTAAGAATATGTTTAACTTGAGCTTCTGTGAGATTAGGAAATTTATTTAAAAGTAACTTTTGCATAAACTCAGGTTTAAGTCTTGCACCAGTTGAATGTCTTATTTCATAGTTGTCTGCTATAAAAGAAAGTAGATTGGTGAGTTGTCTTGAATCCATAATTTTATAATATATCATTTTCATCACATTCCATTATGTCCTTGAAACACTCAGCTATTGCTTCTTGTTTTGAAAGCATTTTAAAGGTATTGACTAAATGATTGGTGTTCATATCTTTGATAGGAATGTTTTTACCATCTTTTGTTGTCCAGATAATAAAGCCAGAGTTGCGCTTTCTAAGCCACAACTCTAGCTCTAAGTCCTGTATAGTTGCTTTTCTCATACTATAAATAGTAATCATTGAACAATGTTTCAAACTCCTTATCGGTGAGAATAAGCACTTGCTTTCCCTCATTTTTCTTGTGAATAGCTTCTAAAAGCTTTATAGCTTTCGTTGTCATAATTATAAGTCATTTAAAAAGTTATTTATAACAGTTGTGTGATACTTCTCATTTTTAAGATAAGTACTTATAGCTGTATTGCATTTTTTCATGTCTCTACTACAAAGTCCTTCAGCTATTGGCAAAGTTATAAATTGATGATACATAGTAAATAAATAATCACCATTTATATCAAATACTACATAATCCTGTTTGCCATAGTTGTCTACAGTAACTTTGTCAGTAATTGTTTCAATAACAATATTTGGATATATAATCTTTATCATAATGTGTAGTATTAGATAGTTATTCCCAAGCTCCTGTATAAAGAGGTTCAATGGTTATATATTGAAAGTAATCATTACCCCAACCTTTTCTATTGCACCTCATAGATACTTCTGCTTTATGAAACTCTTCATCAACTTCTTTATGTATAAGTTGAGCAAAGAACCTATCATTATCTGTTTCTACAGTCATTTGTTCTAACTGTTCTTTACATTTTGCCCAAGTATTTACTGTGATATAAGGCTTAATATCATTAGTAGATACAGATGTAAGAATGTATAGGTTTTCTCCCTTTTTGTTTGTGATTTGGCCAAACATAATTGTAATATTTAGATTGAAATGTTGTGAAAAATGTAATATTGCTAAGTAGTTTTAGCAAAAAAAGTAGCTAGATAAGTTGCTGAAAGATAGATAGTTGACTTTTAAGAAGCAGTAAAAAATACTATAGGATTTAAAAGTGTGAAAGAATTGCCAGTTAAGAAAACCTCTTTATTGGAGAGAGGATTAATAACCAGCAATTCTAACACCTAACTATCTATAACACAATTACTTACAAACTTATTGCACACACAATTTTACTGTGCAATTAGATGCCTAGATTGACATCCTGCCAAGCATTAGCACCAGCATTGCAAAGTGAGAAGTTACCACTATCAAGTTCAACAACCTGTAGTTCATCCTTTTTCTCTGCAATCTCCTTAGGTGATAGGACACCAAGTTTAGAAGAGAAGGCTACAAAGGTTCTTGTATTATCACTTGGATTAGTGAAGATACAAGACTTGAACATTTCTCCTGACTCTTGGTTGACAAATTCTCCAACCTGCATTTTACCATGAGACTTAGCAAAGTCAATGAGAGACCATGAATCTTTGATACCTTTCAAAACTGAACCATTATTGGTAGACATTATATTTCCTCATCTCAGAGGCACTATCATTTGTAGACAATGACTAACTGACTGCAATATAATATTATTCCTCAAGGACAGTCAACCCTATTGGAATTATAAAACTATTAGAAGGCAGATATTCTGAGAATCCTCTATATCCCCTCAAGATATAGGAGTGGTGATGTGTCCCTTAAAATCTTATAAAGCTATAAAACTTCTTTTCTTACAGAACTTACAGAAAAGAAAGAAATATATAAAGAAAGAAAAGATATGAGATTTGATATACATAATCTATGTAGAAGAGGTTTATTGAATATAATTTCATTGACCTTTACTATGGGTATTGTTGATGTAATGAATAGTATTCTATTCATCAATAAGTAATAAGATATTGTGAAGAAGAATACTATAGAATTAAGCAAACAAATACTAATCTATTAATCAATAAATCATATACTTCTCTATCAACAAATGCTAATGTATTGAGGTGTTAAATGCTAAAGTATTGAACAGAAAGTACTAGTGTAATAAAAATACGTTGCTAATATAGTTAAATATGTTAAATAATTTGGTAATATAAAAACTCAGCATATATTACTATATAATAGTAACAGATTTTCAACAAATAGGGTAGAATTGATTAGTTCTATAGGGTTTAGTGAAACAATATATTGTACAGAATGAAACAACATTTAGTATAGATAGGCATAGATAAATAGGGTAGAGATGAGTGATTAAGTACTAAAGAATGAGGTATACAAATACTATATAAGTTACTTAATATTTAGTAAAGAATAATATTAACAAATACTATTGTGTTTAATGATATTTACTATAAAAGACTAACTGTGATGTGTTCCCCTTAGCTTATTAACTTAAGTATGTTTGAAGAGAAATGTTCCCTCTGACCAGTAAAAGATAATAGTAGTGGGATTTATGTTGTGTAAGCTGAGCCTCTGTTTAGAGCTAAACTACTTTTCTCACTTAGTTTGAGGAATTGGAGTGACTGAAAAATACTGATTGTACATCTTTATAGGTTTGTATATATTATTGTAAAAACTGTAGTATAAGCTAAAGACTAATGATTAAAATAAAAAAGCTAGCCCAATAAGGTTAGCTTTTATTCTGTCTAAGACTTAAGACCTTAAAAATTTATACCAAGTTGAGTAACCACTATACTTAATAAACTTTCTAAAGGTGATATTATTGTAGCACCATGTGATTAAAGTTATATCAAGTGCTGCAAGAACTAACCAAGTAAAGGATAATTCTGTACAACAAAGAAGTAATGTAGAAAGGATAAATGTAATGTAGAATATGATTGCTTTCATAATAGATGTTTTTAATAAGAAAAAAAGCTGCCAGATGATGTACCAAGCAGCCTATGTTTAGTGATTACAGTCCAAGAGCTTTGCAGTGAGTATTATACTCATCAATAGAGACCTTGATGTTTCTTCCAAAGATTTTGATTGTCTTGTACTTTGGAGTGATAGTATTGTCCTTGAAGATAGGTACATCAATACTTATCTCTCCACTTATTACCATGTTGTTGAAGTGAGAATGTCTTTCTTCAAGCATATTAAGGTGAACTCTCTTGCTGGCTTCATAGTTATCACTTGAACATACAGCATTACGGTTGATTTTCTTTCTCATAGTTGCAAAGGATTTAGTTATTGATAAAGCTTATTTATAAAATAGGAAAGTGTACTTTCACATTGAATACTGTCTAGTTTAGCTCTTGACTCATAATAGTCTTGTGGGTCAAAAGCATCTACCCAGTCATATTCATTGTCAAGAGTATCAAGCAAATCTTCTGTAGCTTTGTTGTATGAATTATAAGCACTAAGAAGATTGTTAACTCTTGTATTGTTAGTATTTTGGCATACCATAAAGCCTGCAACCATACCAATTATCATTGATATGATGCAAAGGATGATAATCTTTTTCATTGCTGTTGAGATAAAAAGAAAAAGCAGGATTTCTCCTGCCTTTCATTGTTGTTAGAGTCCAAGGTCAACATCTTCCCAAGAGTCCTGACCCTGATGGCAAAGTGAATACATGTCATCACCATCCTTTGTCTCACAGAGAACCACCTGAAGGTCATCCTTCTGTGCAGCAATTTCTCTTGGAGAGAGAACACCAAGCTTGCTGCTGAATGCAGCAAAGGTACGGGTGTCACCCTTTAGGAAGATGCAGCTCTTGAATTTGTCACCAGATTCTGAGTTTACAAACTCACCAACCTGCATCTTAGGACCAAACTTTCTTGCAAATGAGAGAAGTGACCAGCTGTTCTTGATTTTGTTTGACTGTGCCATAGATATGCCTCATAGCAGGACTTAATTAGTGCTATGCCTTTAATTCCTCGGATGCTTTCTCCAGAGGCATGTGTGCAGATGAATATTTGCCATTGAACAAACTGACAAATGGAAGGTTACTATTCTTCACCCTCAAATCATCATGGAATGAAATACCCCAGGGGGTATATCCCACTCCAAGATATAGTGGGGGTGGTGTGTTATATTATCTTCACCTTTGATACATACTTCTAAAATTTTTATATTCTTTTCTATTGATAAATGCTTCCCTCTTTATACACACACTTCATTTTTCATCATTATCCATATCTATATCTACACATTTTATTAAATACTACTTTGTTGTTAAAAGTATTATAAGTAACTTTGCAACAGAACATTAGTAACAAATACATCTATAAGAAATGAAAGGATTGAAAGTATATATCTCAAAGCATGGTAGGCACTTTACAGAAAGACTTGCCATTGCAGCTATTGACAAGAGATGGAGTCCCTCAGAAATAGAAAGGTCTTCTGAAGCAATGGTTTATTATAATGTGTCTGAGGCAACATTGGGAGATATAGTATTTCTAGTCAATAAGTATAAAAAGAATCATTGTCGTGCTACTAAGAAGAAATGTCTTAAATATGCTCTTGATATAATAGGAGATTATAGTTCCAATGGTTATGCTTTTACTCTGTTTACTTTAATGAATAGCAGTATAGATTTAAAAGAATATGTATAAAACAAAATAAGAGGAGGCTATCACAGCTTCCTCTTATTCAATTAATTATAAATCTTTAAATGTATGACTATTATTTTACATTACCTAACTTATCTGCCCAAGCTTCTGTGTAAAACCAACTGTATAGTTTGTCTGGAGCTATTGTTTTGTGTATCATTGCCCACAATATACTTGGAATACCTATTATAATAATGTATAGTGGTCCGAGATACAAACTTTGCCTTGTATGTCCATACTCATGTTTTATAGTATTCTCAGTTGCTTTTGAAGAAATGAATATGTAATTTCCAAGTGTTACACTTCCTGAAGAATACTTTGTATAAACCTTTATTTCTTTATATTTTGTTATTGCAGGAATCTGATTCTCTACTATCAAATAGCTCAAATAAATTAGAGCAATAATGTTCTGAGGCAACTGCCAAATGTATTTCAGAACTGACTTTATTCTTTTCATAGTAATCTTTATTTTATTGTTATTTCAATGCTCTCACCTTTCTTGTATGCAGTATACATTATATTATATAGCTTCAAGAAATAATCCTTTGATTTTGTGACCATTCCTTTTACATCATTCTTTCCAACAAGTATACAACCTTCTGTGTCTTTAGCTGTATTTCCACAATGGATAAGTATACCATCATATCCAGGAACATCTTTAAGTCTTGGCATCTTTGCTCCATTACAGTTTTTTATATACCAATTACTTTTGCTGAATCTTGGGCTAGGAATATCCATTCTTACCTTATAAGTTCCAGTAGGTATTGCGGTATCTCCAGCTTTCTTCTTTTTCTTAATCTCCTCAATAGACATAGTACTTGTTAAACCTCTATCTCTATCTTCCAAAGTATTTGAGAAGAATACACCATCAACATATAACTTACCAATAGTATAACCTTCCTTCTTCCATTTTCTATCTATCAATATCTTCATATTATATAAGTATTAGTTATAACACAAAGGTACTATTATATGTTTCTCTATGAAAGTAGTTAAATGAATGTATTAACATGATATAAATGGTATTATTAGGTTATTGTCATGTAAGTCTATTGATTATATCTTTGCAGTACTTAAAGAAAACAGAATGAAAAAGTTAAAGAAATATGTTTGCATTGGAAGTATTGTATTAATGATAGTAACAATAATTGCTCTATGTTTTATACTTAAAAGTAAGGTCAAAACGGAGAATAGATGGAAAGAAGCTATTACTAATGTAAAGTCCTATGAGAATATGTTCAGTGATTCTAAGGACAATAGTATAGCATTCCAATTGACTATTGCTCAGTTGAAGCATTCTAATGACTCCATCTTCCAAGAGCTTGATAATACAAGAAAGGAACTGAAGATAAAAGACTCCAAGCTAAAGAGCTTGCAGCATATATCTTCTAACTTCATAAAATCTGATACTATAATTTTGAAAGACACTGTTTTTAAAAACAAGGGGATTAATATTGATACTCTGTTGTCAGATGAATGGTATTCTGTGAGGGTGGGTCTAAGATACCCTTCATCTGTAACTGTTACACCAAAATTCAAGAGTGTGAAAACTGTGATAGTATCAACTAAGAAGGAAACAGTTAATCCCCCAAAGAGGTTCTTCTTATTCAGATGGTTTCAAAAGAAACACACTGTTCTACATGTGAATGTAGTTGAGAAGAATCCTTATATAGAAAGTCAGGATAACAGATACGTTGAGATTATTAAGTAAGTAGTATTCTATTTGCTTTTTTATTATTTTTTAATTGTTAGGTTGGTTCTCCCCCTGTCAGCGGACAGAGGGAGTTTTTGTTTTATCAAAGTCTATTTGGATTTATGATAGATAAGCTTCTCTATATAAGCAATAACTTTTTCATTGGCTTTATTGATATTGGTATAGTCCTTTTGTATATAGATATCAGTAATACTCATATCTGATACATGGTTCAATGCTTCATGTATAGTATACTTATCTATACCAAGCCTGTTTCTTGCTATTGATGCCCAGGTATGTCTGGCAGAATAGAAATCAAAATGAGGAATACCTAAGATATCTGCAATTATATGCAGCCCTTTATTTATATGTTTGTTGAAATTAGCTGCATTGCTATATTTCTTATAGAAGTTAAATACTCTTGAGTCTCCTTTATATTTATCAAAAAGAGGTTTTATTATATTGGGTACTGCTATTTCAATATGTGCATTATCCGTTCTTCTATCTCTTGTCTTTGCTCTGTCATAAGCAAGTACACCATTACTATATGATGTACATTCATATAGATCAACAGAGTTCATACCTATAAGACAGAATGACAAAATATAGCAATCCCTTGCCATTCCAACTCTTCTTGTCCCATGAAAGTTAAATAGTTTAATTAGGTTATCATCACTGATAATTCTATTCTTTGTCATTGATGCACTCTTAGGAATGATAAAGCTATTAAATGGATTATTGGTTATTACCTTGTTATCATCCATATTGTATTCTCTTATAGCCTCATTGAATATATGACGCATACAACCTAAGTATAAAGACTGTGCTCTTGGATGTCCAGTAAGATAGTCCTTATAATTGTTGAGAAGATTATAATCAATATCAGAGAATGATAGTGTATCACTTTTTAGAAATCTGTATAAGGAATTAAGCATAATAGAGTAGTTGCCTTTTCCTTTATTATTTGATTTCTCAACCCACTTTCTTGTATATTCAAAAAAGTCCAGTGTCTTGACATTACCTGTTAATTGAGAATATATCCATTCAATATCTGCATCTTTATTTCCCAAGCTAGTCTCTATTTCATACAATCTATTCTTTAAAGTATTTACAGTATCTTCAATATTTCTTTTAAGACTATCAGACTTTATCTTTCCTTGTTTTGTTAGGTCACACTCCTTTATAGTAATATTTGTATGAATCCTTTTTCTTATTCCTTTATGAGATAGTGTTATTGAAACTTTCCTTGTTTTATCTTTTTTAGGTTCTTCTATTTTATATGTGATTGTAGCCATAGCAATGTTAACTTATGATTGTCATTTTATGTCATTAACTGCAATAATTTATATCTATTGAATTAATTCTGCAATATTCTCATCCTTTAAATACTATAACTCTCTCTGTTTCAATAGCTCAGTTGGATTAGAGCAACAGCCTTCTAAGCTGTGGGTCTTGGGTTCGAACCCCAACGGAATCACTTTGTGACCCCATGCGGGTCACATCGAAACAAAACAACGTCAAAGAGGATTCTACTTCGGTAGTATCCTCTTTGTTGCTTATATACAGTTAGTTACGAGCGAGTAACTTGAAATTCAGACAGTTATTTAGAGGACGAGCGTAATGTCTAATTAACGCA